GATAGAAGCTCCAGAAGGAATGTATAATATAACAAAATAGAAATTTATGAAATGTATTAAGTGTGGAAAGGAAATTCCATCATATTGGTATTATAAAAATGACGAAAGAAAATGTGGTAACTATACTTACATAGGCTATTGTGATATATGTGAAGATTTTGCAAGATACACTGGAAACTTATAAATAGAAATAGATTAGAATATGATTACAGAAGATTACGTTTCTTTTGAAGTGGCAAAACTTCTGAAAGAGAAGGGGTTTTATGTACCTTGTAAAGTATGGTATGCTGAATATACATCAATGTGGGGTGGAGATCCTTCAGGAGATAGAAAATACATCGAAATTCAATTTGATAATAAAAACAGATTTGAAGAATCTTATAAGTTTTTATGTTATGCCCCAACTCTCCAAATGGCAATGAAGTGGCTGAGAGAAGTACATAATATTGATATATTTCCTTGGAAGATTGGTAAAGGTATTTACTCTTGTGCTATATTTAATTCAAATACTGGTCAAGATTTATCTTCAGATAAAGATTTTCCTTCAGAAAAATATGAAAAAACCGCTGAAGCAGCAATAAAGTATTGTCTTGAAAATTTAATTTGAATAACTATGGATTATTATGAGTTTATGTATAGAATTGAGCACGATGATGATTCTGTACTAAATCTCCCAGAAAGTGGTATTGGAGACGTTCTAGATCCTTTGGATGAAGAATCTTGTGACGATTTCTTTTTAGGCACAGACCCATATATCCCATTATATTAAAATTTAATTTAAAGAACTATGGCAGATATAAATAGAGATAAATTTATTTGTCGTCAATGTGATAATAATAAATGTAGGCATTACGATTGGTATGCAAAGAAATGTGTTCAATATGATGATTAAATAAAATCAAATACTATGACAATTAAATCATACACAGACTTAGAACAGTCAAATAAGTTGGCTGAGATACTTCCAATTGAAAGTGCTGATATGTGTTATGAAGTAGGAGAAGATTTAGATGGGTATATAACAAAAACAATATATACACCATTGATGCATACGCCATATAATGATGACTATATTCCTTGTTGGAGTTTTGCAGCATTGCTTGCTATATTACCTAATGAGATTATTACTGATAATAGGTTTGAATGCCACTATCAAATTGATATACGCAAATACGATGGAGGTGATAATACTACACTTTACCAAATCGCCTATGGCAATAATAGAGGTTCAAGTGGTTCTTGGCACGACATGATTAATACTGGAGAAAAAGAAAATCTTGTTGATTGTTGTGTACAAATGATTTTGAAGTTACATGAATTTAAAATGTTGTGATTATGGGTAAGTTTACTTTTGGAATGTATAAAGGGGAAGATATTGATACAATTATCAAAGTAAATCCAAAATATGTGTTGTGGGCAGAACAAAATGTTTCTTATTTTTCCTTAACGCAAGAACAACACAATGCTTGTGTTTCAGCCATTAAACCAAAACCATCATACTTTGATAGAATGGAAATTAGAGAAAGGACATATAGTGATGATTACGATGATATTGATGGGTATTCTGCTGATTATGAAAATGATATGAGAAGTTGTTTTGACCCTAATTATTAACCATACACAAATTTAATTTGTTGTGATTATGGTATCAGTAGATTATTTTAGAGGCAAAGAATATTAAATTAAACTTATTATAATAAGGAATATGAATATACATGAAGAAACATTAAATATTGCTCGTTATCTTATAAAAAAACACCCAAGTCTTACAGATTGGGTAATTAGTAAATTTCCCGAACTCAAAGAGAGCGAGGATGAGAAGATAAGGAAAGAACTGATTTGTTATTTTGAAAAATATCCATCAATAGCTATTGGCCCTTTTAATACAAAGGAATGTATTGCTTGGCTTGAAAAGCAAGGAGAAGTTGTTGTTGACAAAGAGTTAAGTGATTTACTAAATAAGGTTATCTGTCATTTTATCAATGAACCAAACATTCCTTATTCTGAAAGGGATGAGGTGTCAAAGAAGATTATACCATACGTTAAAGAACTTGAAAAGCAAGGCGAGCAGAAAACTACCATATCTGACGAAGCATTGCGTGAAGGTATCCTTAAATTTGGTATCACTCAATACCAAATAGATAACTGGTTAAAAAAGCATATCAACGTGGTTGAGCAGAAGCCTGCTGATAAGGTTGAACCAAAGTTTCATGAAGGTGATTGGATTACTAATGGAGAATTTAGTACTCAAATTGTGGCTGTAGGAAGTGGACTCTATGTTATAAATAGAAAGGACATGTCAGAAGTATCACTTTCTATCAAGTATGTTGAAAAGTGGTATCATCTTTGGACTATCCAAGATGCAAAGGATGGTGATGTGCTTACATGGGATAATGGACGATATATAATTTTGTTTAAAAAAGACAACATTGTTGCTCATTGCTCATACAACATCCATTCTAAGCACTTCGGTTTCTCTTCTAATTATGATACTCAATTTGACTGTATTTTTAATTTTACTCCAGCAACCAAAGAACAGCGTGACCTCCTATTCCAAAAGATGAAAGAAGTTGGATATGAGTGGGATGCTGAGAAGAGAGAGTTGAAGAAAATCGAGGATGAAGAATATAATGGAGAAGATTATGGGATTGACAGCCTTTACCATGCACAAAGAATCCTTGAAAAGACTCTTGGTAAAGTTGATGGCTATCAGACTGATGACGGCATCTTGGAGCATAAGTGTGCCATTAGTGCCGTAAAGAGTCTTTATGAGCAGAAGCCTGCTGATATAAATCCTTTATTATCTTGGAGTAGTGAAGAAGAAAAAATGCTTCAATGTCTTGAAGGTATTGTGAAAGATTATTGGGCAAAAGCAGAACAAGAGAAAAATGAAATTAAGATAAAAGAAGCAAGTAATGTTTCTTATTTTTTGAAAACCATACAAAAGTCACCACTTTGTTGGATTAAATGTTCTGATAGACTTCCAAATAGAGATGGTATATATCTTGTTGTAACAGATGGAAGATACAATGATGTTTATGACATAGCAAGGTACGACTCTATTGAGGGTTGGCATAAAGCCTCTGAAATAATTTGTTGGATGCCGATACCCAAACTAAACAATAAAAGTATTATTAAGCAGAAGCCTGCAACGATGTCTCTTGATGAAGCTATTGAACATTGTAAGGAAAAGTCTTGCGGTAATAATGCTTGCGCTTTAGAACATAAGCAACTTGAAAGGTAGCTGACTGAATTAAAGGAACTAAAAGAATAAAGTTATGAAAACAAGAAAATGGTACTCTACTACTATTAAACCAGATAGAGCAAATGGCCTTATAATTATGACAGACATGGGATATGTTTTCCAAGCTATTTACGAGAATGGAAAATTTCTTGTGTCTATTGTCAAGAATTATAAAGTTTATTTTGAAAATTGGATTGAACAAGAAAATATCATTAAATGGATGAAGATATGAAAGCAAACGAATTAAGTTGCAAAGACCTTATGGTTGGTGATTGGGTTAGGATTAAAATAACCCAACATAACACAACAGTAACTAATATAGATGCAAATAGTGTTTATACAGAAGCAGCATTTCCTATAAGATATGACGAAATAGAACCTATTTCTCTCACTCCAGAGATACTTGAAAAGAATGGATTTGAGTACTTTCATAAAAATTATTCTTCACTAAGTTATGATCATCCATTTAAACTTAAAATGACAAATTGGCCAGATGAAAACGGGTTAGGTGGATTATGGACAATATCTAATATTATTGAAATCCGTTTTGTGCATCAACTCCAGCACGCTTTAAGACTTTGTGGAATTGAAAAAACTATTGAATTATGAAAGCAAACGCACCAGAGAAGATTTATCTTTTTAAAAATCCTATCACAGAAACACCTGACGATAGATGGTTGTCTAATAGAAGTGACGAGAACGACATCGAGTACACTCGCACTGATGCCTTTATTGAGAAAGCAGAGAAATATTTGGAAAGCCAATTTATTAAGGATGTTTCCGTTTTAGCTGCAGGCGCAGTTCACATAAACTTTTCAATAGCAATTAAAAATTTTGTAAACTATATGAAGAGAGAGTAATATGAAACCGATAGACAAAGACGCTTTAGTAGCGAAGATAGAGAAACGTTTTGATGAATATTCAAGTAGTATTCTAAGACATTATGATGCTTGTACTGAGGCAAGAGCATCTGAACTTGGTAAAATATTAGTGATTCTAAATACCCTTGAAGTGAAAGAGGTGGATTCTACTGATGCCTTCATTGAGAAGGCTTGTGAATGGTTGAATAAAGAATCCGAATCTTATGTGAAAACTGGGGGTGTAGGAGCTTGTGTGACTTACGAAGGATTAGATGTAAAAGAATTAGTTGAGGACTTTGAAAAATATATGAAAGGAGAGTAAGGTATGAAAGTAGGACGTGATTATGCGTGGTAGGTAAGTTATTCATGGACTTATTCTAGCTATTGTAGTAGGACTAGTAGAGTTGATAATCGATGGTATTATTTTAACAACTTATGAATAAACAATTAAGTTTATTTCCAGAGATGGCTATGAGGCTATCCAATAACCTAGATGAAGAAGCACATATTTATGCTAAAGAAAATTTTCCATCACATGTATCTTTAGTTAAAGGTGCTATAGAACAAGCTTACAAAGATGGAGCAGGCATGGTCTTTGCAGAGATAATAGATTTACTTAAAAAGTATTTAGATTTACATGAATCCTAAAATTATTTAATTATGAAGTATAAAAAGAGACTAAAGAATTTGGAAGCACGTATTAAGGCTTGGGAAGCTAGAGGAGGTAAGAACAAAGAAAGTGGACACTTACATAAGAAACCTGGCTCAAAAAATAAATAATGGTAGACCGAAGGCATAGTACTATTACTCCTGGATTTAGTAAGGATGATAGAAGTACATTTAAGTATTGGTTTGCACATTGGTGTGCTTTTCAGATGACTGCTCTTAATCTTGGAGTATGGAGGTTTAAATACCTTTTCCATGATTGGGAGAAACCTTGGATGCGTTTATTTTTACCTTATAATAAGGTACAGAAATGGCATCGTACGCACAGGAGACACCATCCTGAGTATGGAGAAATTCATGGTTGGGACAAAGTAGATTGGGATGAAATGCTTATTGATTGGGAGTGCTGTCACTATACAAAAATAGCACAACCTCTTAATGCTTCTGAAACTCTTATAGAACTTTTTTCAGAGAAATCTTATTATTATATTATGCAACAACAAATTTTATCCAGACTAACAATATTAATTAGTCATGAAAATTGTTAAAATAATTATTTTAGTATCAGCTATTTTTATGATGGCTTGTAGTTCTAGAGACGCTACAAATACTTGTAAGGAAGAAGCTGTAGAAAGTAGTAATTACTTAGAAGTAAAACCTCTTACTTATAAAGGGCATAGATATCTTTGGTTTAGAGCTAGTTCTCGTAAAGGATTTGGTGGTATTACTCACGATCCTAATTGTAAATGTTATTATCGAAAATGAATTGGACAAAATCGTTTTGTATCCTTGTATGGATTATCTTAGTCATTCTTGGATCAGACTTAGCCTTTAGTTGGCTAAATTTGGCTAATACTGTAGCCAATATTGCTGGAGCATTCCTAGTATTATTTATAATTTTTATTTCAGTTAAAACAAAAGCATTTACTAATTTTAAATTTTGGAAAAAATGAAAAAACTTTTAGGAATTTTGTTTGTTGTTATGCTTGCATTAGTAGGTATGACAAGTTGTGGTCTTGAGCGTGTGGACGCAGGTTGTGAAGGCATTGAAGTATCTCTGTATGGAGATGATCGAGGTGTTGGCGAAGTTAACTTGGTAACTGGCTGGGTAGTTTACAATCCCTGGACCAAGCAAATTTTTGAGTATCCAACTTACGTCCAAACCATTGATTACGAACCTTTTACCATCAATGCCAAGGATGGCCCTCTCTTTACCATTGATCCTAATGTAAATATTAAGGTTGCTGATGGTAAAGCTCCCCAAGTATTTAAAAAGTACAGAAAGGATTTACAAGATGTAATAAATGGACCTGTGCTCAAATATATTAAAGACGCTTGTCGTATTGAAATTAATAAGTTCACAACGGATGAAATTGTCTCTAACAGAGAAATGATTGAAAATGCTATTGAAAAGCGTTTGAAATTCAATCTTGCTAAAGAGGGCTTTGTTCTCGACAACTTTACTTCTGGTCTGAAATATCCTGAATCGATTGTCGAAGCAATTAATGCCAAGACCAAGGCTTAATATGTAGGGCCCCCTATGTAGTAATATATAGGGATAACTCCTCTAATTGCTGGAACCTCCATGTAAAATTAATTTTATATTTTTATTTTCATTCTCAACAATTATTTTTATTTTCATATATAGAAAATAAATAATAGCTATAGATAATGAAATTAATAAAAATTTAAATTTTAATTATTATGGAAAATCAGCAGCTAAAGACAAAAAATGCTCAAAAGTATTTTATCAAACCTGGATAGGTTTATGGTAATTTTAAAACTATTGAAGAAATAAAAATTCAAACTAGCAAGTGTGTAGAGACAAGGTGGAGATGTTTACATTTACCAACAGGACAAGAGAAACTAGAAAGAGCTTCATATCTTATAAAGTTTCCTACTCTTGAAGAAAAACAAGCAGAGCTTGATAAAATGGTAGAAGAAGATCGTCACCAACTTGGATTTCGTAATTATTTATTTAGAAATGCACAAAAAGGAGCTAAAGAAAGAAAACATGAATTTAACTTATCTTATGATGAATTTATAAGTATAATTAAAAAACCATGTTATTATTGCGGGGAAGCTCCAAGACCTGCAACTATGGATCAATTAAAAAAGAGGGGTAATACTCAAGAACCCACTTTTTATTATAATGGTATAGACAGAATAGATCCTAATGGTAATTATGATTTACATAATTGTGTACCTTGCTGTCCAGTATGTAACTATATGAAACATACTTTAGCACAAAATGAATTTTATAAACATATTCTAAAAATAGTAGAGCATTTAAGTTTAAGTTCAACGACTATCTCGAAAGAGAGTACAGTACAAGCTAATGGTACTGGAAATGGGGAGGATCCAGAAATGGATCAAGATATAGTCTCATCTGCATGTATAAATAAAGATGCAGCGGTCTTAAATGACGGGGATGAGAGTTGCGTCTCATCTTGAAGATATTGGTACAGGAAGCTCAAAGAGTAGAAAACGAGTTAAAGATTGCTGAGGCTGAAGCACGTAAAAAGATTGTTGCAGCTGAAGCAGAAAAGCAAGCTAATGAACTTAGGACTCAAGCTTTAACTCCTGCTATTCTACAGCAAATGTGGATTGAGAAATGGGATGGTACTTTGCCTCAGACTATGGCTGGAGGTGATTCTAAATTACTCTTAAACTTACCTTCTAAGTGAATATAGTTCTATTTTTAATAAGTACCTTTATATTCTTTAGTCTTTATAGAAATTTAGAATATAGGAGTAGCTATCGTGAAAACTGGAAAAATCTAAGCTTTCATTTATGGCAATGGATTGTAATTTGGATATGCCTACTTTTACCAATTATAAATATAATTGGAGTTATATTCTTTATAATTGGTGTGACATTGGAAGTAAACGGTTATAATCCAGATATGAGATTTAAGAAAACAGGTTGGTTAAAAAGATTTTTAGATTTTATGAATAAAGAAATTTAGTATATTTAAATGTTAGGAATGCTAATAAGTATTATCGTTACTGCTTTGCTACTTTATGTAGCTTTCCATACAAAATTTGATGGAGATAAATTACCTAATTGGTGCTTCTATACTATAGCAGCATTGACTTTATGTAATTGGGAATCAGCACTTGTTATGTTGGCTCTGTCTGTATATTGTCTTTATAAAGGAATTAAGTCAGGAGAGATAAGTACATTAAAATGGATTGAAAATCTGATTAAATAATGTCAGACGATAGTTATCGAATTTTAGATTCTTCCGAAATTGAAGTTTACAAGAATAAGGATTGGTTCTATAAAGAATCATTTCTGGTTGTAAATAATCAATGGGCAGTACCAGAAAAGAGATTACTCAAAGAACTAGATAAGAAAAAGTTTTATCGGCAAAAATTACAAGAACTTATAGATGAGTTTGAGTTTTGGAAGGTAGAGAATGTCATGGAAGTCTTAGAATGGACATGGGTTGACATTGGCGGCTATCCAAAAAAAGATGACATGATAAAGTTAGTTAAAAGTCTTTATGATAGCATTGAAAATAGAGTCCTAAAGGGAGAATACTGTTTTTGTGCTACAGGAGGATTTAAACTTACCTTTAATCCAGATGAAGACAATGAGTTAAATCTTGTATTTGAAGCAGAAAACTATTCTGTCTATGGTAATTGAAGAGAAAGACTTTCGAATGACTCAAATTAGTCAGAGTTCACCTTTCTGGGATTTAGAAGTCTTAAAGACTATAAAACCTAAAGGTGGAGAATCTAGACAAGAGTTTACAAACGTTGGCTATGGCATGACGTTAGGACATTGTCTTAAATCTATAGTAAATTTTCGGCTTTCTAATAAACATCTTGAAGATGTTGTTTCAATGAAGCAATATTTAAAAGAGTATATAGCTGAAATAAAAGAAATTAAGAGTTATATTGATGAGGCAATCTTGGAAGACCAAAAAATTGAAGATAGAGCTGAATAGGCTCTTTACTTTCTTAGACAAGAACTATAACATTAATTGGGGTGGTTGTTGTTGGCTTACATACTGCTTAGCTTATAACTTAGAAAGATTAAATATTCCCTACTCTCTTGTTATATATGATGGCGAAGGAGATTCAGAAGAGGCATATAACAATATAGTGGAAAGATGGACACGTTTTCCTACAGGAGACGAGACTGCTTCCCATTATACTCTTAAAGCAAGAGGTCTTGGTATTCTTAATAAGAGTAAAGGAGATCCTTTTATACTTGTTCATGATGTTGATTCTAAAGATATTCGCTGGATTTATGATGAAGGAAATTGGAATGAATGTTATAATTCTAGATTAAACGATGAAATTAAAAACTTAGTAGACACAGTTTTCAAAATTTATGAAAAAGAAATCTGTAAAACCTCAGAAACTGATTGATATTCAGTGCCCTAGATGTGGTCGAATAACACATCATTACCTCAATGAGGAAACTGGCGAATACAAATGCGTAATCTGTCAGAGTATTAATAAGACAGTCAAAGTAGCACCCAAAATCGTTTTTGAAATGGACCCTGAATTGGATGCTGCTCTTAATCCAGAGAGTGAACAACTTTCTAATGAGTAACTAGCTATAAATTTATTTACAAATGAACAACTTACAGAACGATTCTCTTCTAGCTGAAAAAGCTAAGGAAGAGTGGGTGGATGTTCACGATCGTGAACTTATGATCTATCTAGGAATTCAACCTCCATATTATGAAGGAAGAGATCCTAGTGTGTGGGAGAAAACTAAGAAGGAAAAGGAGCTTCTTAAGACACTAAAGTCTAGATGCACCAATATCCTTCCTAGACAATGGCCTTATACAGAGCCACGTTCTTCTTTCTTCTCTAAATTAATTGTTAGAATTCGACCTAGCAATAAATTTAAATTTATAGACAAACGTGGAAATGAGCAGAAAAAAACTTATTTTGCTCATAAAAATGTTTGTGAGTCGGATATTCCTAATATACTAGCTAAATACTATGTATGGAAGGATAAAGCACGTCAAACTTTGGTAATATCTTATGAGTGGAACGGCAAAACCTACTTCCCTAACGAGTTACCTAACATCAGACGGAAGTAGAATTACTCCAGCTCCGTTCTTTCTTTATGAAGTAACTACTTATAAACTATATAATAGTAAACAAGCAAGTCCTGCAAAAGGAAGAGCGGAGTTGATTAATTCAAAGTTTTTTAAAGCTTATAAGCCCTTGAAGACATTAGGGTACAAAGCTTTAAAAACTCCGGGGTATCTATTAGAAATGACAGTTTCTTGGTTAGGTGCTCCATTACAATATATTTTAGATAATAATTTACCTAATTACGATCCAAAAAAGAAGAAAAATGAAAAAAGACGTAGTAATGTTCCGAAAAGGAAACATCGTTGATTTCCGGGGTGTTGAACACCCATTTATTGTATGTGCCCTTAGCACTAGTAATTTCCAGACTGAAGAGCATAAAGTAGAACTTAGTGTAAGAGATACTGATGCTTATATCGTTGACAGTATGGAATTTCCTCGTGCCGTCTTTATAGGTATATCAGTTTGTAATCCTGAGGACAATTGGGATGAAGAGAAGGGTAAAATGATTGCTCTTGCTAAGGCTAAGGGATTTAATCCTTATAAGATTCAGAAATCTGCAGCTTTATTTGCTACTCGTTCTGGTCTTATTAGTGAACCTTTGGTTAATGCATTGCTGGATAAGGAAGTTCAGCATGTAATAGATGATCCAGAGTCTGTTATTAAGGGTTATAATAAAATGAAACTTCGCTATGAATCTGAACTTGAGAAAGCAAAATTCTTAGAGAAGTTACCTGAACCTCTTCTTGATCTAGCTGGTAAATTAGCTGCTTTAACTGCTAAAGAAACTGACCAAGTGATTACAGCAGCATTAATAAAGTCTGAATGAGCAAGTCTTTCTGGGTATACGTAGTATTAACACTTATTCTAATAGGATGTCTTTGTTATTGGGTAGTCAGCTTTACACCTAAGATAGTGACTCCAGAGGAGATACTTCTTAGAAAGGTTGACTCCCTTTCTACTAAAATTGACTCTATAAAAAGAGCAAATGATAGTATAAGAATAGTAATAGATACAACCCAAGTTGAAATTGAACATGTTTATGAAAAGTATATCCAAATTCACGATCGCATTGTTGCTCAGTCTGTTGATTCCGACTGTGTCTTTTTCTCAAACTATCTATCCAAAGATAGTAAACGATTCATTGATACTATTAACTTCGAGCCAATTAAAGCATACTAACCTTATCTTTGCTGAGCATAATATGCTGTTAAAAAAAGTTGACCTATTAGAAAGTCAAACTCGGCAATATAAGGAACTCATAAGAAATTGTGAGTTAAATGATTCTTTGAACTCGGAGCTTTTAGAAGTCAATAAAACTTATTATCTTAGTAAGGTATCTCTCCTTAATGAAGAACTAAAGAAAGAGACTAAAAAGCGCAAAATTTATCAACTTGGAACATTTGGATCGATAACTTTAGCTGTCTTAGCTATTATCTTTCTAAAATGAAGTGCTTGAGGATTAATAAAGATTCTGAAGGAGTAAAATACAAGTATATTGATAGATCTTGTCAACAATGTAAGAGGTTTCCTTGTTTTGAAGGAATTGAGATTTGTAAAAGTGATTTCGCCAAGTATGGTTGTAAGCAGTATTTAGAATGACTACTATTTTCTCTGTATTAAGAGCTAAACTAGATGAAGGTCTAGGTTATACCACTTATGTCTTTGAAAATCTTGAAGAACATAAATGGGATACTAAGTATAAAATGGTTACAAGGTGTCCTAATTGGGATCATAGAGCTATTAATGTAGGGGAAAAAGGATTTCTAACTTATGACGATCATGAAGCAGGCAAAAGTCAATGGTTTGATGGTAAAAACTTACAGTTTTATCGTTATACAATGTCTCAATTTATGAAATTCATAACTAAACCTGATGAGATTACTACAGATTTTATTATGTAGAAGATATCTAGATTATGATTATTTACAAAGTAATACAATTATAATTAATGGGAATTTTAGGTGATAAATTAACAGCAGCACAAATCGCAAAGAGTAATGATATTAATACTTTCGTTTGGAAGGGTCCAAAGAAAGAAGTTAATGGTAAAATGGTGCAGGAAGAGGTGGCATTGAAAGATGCTACTGAAGAGCAACTGAAGAAGTTCCTTATGCACTGTAATTCTATGCTGTATAGTAAGGATAAAGATAATCCTGGCAGATATACTCTTCTTTCTATTATTAAAGAGCAGAGAGATAAGTGTAATGCAGAACTTTATGTTCGTTGGTTAGAGAACAAATATAAGAAGGATACTCCTAGTCCTCGAAAGGAATATCCTCGTTATCTATATCAACAGGATATCAGAACCATACTGACTAATAACCGTGAAACATTCGAGAAGGATAAGCTCGATCAGTATCCCATTGAGCAGATTACAAATGGAGTTCCTACAGAGTTCCGTGACGTAACAATTGCTCTAGCTCAAGATGCTTGTCTTGGAACTCTTGGAGATTTTAACAAGAAACATCTCTCACTTAACTTCATCACTAAGCTTGGACTCTGGTTTACTCCTGCAGAAATGAAGGATTTGACAGAGAAAGATGCTAATGGTAAGACGAGAGATAGATTGGAAGTTATTCGTGAACGTCACGGATTGAAGCCTGTTATTCGTCTTTATATAAACCCAAAGGGTTTGAATTATACAGAGCTTCGTGCTATGTTGAATCTAAAGAGTAAGAGTCGCAAGTATTCTGATTTGACCACTGATCAGCTCGTAACACTTCGCGATCGTGTTCTATTCTTCTTCGAGGAGGAAGTTGAACAACACATTAAGCAGTGGGAAGAGCGTAAGAGTCAAATCCTGAAGGTTGCAGAACTCAAGGGTTTTGATTTGAATGCTTAAACACATAATGGTAAAGTATGGGGAGAGGCTTAGCCTCTTCCCTTTGCCATTGGAAACTCTTACCTACATGATATGTGGGATAGTCGAAAATGGCAGAGCAGCTGGAATTATTTAAAGCTGTTGATAGGACGGCAAGACAAGAAGAATGTAGAAGAAAATGGATTAAGAATAAATGTGTTGGAACAATAGTTGGCGCGACCGGCTTTGGTAAGACCCGCATAGGACTTAACTGCGCTGAGACTATAGTTAAACATTATCCTAATTTTAGGATATTAGTTGTTGTTCCAACTGATACCCTGCAGAAACAATGGAAAAAGCAACTCGATGAAAGAGGGCTTGGACTTAATTGTGATGTAATGGTAATTAATACTGCTGTTAAACAGCAAAGACAGTACCATATGATTATATTAGATGAAGTACATAGATATGCTTCAGATGTATTTTCATTAGTATTTAAGCAAGTAGGTTATAAGTATATACTTGGACTTACTGCTACATTTGAAAGATTAGACGGAAAGGAGATATTACTACAGAAATATGCTCCTGTTATAGATAAAATTACTCTAGAAGATTCCTTATTAAATGGATGGGTATCTCCATATATAGAGTATGAAGTTCTTATTAATGTTGATGATATAGCACAATATGAAGAAATGAATAGAGAATTCACTGAACACTTTGAATTCTTTAACTATGACTTTAATCTCGCTATGGAAATGGTTGGTAAGGATGGTTGGAAAAAGAGACAAGCCCTAAGAGATAGAATGTGTCCACAAGAAGCCTCATCATCGGTTCGAAAACAAATGCTATCTAATATTACTTATCATGCTATGGGTTTTATGAGAGTAATTCAGTCCAGAAAGAAGTTTATAAATGAACATCCTAAAAAGATTGAACTAGCTCGTAAAATTATAGAAGCACGTAAGGATAAAAAAATAGTAACTTTCTCTAAGAAAGTAGATGTTGCCGAACAAATTGGATATGGAGAAGTTTATACAGGAAAGACCTCTAAGAAAAGAAGTGCTACTATACTTGAAGATTTCAAGAACAAAAAAGTAGGGGTTCTTAATTCTTGTGAAAAGATAAATGAAGGTCTTGATGTTGGTGGATTGTCTGTAGCTATCATCTTAGGATTAGATTCTGCAAAATTAAAGGCAGTTCAACGAGTAGGAAGAGTAATTCGTTATGAACCAGGCAAGCAGGCGGAAATATTTAATCTTATTATTAACAACACTGTTGAGACCAAATGGTTCAGTACTGCCCATCCCGATGGGAATTTTAAAGTCATCGACGAAGAAGGTCTTGAAAAAGTGTTAAGAGGAGAAGATCCTGGAGAATATGTCAAACCAGCAGCAAAATTTGTATTCAGATTTTAATACCTGTAGAATAGAATATGAAGATGATGGATGGGTTTGGATAACAATTAAAGGATCCTTATTACATACTAGTAATAGATATTTTAGGAACGCAGCAGATGCAGAACAAGATTTAATAACTTTCCTTAAGAATTATGAAAGGTTCAGAAATGGTTGAATTGCTCATACTTGAGCAGATAGTATCTACGTATCAGGATAAGAAATTTACAGATTTATATAATAGAACATACGATATGGAGAAGTTATTGAATAGATATATTGAGCTTTCTAAGCTCTTTATGGAACCATATGTAAAGAATCCCGACTCGGAAGAGTAATCCCTCTTTTACAGTAAGAGATTAGACTGAAATAATTTTAATCCCTAACTGTTTTGAACAAGTATAATTTAAATATTGATGAGGAGATAGCAATGCTAGAGAAGTATCAGCTAACTCCTGATGAACTTTTTATAGTTAGATTAATCTTTATTACAAAAGAAGGTTATCCAGAGAATTATCTATTTAAGTTTTTTCAAATTGGAGATAATAAATCCGGTTTTAGAGGGAACTTGGAATCTTTACAGAATAAAGGAGTAATTCTTAAGTCTTATAAGATTCCAGCTAAAGGAGAAAGATTTGACCCTGCAGCTATTCCTTTTAATAAGAACTTTGAAAATGCTTTGTATAGAAGTGCCTTTGATATGGGACAAGAACTTTATGAGGCATATCCAATGTTTGCAACAATTCAAGGAGCAACTGTTTCTATAAGAGGAGTATCTAAGAAGTTTAATACACTTGAAGATGCCTTTCGTTATTATGGTAAACAGATACGTTGGAATAATGAAACTCATAAACATATTCTTGAACTACTGGATTGGGCACAAAATAATACTACATTTATAAACTTCTCTCTTGCTACGTTCCTTATAGATAGGAAGTGGGAAGAGATAGAGGCTTTAAAGAATGGAGAACTTTCTGATATTAACTATAACTCTATGCGCTCTATATGATTACTGAATCAGTATTGGAGCTTATTAAACGAGGTCGTGAAGGACATAACCAAGGTATATCGATTGGTATGCCTAAACTAGAGAGTATAATAGATGGACTTACTCACTCTACTTATTATCTTCTATTCGGAGGTACTGGTAGTGGTAAGACTACTTTTGCTCTTTATTCTTTTATCTATAAACCATTAGTACAACATCTAGACGACGACAACTTTCGAGTAATTTATTATTCATTGGAGATGTCTGCTGATATGTTATTCTTAAAACTCCTATGTATGCATATATGGGATGAATATCATATAGAGGTATCTCCTAAGGAGTTAATGTCCCGTAAAAAGAACTATATTCTAGATGATGACCTTTATAAAATAGTACTAGAATGTCAACCTTGGCTTACTAAAATAGAACAGAAAATTACTGTCTATGATAGAGCATTAAATGCACAAGTTCTTTATGCTAATTTACATGCTGAGCTTGAAAAGGAAGGTGAATTTATAAATACTGATAAAAGAATACTATTTAAACCAAAGAATCCCGATAAAATCATTCTCGTTTGTATGGATCATATTGGATTGGTACGTCCAGGACAAGGTTCTACTCTTAAGAACGAAATTGATTTATGTAGTAAGTATCTTCTTACATTTAGAAATATATGTGGAGTTAGTCCACTTGTTCTAATGCAGATAAATAGAGATAGTACTTCTACTGATAGAAGAAAGCTAGACATGATTGACCTAAAACTTAGTGATATCAAAGATAGTGGCAATCCATCACAGGATGCTGAGGTTATTCTTGGTATATTATCTCCTCATAGAGAACAGCTTAATAAGTATAAGAAATATGATATTTCTCAGCTTGAAGATAAGTTTAGAAGTATTTCTGTACTTAAATCTAGATATGGTGAATCTGAAATTCAAATAGGTTCTACATTCTATGGTAAAGCTGGACTATTTAAGGAGTTACCAAAAGGTGATCAGATCACTTGTTATGATCCTTATATGGACGTTAGTTATATGTTGTCAGATGAAATAACTCAAAATGAAAGAATAGATGAAAACGTAGTTAATCTAAACTTTACAATGTAAATGGCTGAACTAATCGCTATTGTTGGTGAATCTGGGTCTGGTAAGACCACATCTATTAGAAACTTAAATCCGAAAGAAACATTTATTATATCTACTACAGGTAAGAGACCAGGAATTAAGGGTGCTAAAAAGAAGTATCCTGATTTCAAGGTCAATAAGGAAACAAAGGAGATGACAGGTAATTTCTATACTTCTTCTAACATCGACTCTATAAAGCAGATGATGAAGATAGTAAACTTGAAAATGCCAAACGTTAAAGTACTGATTATTGATGATTAACTTAAATTAACATTTAAAAGTTTGAATATATTTTCAAAAATTCGTAAGTATTAATATATTTGAGTAGTAACTTAAATATTTAATCTTATGAATTTAAAATATAATGAATCACAAATTATTGAGCTGTATAATCAAGGATTATCAGATAAAGAAATTTCTGAGATACTTGGTGTAACTGAGACAGCTTTTTCTTGTAAAAGAAGGAAAATGGGCTTAAAGGCTCATACTAAAGCAAAAAGAGAAGATTATATTCCAAATGAAAAAGAAATAGCTATTATAGTAGGAACTCTGTTAGGAGATAGTACAATAAGATATGTACATGAAAAATGTAAATATCCAAACTTAACCTTTGTACATTCACCAAAACAGGAAGAATACTTTAACTATTTGTCCGAAGAATTAAAAAACTTTAGGGCTTCATCTGGAAGATATGTAGACCATAATAAGTTAAATAAATATGGCTACAAACTTGTATATACTGGAAGAAACATGAAATGTTTGAAAACTATAAGAGATAGATTTTATTCAAATGGTAAGAAAATAATACCCCCATTTATCATAAGAAAATATTTTACAGAATTAAGTCTGTACTATATGTTTATGGATAATGGTAGTTATGATAAAACAGGTAATAGTTATATTATAAATACTCAATGTTTTACCATAGAAGAGCTTACTGAATTCTGTGATATTATGGAAGAAAAATTTGGACTTTCTTTTAATATAAAGAAAGATCATACCTTGTATTTAAAACATGAATGTAATTCTATTATGTATAATATCTTATCTAAAAACAATAAATGTGATTCTATGACTTATAAATGTGGAAAGTCATCGTTAAACTCCGTTAAACAGGGAAACTCCTTAAAGGACAATCCTGTGCTAAACCCTCAAGAAATTGAGGAAAATGCCGAACGACTAGAAGTGATGCCTAACGAGAAAGACGAGGCTATAAGTTCTTCCACGAAAGCGGGGCACTGTTCAGAGTAAGGTCCGTGAGGATATAAAATGAATCAAAGATATAGTCTGACCAATGCAGTAATGTATTGATGTAGGAGATAAAGAACTCTTACGATAACAACGTGTTTCAGTATCTCCAGGCGTTCGAGAACATGAATCGTGTTGATGAGAAGGGATATAATAAGTTTACAGATATCGCTAAGCATGCATATGAGGCTTTGAGGACTGGTATGGACATGCGTGACGATTTATTTGTAATAGTAATGACTCATAGTGAAAATACTGGAGATAATCTCAATCCTTACTGGAAAATCAAGACAATTGGTAAAATGTTAGATAGTGTTATTACACTTGAAGGATTATTTACCTATGTGTTCTTTACTCGTGTACTTAATGATGAATCTGACGGAGTAAAATATAAGTTCCTAACCAACTCAGATGGAACCTGTACAGCTAAATCCCCAATGGGACTATTTGAAGATTTACTTATAGACAATGACTTAGATTATGTTATTAAGAAAATCACCGAATATAACGAAGGAGAATGATTCAGCGATTTAAGGTGCTCTTTACTTATGAGCAAGACGATGAAACCGGAGAGGTGAAAGTAATTAATAGGGAGGTAGTCAACGGCGATCTTCCTAAAGCAAAGAAGACCAGCTCTACTAAGAAGAGCAAAGCAGATGAAAACCCAGAACCAGAACTTATTCTCGAAGATAACAAATACAGCCTCAACACTGCAGCTGTAGAGTTATTAGGTGTCGAAGCTGATGATAGAGTAGACATCAAGTTCGAGAAGAGGGATAAGGTAAGAGTTCCAGTTATAGGTTGTAATACAGCTTTTGGAACACAGGGAGGTAATAGATTAACCAAGTCCAATACAGTAAGTTATAGAGGTAAGAATCATGACTTGCTTGAGGAGTATGGAACTGTATTCTCATTTAAAGAAACAGATAAAGAAGGAATCTTCGAATTAGTAGGAGATAAACCTATTCCAGAACAGAAAGAAGATGAAAATGTCAAAATTGTAGATGAAGAGGTAGAGGAAATCGGACGTCCAGAAGACCTAGTAGGTATTATGGAAGGAGATGCTACTGAAATAAATACAGATGATCTTGATTTCAATTTCTAAAATGGTTTAATTTATGGCAGGATTTGTTTTTGGTCCAATTGATAAAGTACAAGCAACAGCTGGTGGTAATCGTCGTCTTCGTCCTTGGGACATTTATGAAGTAAAGTTTGTAGAAGCTAAGTATGAGACATTTGAGGGTAAAAAAGAAGAGAATAAAGGTCAGATTTATGAGGCATTAACCGTACGTTTTGAAAACGAAGATGGTTATTATGAGGAGAGAGTCTTCAATCCTGGTGAAAAAGGTAATGAGAGATTCAAGAACAAGAATGCTGAGGGTCATGAATATGAGTCTGCATCTCCAATGGAGAAGCTTCGTATTTTTATTGCTCAGATGCTGACTGTTCTCGCTCCTGAGAAGATGCCTAAGATGGTTGAATTAGCTCCGAAAGTTACAAGCTTTAAGCAATTAGTAGAGGTATTCTCTAAGTTGCTGGAAGGAGCTAAGGGTAAGACCACTCATCTAAAGCTGGCTGGTAAGGTCGATTCTAAAACCAATAGAATTGTTCCTTGTCTTCCTAAGTTCGCAGGTGTCAATAAACAGGGAGAACTATTCACTGCTGATAACTTTATCGGTGATAAATTATTCTTCTCTCCTTATGAGGAAGGAAAGCAGAAGGAGTATCGTGAAGCTAAGCCAACCGATATGGAGAAGAAGGAGAATCCCGTAGAGGCTTCTGTGGATGATCTTCCTAATACTGAGGCTCCTCAGGAGGAGATCGATGATTTTGAAGGTCTTCTGAATCAGTAATATGTTTTTATCTGGCGGAGGGGTTCTCTAACCTCTCTGCCTTTCATTTTATAAAAAGAATCCTTATATTTAGGTTCTTGATGGAAAATTTCAGCTTTTATATTGAACCGAAAATCACTAAGGATTTTCTACTTTCTTATAATAATGAAGAGACCTACATGTCTTTTTATTTAGGAATTCCAATTAAAAAGGGTTTATTTTGCTCTCCTCTTCGAAGGGATAATACACCTACTTGTTCTTTCTATAGAAATAAACAAGGCGACCTCATATTTAAGGACTTTAATGGTTCTTTTTATGGTAACTTTATTTCTGTAGTTATGTATAAGTATGGTCTTCGCTATGGAGAAGCTTTAAAAACTATAGCCAACGATTTTAATCTTATTAAGACTCCAGGTTATAAAAAACATCAAGGAATTATACGTGAAAATATTCCAAAATTTGAGGCACCTGAAACCTCTTTAATAAGAGTGGAAGTTCAAGATTTCCTACCTAAAGAAATGGAATGGTGGTCCAGTTTTGGTATAACTGAAAAAATTCTTAGAAAGTACCACGTATATTCTTGTAAGAATATCTTTTTAAATGGAACATATTTTATGGCTTCCTCAGAAAGCTGTCCAGCTTTTGGCTACTATGGAGGTAAAGAAGATAATGTAGAACTTTGGAGAATTTATTTTCCAAAGAAAAAGCAATATAGATTTCTCACTAATTGGAAAGCTAAACAAGTACAGGGATATAATCAGTTACCCAAGGAAGGAAAGTTATTAGTTATCACTAAATCTATGAAAGATGTGATGTGTCTATATAGCCTAGGCATTAAAGCTATTGCACCTAATAGTGAGAATTTATTTCTAACAGAGAAAATGTTAGAAGAGTTAAAAAAGCGTTTTACACATATAGTAGTGTTTTATGATAATGATTTACCTGGAATATCAAATATGTGTAAGATTAAAAAAGAGCATCCAGAACTTATATATTTATGGATTCCTAGAAAATATGAAACTAAAGATATTTCAGATTTTAGAAAGAAATATGGAGAGAAAAGAACAAGGCAATTTATTAAGGATTTAATTCTTAAATATAAATGAAGAAGAGTTAGGAATTGAACACTTCGTGTAAAGCTATTTTTAAAGATGGCAGTACTAAAGAATTTGCTTCCATCGAGGAAGCATCAAAAGAAACAGGCATTACAGTTGCTGCAATTAAAATCAGATGCAATAAAGCTGGATGTGGAGGAAAAGAAAAAATCTGTTTCGAATGGTTAGATGAACATACAAAACGTTCTTATCAAGCAAAAAAATCTAGAAGTAAAGGAGCTTCTTGGGAACGTGAAGTCATTAATAAGTTAAAAGAGATAGGATTTACTGGCTGTGTTACTTCTAGAGGAGAATCTAAAAAAGTAGATAATAATAAAATTGATATTATAGATACTGAAGGAAAGTTACCTATTAATATTCAATGTAAACAATATCAAAATACTCCATCTTATTTTACTATTAGAGATGCATGCACTGATAAAAGCAAACCTTTTGCTGTATTTTGGAAGAAATCTCCTGAAGGAGGAGAAAATAGTAAAGGCTCTATAGTAATGATAGATACAGAATATTTCCTAAAGCTTTTAGCTTTAACTTTAAAATGACCACATATATATACGCTGTTTGTGATGATGCTGGCAATCATCTAAAGACTGTTAATGCTGTGTCTATGAATGCAGCTAAAGAAAAAATAATAGAAAGATTTAGAGATTTACTAGAATTAGATGAAGAATTTTATAATTGGAATGACTTTATTGATTTTATGAAAAATCATGATATAGTCATATCTAAGTGTATACAAGACATAGAAGCTTTATGAAAATATATAAAGTAGTTAAAAGAGAGGAAAATCCTACCATTTCACTTAGTAAGGTGAGTATGGAAGATGGGTTCTTAATTGTTATATCCAATGGTGAAGCAATTGGAATAATTGTTCACGATGATTGTAAAGAACAATACATAATGATTACATACTTTAATGATAGCTTCGAAAGTGGAATTAATGCTGATTATTATGATGAGAATCTTGAGAAACTAATAGAAGAAATCAGAAAGGATTATACAGAACCTGTTGAACTTAACTTTGTAAGAATCACACAATGAGAATAGGACTTGACCTCGATGGAACTGTAGATGACTTTATGAATCCCTATTTAGAAAGATTTGGACATCCAAAGAAAGATTCTGAGATAACGAAAAATGTTCAACGTGTACTTAGTAAAGATAGAGATTTTTGGCTTAATTTGCCTGTACTTAGATATATAGATTTTACACCAGAGTTGTATTGTACTAAACGAGTAAATCCAAAACAATGGACTCGTAAATGGTTAATAGAGAATGGTTTTCCAAATCGTCCTATTTATCAGATGTACTATCAACATGGAAATAAAGCTACTATGATTAAAGGAAGAGTTGATGTATTTGTTGACGATTCCATCTCTAACTTTATAAAATTGAACTTATCTGGAGTTCCATGTCTTCTTATAGACCAGCCTGATAATCAAGAGTGGGGACCTATAGGAAGAATCTTTACCCTTAATAAAGAGGAAATAGTAGATGCATATAACTTACTCATAGATACTGGAATGTTTGATAACTTTAAGAATCTCTTATGATTGATATCTATAAGATAGTCACTTTAAAGCCCCTAACAGACACTATCAAGGTAGAGGATATATCAGACACAGTTTATTTCTCTAAAGCTTATAGTAAGTATATAAGTAATTCTCGTTTAAAACTTATAAATCCTGACGAAGGTGGCAGTCCATCTAAATTCTTTGCTGGACTAAACAATAATAAAATATACTCAGATGCACTTATTTTTGGAAGTGCAGTACATGAACTCACATTACAACCTAATGATTTTGTCCTTACTAATGTAGATCGACCTACAGCAAAAGCTGGATTTATGGCGGACTATATATGGGACAACTTCTTAGAAGGTACAGAAGGAGATAATATAGGGGAAACAATAGCTGCTCTTGAAGATACTTGCTTTATAGAAGCATCTGATGAGATTGACTATTATAAAGGAAAGATGAATGAGGACAAAATAAATGCTCTAAAAGAGAAGTGTGAACAATACTGGATTGATAGAGCATATTATGAAGCTAAGCATAAAGACGGTCCTACTCCTATTTATTTACCTTCCAAGATGAGAGAACAATTAAGTGAAGTTCTTGTAGCATTTAATAAAAATAATAAGTTCTTAGACTTGCTAAATCCAAAGGGACTTTTAGAAGATCCAATTTCTAAGAATGAAACTACTATTCTTATGGATATGGAATATACTGTCGATCTACCAGAAGGTAAAGTAGATGGTATTCTTCATTTAAAGTCTAAATTAGATAACTTTACAATCGATAATGAAAATAACACTATAACTGTGAATGATGTTAAAACTACAGGTAAATATGTAACAGAGTTTGCTACCGGAGCTTTTAACTTCTTCCATTATTATAGAGAACTTGGTATGTATACATGGTTGCTGAGACATGCTGCTGCTAAGTTCTGGGATATCCATAATCCTACTATAAAAAGCAATTGTCTTGTAGTAGAAACTTTCCCAGGTTATTTCACAAAAACCTATGAACTCACTAAACTGGACCTTCTAAAAGGTATGCAGGAGTTCGGATGGTTACTAAGACAAGTAGCTTACTATGAAGCTAAGTTACAAAGAGCTTGAAGCAATTTTTGCTCAATATTTCAGCTTAGGCAATTTAAATATCAATATTAATAACAAGTTTGCACTTATATCTTTAATATGTTATATTACAACTTCTATGCAAAAGAAACAGCCAGATGTTACTTATTATCAAGTAGTATATAAAATCTGTGATAAATTAGGTATGGAAGAAGATTTTATAAAGGGATTAGCTGTTATGTGTGAAAGTTTTGGATATGGCTGCAAAGAATTTCCAACTTTTAATATAGCACCTAAAGATATGGTTAAAACTTGTCGTGATATATTGGAAACTTATATGCCTTTTTAAAGTTCAAACGGACTGTTAAAAATTGTAAAATTTTGATAATTCGTTTGTTTTAGATTGACGAAGTTATTAGATTTGTTTCAGTTCCGTTCAAGAAAACGGAGTTCAGATTATTTGAGACTTTTAGATTATTTAACATTCATTTAGTTGTCCGAAAGGATAAGCAAATGTATATTTGATTAGATGAAGATGAATAATACGAAAAAATGTTAAAAACTATTTGAATTATGGAAACAAAAATTATTAATTTCAAGAAATTAGAAGTTACAGGTGCTACTAAAGAAGAGGCTCTAGCAAAGGCTCCATTCCAGATTATCGGTGATGCTACTCAGGCTTTCAAGAATTGGAAGAAAAAGCAAATTGATGGCGTAACAGATGCTAAGATTAAAGAGTTCGCTCTTGAATACATTCAGAGAAAGGCTAAGTCAGCCGCAGGTGTAGGTTTTTCAGTAACTGTTGATCCAGCAGTAGCTGATACAAGAGAGCGTCCTTATAAGATTAACGATGTTAAGAATGAGAAGGGAAAGAGAAAGTACGTTACTACATACGAGCTTGTTGATGAAACAACTGGCGAGGTAGTAGGTATGACTCAGGAGACTAAGGCTGTGGCTAAGGAGATGGCTAAAGAACTTTATAAGAATGGATTTAAACATCCTATTACTTGTAAGTACACTAAGCAAGTACTTGATGGAGAGCCAATTGCTTTCACAGCAGAGTATACTCCTTCAAAGAGTTCTAAGGTAGGTACCTATATGGTATTTGGTGTGGAGGCTTAATCTGCACTAGTAACTTCTAACATATGAGTTTTCAGTTGGGAGTTCGGGCTTTAACGGTTCGAACTCCCATTTTTTTTTTCTATTCCAACAGTGGAAACTGTATAAATGAAAAATAAATTTATTCCTGTTAGTGGTCTGGAAATACTAGACCAAATATATGATGAAGAACATAATGACTTTGAATTGGAAGAGGTCATAGAGGATGTATATAAGATGATGACTTATAAAGCTAGTAATATGCAAGTCCTTACTGTAAAGAGAGGATTCTATAAGTCTAAAGAAAAGACTGATGGTTATATGACTTTCTCTATAGATGGAAATGAAAAGTTTTATGGAATCCAGGAAGTAAAGAGAAAGGTATGTAATTCAATTAATCAGTACAAAAAACAATTATTACAAGCTCTTAGATATTTATGGTTATATAAAAATGAACCATCTGTAAAAGTATTCGTACTTAATTCAGAGAAATTTTATGTATATGTACTTAGAGAAGATATAGAAGACTTAATAAGTACTTTATCTCCTCTATTCTCTAAATCTGATAAATCTGCTTGTAAATCTTGGGATGACTTTGATTTAAGGAGGACTATTCAGAGTTATAATATTAATTTTCATACCACCTTATTAAGGGATTTGGAATTAAATAAAACTCTCGAAGAAATTTATAAACTAGTATGACTAGAAGAGACGTACTTGAGAAAGCATCTTTAGAATGCTTAAAAGAACTTTATAGTAAGGTTCAACCCGCTGTTGATTGGGATGACTTTATGCAGCAAAATAAAGACTACTCTAAGAAGTATAAAGAATGGGAAGAGAGAAGAAGAAAGGGAGAAATTCTCCCTATCGAAGAATTCTGTGGACCTCGTCCTTATGAATTTTATTATCTTCCTAAAGATATTATGAAAGAAATTATAGATTCCTATGTAAAGGCATATAATATAGATGCACATCAGGAATTACTAGATATTATAGATACACTTAAAAATTATTGTAAAAAACCAATAGTTGATAAATATATTGAAGGAAAAGATGATGAACCAGGACATAAAGGCTATGACCATCCTGATAATTTAGAAAAAGAATTAGAGAAAATATTACACAATACTTCTACTACAAGATTAATTCAAGATAAATTTTTTGAATTTCTTGATATGGCAGGAAATTTCTTTAATTGGAATGGAGATTTAAATTCTTTTAATACGACTGTTTATCTAGGACCAAGTCCTTGTTCTAATAAGGAAACAGTTATAAAGAATTGGAAGTTATATAGAGATAAGACCATTCTTATTGATGAATCCGTTTATATAGAAGACGAAGAATGATTACTTTAGAAAACATTATAGACTTTTTTGATAAATGTATTGAAAATAATGTATCAATACTTATTTATGGTAATTATAATATAAGTGTTTGTGAAAAAACTCCAACTAAATGTGAAGGAATAGATCAATGGTATTACAAAAATCTTGAATTTTATCATCGTATAAACAGTTCAGGAGAGTTAGAAATAAATATAGATCGCAGTGAGGATGCTTATTTATTTATTAAAACTAAGGAAGATAAAGATAAAGCTCTCTGGACTCTTTGTCTAGATAAAATAAATAATTATGTTAAGCTAAGAGCAGAACAAAAATTTAACTCTTTTAAATGGAAGTAACACTTGAACAACTGTTAGCAGGTAAAGGAACCCTGATAAAGAATAAAGAATATTGGCCAACTGAAGCCTATGTATCTCCCTTTATAAAGAGACTAGAAACTGTAGTAGAGAGATTTGAAATTAAAGTAGAAACTCCATCTCAAATTACTCTTACTAAAGATGGCACTATAAATACTCAAGATATTACTTATAATAGAGTCTGGATTCAAGGAGTACTTCCACAAGAATATCGTGTTGATAATCATGACGATGTAATTGGAATGGTGTATGGGCTTGATGTACGTAAACCAATTGTAAAGTTCTATAGAGGTGGACTTAATAGAGCTTGTACTAACCTATGTGTGTTTAGTCCAGACTCTCTTAGTGCTAAAGAACTTAATCCAGAAGAAGCTATCGACTATCGTCCTTTAGATACAATGATTAAGCAAGCTAACACTATAAAAGAATTCCTACAGAAACTCCATGCTACACAATTCTCCCGTACAGCCCAAAATCTTAATGAACATTTAGGTATGTGGATGAGACGTTCCTGGGCTATGGAGTATGATAATGGAGTTACTAAAGCATCTATAGCAGCAAGTGTTGTAGAAGGTGCTTTCAAACTTTTATTTGAAAAGGAAAGTTCTTCTTATTTTGTTCCTCGTGACCAAAATACTGATATGTTCAATGTGTATAATGCATTTACTGAACTTATCTCTAATGATAAGGATAAAGATATAATGAATAAAGTAGAAAAAACTTTATTACTTAAACGCATCTTAGACGTATGAAGATAAGAATTAAGGAAACCTTTGAATACGATATAGAACTTCCTGATAACCTTAATGATACTCAAATAATTAAAAAAATTTGGAGGATTAGGGACACTTTAGATTGTGTAGCAGATATGCCAACTCCATTTTGGGATGGTTATCCTTGCCCAGAGATGATATCTGAGTCTATGACATGGAAGAAGGTTGAAGACCCCTCTTTGTAGATTACTAAAATATTTACTATATTTAAAATTCATGCTTAAATATGGAAATAATGAAAGTAACTAATCGAGACGGAATTTTAGTAGAGTTTAACTCTGAAAAAGTAAAAGCAGCTATAGAGGCTGCATTTAAAGAAGCAGATGAAGAAATTAATAAACTTACAATAGGAAAGATTTATAGTGCTATATCTTTCTGGAATGAAATGAATATTGAAGATATTCAGGACCAGATTGTTGAAGTTTTAACTGATTGGGGATATGATAATGTAGCAAGAGAGTTTCTGTTCTATAGATGGAGTCATGAAAAAGCAAGAGAACTTGCACGTTCTAAGCAAGATTTTATAAACAGATATAAAAATTCTTCTAATACTGCTAATGCAACTATTGATGACAATAGTAATGTAGGTACAAAAAACATTGGAGTACTTAATGCTGAAGGACATAAACAGGAAAATATTCTTGTTAGTCGAGTAATGATAAAAGACAAGCTAAAAGAACTTTATCCAGATTTTGATGCTAAACAATATGTAAGAGACTTGAAAAGTCATATTATATATAAGCATGATGAATCTGGATTCATGGGTGCTATAGCTCCTTATTGTTGTTCTATAAGTATGTATCCATTCTTACAAGGAGGTATTAAAGGTATTGGTGGTTTATCTGCTAAACCTGAAAATATTGACAGTTATTGTGGAATGTATATTAATCTTATCTTTGCTGTTTCTTCTCAATTTGCTGGTGCTGTTGCTACTCCAGAGTTCTTGCTTTATTTTGACTATTTTGCCCGTAAACAATGGAAGGATGACTATTATCTACATCCAGATGCTGTTACTACTACTGATATAGTAGCAAGAAAGATGACTATACGTAAGCAAATTCATCAGTATTTCCAACAGGTTATCTATAGTATTAATCAGCCTGCAGCTGCGAGAGGAATGCAGTCCGCTTTTGTCAATTTTGCTTATTTTGATAAACCTTTCTTTGAATCTATGTTTAATAACTTTATGTTTCCAGATATGAGCACTCCTAAATGGGAAAGTCTTAACTGGTTACAAAAAGAATTTATGCAATGGTTTAATAAGGAAAGAGAACGTACAATAATGGCGTTTCCTGTAGAATCGTTTGCTTTAATTTATAAAGACGGAGAATTTGTTGATAAAGAAAATGCTGAATTTGTTGCTCAGGAGTATGCGAGGGGCCATAGCTTCTTTACTTACATCTCAGATACTGCGGACAGTCTCTCATCATGCTGTAGACTTAAGAATAAGGTGGATACTAAGGAGTTCAATTTCACTAATGGAAACATGGGTGTGGAAACAGGCTCAAAGAGTGTTATCACGCTTAACTTAAATAGAATTATTCAAGATTGGTGTAAGTCTATAGGAGGAGTTCCTAAAGTAGGTAATCAGTATGATAGCCTACGCTTATATATAAGAGAAATACTACAAAGAGTATATAAATATCATATAGCATATAATGAATGTCTATGGGATATGTATGAGGCTAAATTACTCCCAGTTTATTCCAATGGATTTATCTCTTTAAATAAGCAATATCTAACTATTGGTCTTAATGGTCTTAATCAAGCTGCTGAATTTCTAGGAATAACTTGTAATGTTAATCAAGAATATCAAGATTTCTGTCAAGCTATCTTTGGTATTATAAAGGAATCTAACACAGAAAACAATGGTAAGTATTTTGACCATAAGGTTACTTTCAATACCGAGTGTGTACCTGCAGAGTCTCTTGCGGCTAAGAACTATAATTGGGATAAGGAAGATGGATATTGGGTGCCCGATGATACTAATCTGTATGCATCTTATATATTCAAACCAAATGATAAATATGTGTCTATTCTAGACAAATTTGTATTACATGGTAAGAATTATATAGGAGATTATCTAGACGGAGGTAGTGCAGCTCATATTAATCTTGCTGATCATCCTAGTTATGAACAGTGTAAGAAATTAATGAAGTTTGCTGCTGAAGAAGGATGTCAATATTTTACCTTTAATATTCCTAATTCTGAATGTCAAGACTGTGGATGGATCGGTAAGCGTCCCGTAGATGCTTGTCCACGTTGTGGAAGCCATCATATAGATTTGTATGATAGAATTATAGGATATTTAACTAGAATACGTAACTGGGCAGATCCTAGAAAGATTGAACAAACTAAAAGAGTATATAGTAAGGTCGGTGTGTAACCGGCCTTTTTTCATTATGTTAAGTGCAAAAGAGGCTAATAAAATAGCAAACAGTGATTTGCTTCAATTAATGGACTTAATTCGTGAATCTGCTTATAGAGGAGGATTAAGTTTAACTTTAGACTATATCGTAAGAGATGGAGCTATTAAAGTATTAAGAGACTTCGGATATGATGTACAGGTAGAAAAACTTCCTATATACTATGAATATCCCTATGGTAAAGTAGATGAATCTCCGTCGGGGTATAAAAATCAAACAATAATAAGTTGGAAATGAAAATACTAATAATTCCAGATGTACATGGTAGGGCTTTTTGGAGAAAACCTTGTAAAGGTGAATGGGATAAAATAGTTTTCCTTGGAGATTATGTAGATCCTTATTCTGGAGAAGCAGAACAATCTGATGTAATGTTTGAGCTTATAGATATAGTAGAATTTAAAAGGCAAAATCCAGATAAAGTAACTCTCTTATGGGGAAATCATGATTGTTTTTATTGGTGTGAACCTTATAGAAAACAATTAGATTATTGGAGTAGACATGATAATCTAAGACATGAAGATATACAAGCTTTCTTTAGAGAAAACTTAGATAAATTTCAATGGGCATATGAGCAAGATGGATTTTTATTTACACATGCTGGAGTTAATAATTCTATGGGTAAATTATTCATAGAAGAATATGATAAACTTAATGCGGATGTAATAAATGACTTCTTTAATAAAGAACAAAATCAAATGCTCCTTGCTATGGTATCTTATTATAGAGGAGGTCCAGATAGCTTTAGTAGTATTATATGGGCAGATGTAAGAGAACATTATGGAAAAATGCCTATAGATGCTCTAAAGAAATATTATCAAATATTTGGGCATACCTATCTAACTAGAAATATAGTAACTAAATGGTTTGCTATGTTAGATACTGGAGGAGGATGGAACTATATAGAAGATGGAATACTTAAAGATCCGAATGGTAATGAACTTAAAATTGAAAAAATATGATTAAAGGAATTGAAAATTTTGAATCTAACCTACAGAAATCCATTTTAGAATTTATAGCTGCTAATGTAGATATGTCTGAAGACATAGAAGTTCTTGAGATAAATAAACATGTAATTAGTATAAATGATGTAAAATTTTATGTAACTACAGATGCAGAAGAAAGAGGTATTCTAGCTAGATATAATAAAGAAAAATTTGATAATTTCTTTGATAATCTTGATACTCGACAACTTCAATATATAAATGAAGATTTATGGGATGAGGATTATGCCATTACCGATTTCAGAGATTGGTTAGAAGAAGAAACACACTGGAATGTAGATGATAAAGACTATTATGGTAATTATAATTTCTATGAAGTTCACTGATTATGAAGTTGTTTTAGCCGAAATACCTGATGAAATAACTTTAGCCATAAATATAAGTAATTGTCCTTATCACTGTAAAGGATGTCATAGTCCACATTTATGGAAAGATGTTGGAATAGAATTAACTGCTCCTCTTCTTTATCAAATGATACAGAGAAATAAGGGAATTACTTGTGTTGCCTTTATGGGAGGTCCTTTCGAAGAAATACAGGCTTGGTCTTTATGGATACATATATGGTTTCCAGAATTAAAAACTGCTTGGTATACTGGGTTCTCTGCATTACCTATATATGAAAATACCCTTGATTATATAAAAACAGGAAAGTATATAGAAGAATTAGGTCCTCTCAATAATCCTAATACTAATCAAAGACTATATAAGATAGATAAACTTGAAAAAGGATTTAAAGGTGTACAAAATATAACTCCAAAATTATGGAAAAACCTGAAATAATTAACCCAGTATATCTAGATGGCAGATATGGACCTCATATGCTTATTCCATTTAAGAATAGATGGGATGGGCTAGGAGATGAGCCATTACGTCCAGAACAACAAGAATTTATGCTTCCAGAATCTTATTATAGAGCTATAGGAAATGACTTTACATTTCCTGAAATAATAGATCCTGACGGAGGTCCATATATGCCTATAGGATTTGAATTTCAGAATTATTTTGGAAGTGATAAATATAGAATAGATAAGTTTGATTGTCGTGGTAAATATCCAATACTAATATGCAGCAAATTATCATCTTAGACTACAGTGTAGGAAGAGTTGATATTTACACCTTAGACTCCTCAGAAGATCCTGAAGAGTTTATTGTAAATACATTAGGATTAAACTTAGGTGATGTTAGCTGGATGAGTAAGGATGATATAATTCCAATAGAAATACATTGTGATTGACTTCCTAAAATTAGCAGAAGAAATAAAGAAACCCAAAAAGAGAGAATTTGAGCTTGGAGAGGAACAACTCCAAGCTCTTTCTCTTATTAAAGACTTTATAAAGAATAGTAAAGAAACTGCTTTCTCTTTATGTGGTTCTGCTGGTACTGGTAAGACCACGTTAGAGAAAGAAATTATAGATTATCTAAATGAAGAGTGGATTAATTACTCTCTATGTGCTCCAACTCATAAGGCAGCACTAGTTATGCGTCAGACTACCAGGGAAGATGCCATTACTTTACATAAGTTACTATCTCTATCTCCCAATGTTGAAATCTTAGATTTAGATTTTAGAGAATTAGAATTTAAAACTTCTAGGGTTGTAAATGCTATTATTCCAAAAAGTGTCATTATTTGTGATGAAGCATCTATGATAAATGACGATTTATTTGATCTTCTTATTAAGAAATGTCAAGATAAGAAAGCTAAGATAATCTTTCTAAGTGATAGTAAACAACTTAATCCTGTAAAAAGTAGAAGGTGTTCAAAGGTGTATGATTTACCGAACCAGTTTGAGCTGACTCATATATATAGACAAAGCCAAGAAAGTGCCCTTACAGACATCTTACAGGCTCTTAGACAACATAAACTTGGTCACTTGGATAGTAAGTTTGCTGAGGACGGAAGTCTTATTGTGACGTCCGACATGCATGAATTTTTAGATGCAGCTAAAGTCCAATTTCTACAGGCTATAGACAAGAGGAATATTTTGCAGACTAAGATTGCCGCTTATACAAATACTCGAGTAGCACTTTTTAATCAAGCAATGAGAAAATTCTTATGGAAAGATAATGCACCTTATCATAAAGGAGAGTTCTTAACTTCTTATGAAAATGCAGATTTTGAGGGAACAATGTTCTATAATTCAATGGATTATATAATTGACAATGAACCAGAGGAATCTGAGTTTGATTTACCTCATTTCTGCTGTACAGTGAAGGGTTATCTTCTAGACTTGTATGACTCATATGATAAATATTCTAAAGAAGTGATGATACTCTCTCAAAATAATTCTGAAGAGATATTTGAAAATTTAGCTGGAACATTAGAAGCAATTCGTTTTAGAGCTATAGAAGCTAAAGAACATAGCAGTTTTAAAGCCTCTTTATATTGGAAACAATATTATGAATTATTGCATAGTTTTGTTACTCCTAAGGCTCTTATATACGACGATAGAGTAGTAAGAAAAAAATCTTTTGACTATGGATATGCTTCTACATCTCATAAATTACAAGGAAGTTCATATGAAAATATCTTTGTAGACTTACGTAATATAAATACTTGTTCTGATGAAATTGTCAAAAGGCAACTACAATATGTAGCATTATCTAGGACAAGACATGATGCATTTATTTTACAATGATTAAATTATTTGCTCTTAACGTAAGTGAAAATATTCTAAATAAATTTAAAGATATTGAGATTCACGCATATAAAGACGATATTTATATACCAGTAGCTTTTATATATGAAGATGATGAATTAAAATGTGAAATAATAAATGCTAATTATGGTAGAATTAATGCTTGTATCCTCGAACTTAGAAGATGAGAAAAAAGTTCTTAACTCAGATATAATAGATAGGTTTTACTTTTCTTTTATAGATTCTAATAGTGTCTATACAAAGAAAGAAGCTTATACATTAAAATCTGAATGGGGCGCTAAAAAAGAACCATTTGCTTTAGTTAAGTATAGAGATAAAGTTCTTAGATGTTTCTATTCTGAGAGTAGTAATAAAGTATTAGATGAAGCTTTAGAATTTATTAAAAGTGCACAAGAAACTTATGGTTAATGTAAAAATTAAGCGTACTATTGAGCCAACTCCTATGTGGCCTAAGTATGAGACTCCACAAAGTGCTGGAGCCGATGTAAGAAGTAAGATCAGTACAGTTGTACCTGCTCATGGGAGAGTACTTGTCCCAACGGGAATGTTTGTTGCTATTCCAGAAGGTTATGAAATTCAGGTAAGACCTCGTTCTGGACTTGCTCTAAAGAAAGGAATTACGGTACTTAACACACCTGGTACCATAGATGCTGATTATAGAAAAGAAATAGGAGTGATTCTATTTAATACTTCTGACGAGGATTTCCCTATAGAAATGGGAGATAGAATAGCTCAGATAGTACTTAATAAAGTAGAACAAATTAATTGGGTAGAAGTAGATGAATTAGACGAAACAGCTAGAACAAATGGCTTCGGACATACCGGAGTAAAATAAACCTATTTAAATACTACAATTATGAAAAAGTTTCAAGAATTAATTTCGGATAATACAAGTGCTTCTTTGAAGCGCCGTGCTGCTCAAATTTCAACAAGTGCTGAAATTGCACAACAAAACTTAGTTAATGCTCTTAAACAAGAAAAGACTAATATTGAATTAAAGATTGCTGGTCTTACCGATCTTTCCCCAGATTCAACTGATTCTTTACGTCCTGGTTCAAAGGATTGGGATGCAGTAGAATGGGTAAAGAATTTACAAAATGCTAAACAAGAACTTTACCAAGTTAATATTCAGTTAAAACTTGCTCAAGAGACCTTTGATGAATACTTTACCGAAGGATGATTGCTGTTTCATGTAAAGAAGAACTTATAACTGAACGTTATAATGATCTTCGTTCGAGAATGGCTCCCGATGCTCACTTTGCTATATTTAACATAAGTAGTTGGATGGAGCCTTGGGGTTTTGGAAGAGAGCATAAAGGAATTGCTACCAAGATCTATAATGAAGCATTAGAAGCTCTCGGATGGGATACTGTGACAAGTATCTCTGATGATGAATATGCAGACTATATAATTATAGCTCTTAAATCCCAGAATGAAATAGGAATTGTATATATAGCAGAAGATAATTCAATACTTAAGGAGTATACAGAAGATCTTCTTAATTATATATCAGTAAGAAAGGTTCCTGTAGTATATGTACCTAAAATTCCAGAACCAAAGAAACCAGATAATCTTGTAATCAACAAATTGAATCTATTTAAATGAATACAAACGAATTTATAAGCTATATTAAAGACTATATAGAAGGAATTGAATTTCTAAAAAATATGTATGATGTTGGTCTAGATTTCTATGAGACCCCTCTATGTAAAAGTGCAGACTCAATATTTCAAGCTTGGCTTGATCAAATAACTAATGAAGAGGGACAAGACCTTATTTATTGGTGGTTATTTGAAGACGTGGATAAAGTAATAACAGAAGATGGAAAGGAGATTAATGTAGAAGATATTGAAGAATTTGCTAAATATTTAAAAGAGCATGGATATTTCTAAACTAAAAGAGTTACATTCACAAATTTTAGAGTTAAAAAAGAAAGCAGAAGCTACTGATTCTAAAAGAGAAACTCGTTTAATAGAAAGAGAAATTAATACTGTAGAATTAGATTTCTATGATGAGTTATATAAGCTCATTGATGAAATTCCAGACAAGATTGAACTTAGAATTAAAGTTGATAAAGTTGTATCTTTCGAAACTTATGATTTCACATCTTGGATTGAAAATGATCTTTTAGAAAGAGAAAGTCTTGATAATCTTAATATAATAGAGGAATTAAAAATTGCAATTGATGAAGATTTTGATCCTTTGTATGAGATTGATAATAATGATGTAAGTGTTGAATTTAAAGATGATAGATATAAGTAGACTTTTCGTGAACCTTGATGTGGTCCTCTCTAAGAGGACTACACTTGGTCAAATTCTCGCTCCATACGAGATAAATAATATAGTATCTAGAGCAAAAAAGAATAATTGGTCAGACGAAGCAATTATTGGATATGTATATAGATATTTAAAGGAAAATATATCTGATCTTGTAGATAATTCTGACTTCCTAGATGCCAATGTTATAGTAGAGTCTGATCCAGATATAACTAAGGCAATGCAATTAATGGATCAATCTCAGCAAGATGCAGAGAAACTTATCCTTGATAAAGAGTATAAGTATCCTGGATGCTGGGTAACTGATATTGCCAATGCTCTTAAAAAGTTAGAATGTCCAGAGTATTCTAGAGAACCTCTTATATGGGATGCTTACTATAATACTAACTGGGAAAGCAATGCTGATATTCCTGGATGGGCTAATCTAGCAGAGACTCTTGAAAATTATTACAATACATTATGACCTTAGTAACTAGAGATAGTAAAGGAAAAATAAGAGTCGTAGATCTCTGGTCTGAATATGACGAGGAATCCTATACTATATGTAGAGAAACTTATCAGTTAGGGGGTAAACATACTAGACAGCCAGATATCTATATAGAAGAGGGAAAGGCTGGACGTAACTTTATAGCTCAAGGAGAATTGCAGTTTATGTCCAAGCTAAAAGAGTATAAAGATAAAGGCTACAAAGAATTAGAAAAGAAACTTGAAGAATATACAGAACAGGAACTTAATGAAATAGTTGGAGAAGATATAACTAATCAGCATGGTGTACTTAAGCCTATGTTAGCTAAGCAAGCTGATAAAGTATCTCAGAAAGCTATAGACAAGGTTCCTTATTGGTATGCAAGTAGAAAAATAGATGGAGTGCGCTGTTCTTTCTACTATGATGGTAAGGAAATACATACTTCTAGTAGGGGAGGAGAGCATTATGACTTTGCTTGTTATCATTTTATAAATAATGAAAAACTTAATTTATTCTTCCAACGGCATCCTGGAGTAGTGCTAGACGGTGAATTATATAAACACGGACGAAGTCTTCAACAAATCTCAGGTGCTGCACGTCTTGAGAAAAATGCTGTCGACTGTGATTGGTTAGAATATTACATATATGATGTCGTAGACACTACTAGAACGTTTGAAGAACGACTCAAGATACTAGCTGCAATTAAACACGAACTAGGACTAGGTTTTAACCCAGAAAGAGAATGGGAAAAAGGAGAACTACAATTCCAAATGGTTCCACAGCAGAAGGTGTCGGGTTACAAGAATATAAATATACTTCACGATATTTATGTATCAGAAGGATGGGAAGGTGTCGTAATACGAGACCCATCTAAAGTGTATAGACCTAATGGGCGTACTAATGATATGATAAAGATTAAGAAGTATAAGGATGCCGAATTTATAGTCATAGATTATGAATTAGGACTTAGAGGTACAGAGGATATGACATTTACTTGTACCACTCCTGCAGGTCTAGAATTCAAAGCTAAGCCTTGGGGAGATAGAGCAATTAAAGAGGAATATGTTCGAAACTTTAAGACTAAATATCAATATAAAATGGCTAAGATTAAATTCTTTTATTACTCTAATGGAAATGATGAGAAGACTGGAGTACCCCTGCAACCTTCTTTGATATGCTTTAGAGATAAATCTGATATGTAATATGCAAATACCATCGTATTTTAAGATTGGAGGACAAGAGTATAATGTAGAAATAGTAGATAAATTAGATGATGACATATATGGTGATTATAGCTATACTCCTGCTAAGATAAGAATAGCAGAAACAACTGCTGGAGAAATAATACCTCAAAAACAAAGAGAAGCTACATTTTGGCATGAATTATTTCATGCTTTTCAGTATATGTTTGATTGTACTACAGATGAAGCACAAGTTCAATGCTTTTCCAATTTTATGATGGAATTCTTAGAATCTAAGAAATGAAGCTACAAATAAGTAAAAACGCTAATATAAACTACCTATCTAAAGTGGTAGATATTCAGGAATTTGTAAAGCATCCTGATCCTAAAGTAGAAAGAATAAAGTGTGCTGTAGTAGATGGATTTATAATTACTGTGGGAATAGATAGTGAGCCTGGACTGTATATATATTTTCCAGTGTTGTCTCAGATAAATCCACAACTATTACAATATCTTAATTTATATAGAAATAAAGAAAAAAATAAAGATCCAGAGAAAACTGGATACTTTGAAGATAAGGGTATTGTTAAGGCTATTAATTTAAGAGGAGTAAAGTCTGAGGGATTTTTAATGCCCATGTCAGATCTACAGAACTTTATAGTAGATTCCGTAAATGCAGAATTAAAAGATATTACTCCTAACACGGAATTTGATGAGGTTGAACATAATGGTAAAACCTTCTGGATTTCTAAGAAATATATAGCTCCTGTTCAGAAACTTCCCGGAACCTCAAGTTCTCCTAAGGAGAGAAAGAAAAAGAAAGGACTTGATAAAATTATTGATGAACAATTCCGATTCCATTATGATACAACCCTTATCAAAAAGTGTCCTCACGTTATCAAGCCTGATGATATTATCCATATATCTTCTAAGTGGCATGGTACGTCTGGTATATCTGCTTATGTGCTATGTCATAGAAAGCTTAATTGGAAAGAAAAGATTGCTAAGTGGCTCACAAAGAATCCTTTTGATACATATGATTATATCTATTCGTCTCGCACTGTTATAAAAAACAGATATTATAATCAAGGAGTAACAGACGGTTATTATGGATGTGACGTATGGAAGTATGCTGATGATTTCATAAAGCCTTTCCTTATTAAAGGTATGACTATTTATTATGAGATAGTAGGTTATCTTCCAAATGGAGGTTGGATCCAAAAGAATTATGACTATGGATGTGAACCTCCTACTCAAGTTACAGATCCAGCTACAGGAGAAACCGTAGTACAATATAAGCAAGGAAAGCATTTTAAAGTACTTGTATATCGTATTACTCTTACTAATGTAGATGGACAAGTACATGAGTTCTCTGCACACGAAGTACAAACTTGGTGTAGAAATAGAAGTTTACTTTGTGCTCTTGAATATTACTATGGATATGCTTGTGACTTATATTCAGATATTCCTAGGGACGAACATTGGAATGAGAACTTCTTACAAAGATTAGCAAATGATAAAGGCTTTAATATGGAGCAGAATTCTCCAGAATGTAATAATCCAGTTCCACATGAAGGTCTTGTTATCAAGATAGAGAATATGAAGAGTGAAGCTTTCAAATTGAAATGTTTCAAATTCTTAGGTTTAGAACAAGATGCAGCCCTTGCTGGTGAAGCAAATATTGAGGACAACTCGTGAAAGCATTTACAATTAAACAAAGTATAACTAATAGAGATAGAGATTCAGTAAATCTTTATCTTAAGGATATTAGTCATATTAAAATGCTGACAGCTGAAGAGGAAAAGGAAATAGCTATAAAAGCAAAGGAAGGTGATAAAAGAGCCAAGGACAGACTTATCTCTGCTAATACAAGATTTGTAGTTTCTGTAGCTAAACAATATCAAGGACAAGGTCTTGATCTTGAAGACTTAATAGCAGAAGGAAATATAGGTCTTATTAAAGCAGCAGAAAAGTTTGATCCAGACAAAGGCTTTAAGTTCATCTCTTATGCAGTTTGGTGGATTAGACAGTCTATTTTACAAGCTCTTTCTGATAAGTCTAGAACTATTAGACTTCCTCTTAATCAAGTTACCTTATTAAATAAGATACGTAAGGCTACAGCAGAATTTGCAGGTAAAAATGAAAGAGATCCTTCTCTTAAAGAATTGGAAGAAATTACAGGTATACCTTCTGATAAAGTCTATGCAATTCTAAATATGTCTGCTAAACTTATATCTGTTGATTCTCCATTTAAAGATGAAGAAGAAGGTACTTATATTGATATAATTCCAAATCAAAATAGTCCAAAAGCTGATGCTGGACTTATGAAAGAGTCTAAAGAGGTAGCTATTGCTAAAGTACTATCCCCTCTCGGTCCACGTTCTCATGATATAATAAGAATGTATTTCGGACTTGGAACAAGAGAAATGACTCTTACAGAAATTAGTGAAAAGTTTGGAGTTACTAGTGAGAGAATAAGACAAATAAAAGAGAAGGCTTTAGATATTATAAAGGATAATGTAAGAATGTATCTTAAATAAAATTTGAAGTATATGATAAAACAATGGTTAATAACTGCTGAAGCTCCATTATGTGGGACAGAAACACATTACATCGCTTATTCTAAGGAAGATCCATTAAACCAATCTGAAGTGGAAGAAGGAATAATTCAAGATTTATGGGATAATTATTCTTATCTTTTACATATAGATGATGAAGAGTTTGACTCTGAGGAAGAAAGAGATGAAGCATGGGATCAAGCCTGGGAAGATTGGAGATGTGATTGTAATATTTATGCAGAAGAAGCAACTGATGAAGAGATAGAAATGAATGCTCCAGGAGGAGATGTTAATTGTTTGGAAATTGTTTACGACGAAAGAAATGAAGAGTAATTTTATTCATGTTTGTTTTATTATTGATGAAAGTTCATCAATGTGGACATCTGTTACGGATGTAAAAGAAGGATTTCAGAAAATTATAGAAGAACAAAAAGCTAATAAAGAAGGAACTTGTGCTATCTCTATATTTAGATTTGCTACTACTCCAAAAGAAGCAGACTTTGTAATGAAGGATATAAGAGAAGTAGAAGACGCTCTTAATTATAATCCATCTGGATGTACAGCAATGTATGATGGAATAGGTAAGGCTATAGATGAAATAGGTGAAAGACTTGCTGCTATGCCTGAAGAAGAACGTCCTGAGAAGAACCTTATTGTTATTATGACAGACGGAGAAGAAAATTCTTCACATAATTACCAACCATCTAAGGTTCGTGAAATGATTAAACATCAGGAAGACAAATATTCTTGGACATTCCTTTATATAGGAACTGATATCTCTAATACTAGAGATGCAGATAGAGTTGGAGTAGGATATAAGTTTGCTACTACTCGTGGTAAGATGTATAAAGGTTATGATACTATTAATAGTGTTGTATCTTGTTATAGAAATACTTTAGGAAATGCACATACTAAGGGTGTTGCAATGTTTAATGCTTTAGAAGCTGAGATTACTACTAATAATGCAGAATATTTAGCTGATACTGGTGTAAAGATTGACTAATATGAAATACTATCTAGTAACATATGATGGCAATTATGCCGATGAATTTGATGTATACTTCCATGATGTAATGTCAGAGGAAGAATTGGAAGATGCAAAAAGACTAATAGGCAAAACAGAATGGATTGAAAGAGAGTTCTGGTTTGGAACCAATGAGAATATCGATGTTAATACAGCAGAACTTATGGAATGTTTAAACGAGTCCAGGGAACTTACTGAAGAGCAACTCAAAGTTCTACAAGAATTAGGACTTACACATATAAGTTTTGGAGATGGACTCAATTGGGACCATATTATTGATGACGCTTACGATTGGGTAAATGGGTAAATTAATTTTATGTCAAGGTATACAAGGCTCAGGTAAATCTACTTGGGCCAAAGCCTGGGCTAAAGAAGACCCAGAACATAGAGTAAGATTAAACTACGATGATCTTCGTAATATGATGGGAGAGTACTGGGTTCCTTCTAGAGAAGGAATGCTCAAAGAAATGGAACAAGCCTTTCTACTTAAAGCAACTCAAAAAGACTATGATATTGTTATCGACAATATGAATCTTAATCCAAAGACTATAGCTAAATATGAAGAATGGGCCGCACAGAATAACTATGAGATTCAGAAGGTACTATTTGACACTCCAGTGGATGAGTGTATTCGGAGGGATCATTTACGTGAAAATCCTATTGGAGAAGTTATAATTAAACGTACTTGGAATACTTATAGAAACTATATTATAGGAGAAAGTATAAAGAAGATGAAAGCTAAGGAACTTAAACAGAATCCTAATCTTCCTCATTGTATTCTTGTAGATATGGATGCTACTTTATTCTTAAATACAAATGGAAGACCTTTCTATGGTGATGATTTAGAACCTACTGATATTCTAAAGGATGAACCTATATTATCGACTATTACTTTGGTTAAGGCTTACCAAAATACTGGCAATTTGGTTATTGGTCTTAGTGGAAGAGAAGATAAACCACAAATACGAGCTTGTACAATTAAACAATGTGAGAATCAGGGTATACATTTAGATGCTTTAATTCTTAGACCTATGGGCTCTCGCAAGAGAGGTGATGCTTCTAAGAAGGAACTCTTTGAAGAGCATATAAAAGGTAAGTATTATGTAGACTTTGTACTTGATGACTCTACTAAAGTAGTTAAGATGTATAGAGATCTAGGTCTTACTTGTTTACAACCAAATGATGGAAAATTCTAATGAAGATGAGAAATTGTTTTGGATGTGGATACCATAAAATGGAAAAGGACTCTAAAGGAGTACCATATCACTATTGTTCTGATAGGGATTGTAGAGTAGATCCACATGAACCTGAATGTAATTATGACTGAACAAGAATTTTTACAAAAAAGAAAACCAGTATTTGTGGATCCTGATTCTGGGCTTGCTACAATAGTTTCAAATCAAAATATAAAAGATAAAAACTTTGCAGAAATACTTTCTAATCTAAAGATTTATTGGTTAAATACTATTAGAGGTTATATATGGGAAGATCATCTAATGTTATATATAAATGATTATGAAATTCCCAATTTTGCTATAGGCACTTGTATATATTTCTTTAATTTCTTTCCCGAAATAAAATGGATAGGACTTGGATGTAACAAGGGTTGTATAGGAGAAATATGGCCTCCAAAGCTAAAAATCTTTAAGTGTGATATATGTAATAACTAATCAAACAACATTCTTTTCCAAGTTTCCTAGAGTTAGTGTTAAAGAGTCTCTTGATATTATAGAGACTTGGGCTAGTGTGCAGTTTGACTCTGAAACTCTCGGAAAAGATGCACACGTTGGAAAACCTTTATCTGCTCAGTTTGGTGCTCCAGACAAGAGTGTACAATTTGTTGTTGACTGGACTACTGTTGATATAAGACTTTATAAAGATGTACTGGAAAATAAATTAATTGTAGGTCAGAATTTAAAGTTTGATTTACAATGGTTATTTAACTATGGTATAGTTCCTTTAAAAGTCTATGATACTATGATAGCAGAGCAACTTATATATTTAGGATTTCCTCCAGCTGGTAAGCCAGGAGGAATTTCCTATGCTCTTAATGAGATTGCTATGCGTTATCTTGGTAAGTATATTGATAAGACTGTCCGAGGACAAATTCAGTATAAAGGTCTTGATGATGATGTGATTGAGTATGCAGCTAATGATGTTGTAGACTTAGTAGATATAGCTAAGAAGCAAATTGAAATTTGTAAGAAACGTAATTGTATGCGTGCCTTACAGATTGAGATGGACTTCGTTCCAGTTATTGCTTATCTAGAATGGTGTGGAATCAAGCTAGATATTAATAAGTGGAAGGCTAAAATGACTAAAGATGAAAACAATAGAAGAGAAAGACTTGAAAAATTGAATGATTTCCTTATTAAATGGTATAGAGATAGAAATGGTAAGGACAATATGGTAGGAGTTCCATATGTAATATCCTCCTTTATAAAGAGTAATATACAAGAGCCTCCTTCATCTGCTAAGCCTATGTCTCGTCCATATAAAAAGGAAGGAAATGTAGACGACTTGTTCCAAGACTTTTCTATTCCATTCTATATTACGAATAAGAGTGGAAAGATAATTCCCTTTATAAAGATAGACTTACAAGGGGACTTATTCTCTGGATTTAATACCGATCCTCAGTGTGTTCTTAACTGGGATAGTTCTGATCAAGTTATTTATTTCTGTCAGTTACTTGGTTTTAATACTAAAGTAGAAGACAAAGCTACAGGAGAAGATAAAGATTCTGTAGTGGAAAAAGCACTTAAAGTTCAAAAAGGAATTAATGATGAATTCTTAAAGTTGTATTTCGATTATAAGGAAGCATCTAAAGTTTGTAGTACTTATGGACAGACGTATCTTAACGCTATTAATCCTAATACTGGCAGAATACATACTAACTTTAAGCAACTTGGTGCATCTTCTGGTAGAATGGCTTGTGGTAGTAAACAAAATAATGATGATCTCGCTAAGTTAAAACATACAGAACTTTCTAAACTTCCAGCTAAACTAAGGAAATGTGGTTATCCACAATTGCAGAATTTGCCGGCAGACCATGATACTAGAGGTGCATTTGTTCCTGAGAAAGGAAATATAATGTGTTCTTGTGATTATTCTGCTCTAGAAAGTAGGCTTGGTGCCGATATTTATAACGAACAATCAATGATTGATGAGTATTTATATGGCACTGGAGATATTCATAGTCTTACTGCTAAACATTGTTTTCCTGTAGAACTTGCAGGTATAGAGGTTAAAGATATTAAAGAGAAGAGACCTGATTTAAGAAGTCGTGCTAAACCTGTAGAGTTTAGTCAACAATTTGGAGGAAGTGCTAAAGCAATACAAAATGCTCTTGCCTGTACTAAAGAAGAAGCAGAAGCGATTGCTAAGGCATATAATGAAGGTTTCGCTGGTATTGCTCGTTTTAAAGAAATAGGTTTCAAGAAAGTATGTCAAACTGGTTATGTACTGATTTGTCAGTATACTGGACATAGAACCTATATGCCAGATTGGAAAGAGTGGAGAGAAGCTATGGATGATGAAAATTTTTGGACAAGGTATGATTATCTACATGACACTATGCCTTATAAAGAGTTTATTCATACATATGAATATCATAAAGCTTCTGAACTTCGTAAAACTTCTTCTAAGTGGTCTAGACTAGCTCTTAATTCTCCAACTCAAGGTAGTGGTATTATAATTCTTAAGTATGCTATGGCTAAGTTCTTTAAATGGATAGTAGAGAATAAATTATTCGGAATAGTAAAGATTTGTGATTTAGTTCATGATGAGGCTGTTATAGAATATCCAGAAACAATGCCAGAGGTGTCTACAATACTTAAAAAGTTTATGGAAGAAGCATCTGCTAAATTCTGTAAGAAATTACCCATACCAGCAGTACCTGAGTGTGGTGACCATTGGATTCATTGATTATGAATATAATAGTTTTATGTATAATTGGCTTCTTTATAGGAGCCATTTTAGGTTCTAATTCTTAAAATTATGAATAAAAGATGTAGATTATTACTAACAACTAAGTGTCCAAATGATTGTCCACTATGTTGTAACAAACAGTTCAATCTTATGAACGATGTTCCAGTTATAGATCGTTGGGATTATGACGAATTCATTTTAACTGGAGGTGAACCTTTATTCCCAAATGCTGAAAAACTCTGTGAATTCTTAGACATATTTAAGAAATTCCAGAGTTTAATGGGAAGAAATCCTCTTATCTATTTATATACTTCGATTTGTCATCCTCAAAGATGGAATGATATTATCTGTACTTTAGATGGAATAACGTATACTGTACATACACAGGATAATGCAAGAGAATTAATCCAACTTTTACATGTAGTTAAGAACGTAAATAATGGATATGATCAAATATTCCCTAATTTATCTTGTTTTCCATCTAAATCATTATGGTTAAATCTGTTTCCTGAAGGTAAAACTTTTATAGAATCAGAACTTGCCAAATCTCCATATAAATGGGATGATATTTCTAGTATATTTAGAATAAAACAAATGGAATGGAAAGAGAATTGTCCAGTTCCAGAGGGTGAAGATTTTAGACGTATCAATAATCTTTGGTAATATGTGGGTAACAACTGATACTTACGGTGATAAACTTATCTGGGAGAAGAAGCCTGAAAGAGCTAAGAATGGAAAAGAATGGATAAATGGTGGTGCAGTCGGTAGGTTGGGAGAATTCCCACTTACCGATATCCCATCTTTTATTCAAGCTCAAGAATGGAAAGACGTTCCTATTCAAGTTAAATTTGAAATTAAGAAGAAATGACAGTACAGATTATTGTTAGTAAAGATTTAGATTTTGATCAAGAAGAACTTGCTCGATATCTAAATAATGGAATTTTAGATTATGCTACCAGAGATAATTGGATTATAGATAATATTAGTTTTATAAAATGAATATTTTATTAGCAATATTAGGTATATGGTGTGTATTAGGCCTTATAGTCTTTGCTTGGAGTATTTATAAAGCACCTCTAGTGAAAATGAAAACTTATTATTTTAGACTTTTTCAATGTGGTGATGAAGATGGAGATACTATCTTCGTAACAGCAGCATCTTGGCCACAAGCTGAAGAAATGGTATACCAAGATTATCACTCTATTGATAGACTTGATCGTTTATATTGTAAATGAAATTTATTGAACCTTCTGTAGAAATCATCCAGCAAGAACCTGGAATTGACGGAATGATGAAGATGATAGAAATGGCTGGACGTACAGCATATAAATCAGAAGATCATATAACAGAAGATTCAGCAAAGAAATTTGTAAAGATGCTTAAGAATAGAAATCATGGTGCTGCATTAGAGCATGGTACTTGCTATCTTGCTATTCCACGTGAAGTTTGGAATGAAATTGTAGATAATCATGATTTTAACTTTATGGATTGTCCATATCAATGGTATGGCTTCGATTATAGAGGAGGAATTGATGGACAAGACCATATTTATCTTACTACCAACTATAGAGTTCTTGTAGAACATAGATATGAACAACTCCTAGATTACATGGTAACTCCTACTGAAGATGAGTTCCAAAGTAATGACTCTTATCAACATTTTCATCGTCGTATTACTGTAAAGTTTATTTGCGACAGGGGAGTAAGCCACGAATTCTGCCGTCATCGCGTTTTCAGTTTCCTTATGGAATCGACACGCTATTGTAATTATGGTAAGGACAAGTTTGGTAATCAAATTACCTTTATAATTCCAAGATGGATTCATGATATTCAAGAGAATATAGCATCAACAATTGAACCTACTACTGGTTTTACAAGGGAATATTTTAGAGACTATGAAACTAATGTTCTAATGGTTAATCTTACTACTGTAGATAGAACAGTTTCTCAATATGTAGATACTCTACAGATTATTGAAGACTGCTATCTAGATATGTTGACACTTGATGATGGAACTAAACTAATTCCTCAGCAAGCTAGACAAATACTTCCAAATGCTCTTAAGACTGAACTAGTAATGACTGGTACAATAGAGCAGTGGAAACACTTCTTTGATCTTAGATGTGCTGTTTCTGCACATCCCGATGCAAGATATCTTGCTGTACAATTAAAAGAACAATTCCTTAATAAGGGTTATCTAAAATAATTATTTATGTTCAAATTTATTCTTAAACTGATTTTTGGCGATTATAATCGTCGTATTGCTAGGTCTATGTCTGCCTTTACTAAGATTATCGAGAAGTGTCAGAAACTCAATGAGGAAATGCACTCCGATATTCAAAAGAAAAATGAGAAGATTAATGATCTTAATTCACAAATTGGAGATATAGAGAAAAGTATCTCCAGAAACGAGAAGTTCATTTCTAATGTTCAGAAACTTACGGAGTAAAACTAAAAAAGCCCTGACGAAAGTTGGGGCTTTACTCGAAGCATTTGCAGAAGCTGTAGGAGACTTAGTTGATGATAATTTGGACTTCGATTAAAAGATGGTGGAAGAATCACCGCTGGGTAGATGTAAGAAATAATTACATTATTCCTCATAAGAATACAACATTCTGGCTTACCGATTATTCAGTCGAAGAAGAAAGAAAATTTAAGAAAGAACATGCATCTAGATTTTATCAATATTGTTTCACTCCAGGTCCAATAGGTACCTGTATAAAAATTAAAGGTGGGGATGCCGAACAGGACATTACCGATTACGGATCTTGGTAAGAAATGGCTAGAATACTTTAAAAGTATTGATTGTAAGTATGTAGTCATTAACCTTAAAGATATGGTAGCTGCTCTCACTGAAGAAGAACTTAATGATTTCAATTGGTTCTTAATGAAGTATAATGATTGGAGAGCAGAAGTAAAATGTAAAGATACAGAAACTCTTGATAGGTATTTCTGTGTAAAGAGAGATGATTTTCCAGTATTTAAAGATAATGCATTAGGTTTTTGGAAGTGGGTACACGAAGTTTATAATTACGTTTATGGAAACAATGACAAAACAACAGAAGCTTGAAGGATTCAAGGGAATACTAGAAAACGAAGATTTTAGAAGAATGTGGATGAAAATGCATACTCCTTGGGTACGTAGACATAAAAAAATTGGTCGTAATGAAATATGTCCATTCTGTGATTCTGGTTTAAAGTATAAACAGTGTGAATGTTATGAAAAACGTTTCAATGGAAAGTATGTATTAGATGAAAAGCATACAAAAGGATGGAAATAATTACTAAATATGATGTAAATACTCCTATATTCTTCACATCAGATACTCATTTTTGTCATGCTAATATAATTAAGTTTTGTGGACGTCCATTTAAGGATACAGCTGAAATGAATAATGCTTTAATAGAGAACTGGAATAAAGTAGTAGGTCCAACTGATATAATATATCACCTCGGAGACTTTTGTTTTGCCGGTTCTGTAGATTGGCATTCTATTCTTGGACAATTAAATGGAAGAATTCATCTTATATTAGGTAATCATGATGAAAAAAACTTAAGACAAGGATATATGAACTTATTTGAAAGTGTTAGTTATCAACAACATATAGTTATTGGCCCTGATAATTTTTATTTAAATCATTATCCTTACTTATGTTATCCTGGACATCATTCACATACTTATCAGTTATTTGGACATATACATAGCAGTCCTTATATATTTGATGGTACTGACGCAGGAAAAGCAAAGAAAATGCTTACTCCAACTCAGTATGATGTAGGAGTAGATTGGAATAATTTCACTCCAATCAGCTATGATTGTGTAATAAAGAAGTTGCAGAAACAGGTTTATGAAAATAAAAATATGTTTGAGATATAAAAATATTATGTATTTTGGCAGCAATTCTTATAGTTTCCTCCACAATAGTAAAGTCTGTTATTGAAGAAGATTATGAATATGCTTTACAATTTATCTTAGGAGTAGGATTTACTTTATTAATATGGATAACAATATAAACGAAGACTTTAAAAAAGGTTATATGAGAGCTCTTAGAGATGTATTCTCGGTATTAATTGAGAATATGGACGATGAAGTTAGAGAAGAATTATTTAAAGAACTTAAAATTCAAAAAGTATGAATAGAACTTTAATTATTGTTGATGGTCAGTATGACTTTATTGAAGGTGGTAAATTAGCAGTACAAGGAGGTAAACAAGCTCTAGATAATATAGTAGAATACCTGAACTCTGGAGAAATTTCTATGGTAATTACTACTCAAGACTGGCATAATGGTAAGCATTGTTCTTTTAAAGAGCAAGGTGGAGATTTCCCAGAGCATTGTGTAGAAGGAACCTATGGAGCAGATCTATATGCACCAATCGTAGAAGCCATCAAGAAAAATAATATACTTTGGTTCAATCTTAAGAAAGGACAGTATATAGAAGAATTTACTGCTTTTACTCATAAGACGGAGGAGTATGCTCATTGGAAAGAATTCGGAACTACTGATGATCATAATCCTTACTTTCAGTTTCACGAAGATGAGATTATTGAAATCTGTGGTTTAGCAGGAGATATTTGTGTAATGAATACAGCAATAGCTCTAAAAGAGTTAAAGCCTGTAATCATTTATAATCTTACTGCATCTTTAGATGATGGTAATTTCAGAGCCCTTGCCAGTCAGCACGGTATTACTTTGGTGGAGGTATGATAAAGAATCCAGTTTTAGGAGCAATCGCAGGGGACATGATAGGTGTTCCCTACGAGTTCCTTCGTCATGGAGTTGTAGTATCTCCAGAATTTCCTTTATGGTCGGACAATTCCACATTTTCTGACGACTCTGTAATGACTTTAGCTGTAGCTAAATGGTTACTAGAAGACGATAGTTATTCTGTTCAGAATCTTATAGATTGTATGGTAACTCTTGGGCGTAAATATCGTAACAGGGGTTATGGTGGTAATTTTGGAGCTTGGCTAGATAGTAAATATCCTCAACCATACAATTCTTGGGGTAACGGTTCAGCTATGAGGGTTAGTCCTTGTGCTTGTGTTTTAGATTCACTGTCTGGAACTCTTGCCCTTGCTGAAAAATCTGCATCTGTAAGTCACAATCATCTAGAGGGAATAAAAGGTGCACAATGTGTTGCTGAATATATATGGTATGCACTTAGAAAAGAACGTCCAATAATTAGAGGATATGATTATAATCTTGATAGAACTCCGCAGCAAATTAGAGATTCTGGATATACATTTAAAGTAAGTTGTCAAGAATCTGTACCAGAAGCTATATGTTGTTTCTTAAATAGTAATTCCTATGAACAAACTATAAGAGAAGCAGTACTTCTAAGAGGTGATACTGATACACAAGCCTGTATGGCTGGCGCTATTGCTGCGGCATATTGGGGAATGCCTGAAGATATAGCAGAAGAAGCTAAAAGCAGGCTACCTCAAGATCTATATGTGATTTTATCTAAGTTTAGTAAAAAGTTTAATTTACCGTTATGATTTTAAGTATTTTAGACACTGATTTATATAAGTTTACTACATCGTATGCTTATATGAAACTATACCCTAATGCAATAGGTATGTTTGAATATGTAGACAGGAATAATACTGTTTATGATGAATCTTTCTTAACTTATCTACAAAGTCAAATTGACAAGTTAGATGAAGTTAAATTAACTGAGCAAGAGTTTATTCAAATATTGTCTAATAAATGGTTAATGCGTTTTATTCCCTTTATATATTGGGAGTGGCTTAAAGGCTTTACATTTAAACCATTAAAGATAAATATTTGGCTTGATACTGAAGGACATTTACATATTAGAGTAACTGATTATCTTTATAAAGTAACACTTTATGAAGTGCCTATTCTTTACACTGTTTCTGAATGTTACTATAAGTTCTTTAATATTAATGCAAATATAAATTTAATGTATAAGAACTTAAAAGAGAAGATAGATTATGCTAACGAAAATAATCTTATATTCTCAGAGTTTGGTACAAGAAGAAGATATTCATCAAATATACATGAGTTAGTAATTCAATATATAAAAGAATATTCTAAGACTTGTGTAGGTACTTCAAATGTTTACTTTGCTCTTAAGTATAATATGATGCCTTGTGGTACATTTCCACATGAGTGGGTTATGTTCCATGGAGCAATATGGGGATATCAACAAGCAAACGAACTTGCAATGCGAGACTGGGTACGCTGTTATGATGGTGACCTAGGAACAGTTCTTGTTGATACTTACACTACAAAGTTCTTTATAAATCAGTTCTCTCGTAAGTATAGTAAACTGTTTGATGGTCCAAGACTAGATTCAGGAGATGAACGAGAATTAGGAGATTTATTTATTGAACATTATAAATCAATGAATATTAATCCTATGACTAAAACTCTTGTAATGAGTAATGCTCTTGATTTTCCAAAGTTTAAGACTATTAGAGATTACTTTTTAGGTAGAATAAATGTTGTAGCTGGTATAGGTACTAATCTTACAAATGACTGTGGAGTAACTCCTCTTAACGAAGTAATGAAACTTATAGAAGTACAACAACATTCCAACGCTCCAAAACTTGCTTGTATTAAACGTTCAGATGATGTGGGTAAGAGATTAGGAGATCCAGTTCAACAGCAAATACTTGATTGTGTATTAGAAAATGCCGCGTAAAAAGACGACTAAAACGGTGGAGACAAAGGAAAAACTTCCCTTGTTTCCACCTAAACCACGAGAAAAACTAACTTCTGGACAAGAACTTTATTGTTATTACCCTCCTGATGATACATATCATAAAAGAGTGTATATAAAGGATGGAAAGGATCCCGATTGGGTAGTAACAAAAGATGAGAAAGGTCAGAATTGGTTAGTAAATATAGAACATTTACATGATACTATTTTAACAAAAGAAGAATATGAAAAATTGGGACAAATGGATAAATGATGCCGTAGAATCCTTAGAGGGATATATAAAGTACTATAAATTAAAAAGTGTAGTACTTGGTCTTAGTGGTGGAATAGACAGCACTGTTTCTGCAGTAATATGCCACTTAGCTACTAAAAATACACCCGGTGTTACATTTATTGGGAGAAGCCTTCCTATTAAAAATGCTGGAGATGATACCTCTATAGCAAAGAAACTTGGAGAGAAACTTTGTGATGATTTTGTAGAAGTTAACATGCTTCCATTCTATAATAACTTTAGAGAACAATTCTACAATGAAGAAGAGGAATCTAAAGCCTCTGTAATAGCAGACGGTAATATTATGGCTAGACTTCGTATGATTTATCTTTATCAACTTGCTAATCATTATAAAGGAATAGTTATTGATACAGATAATGCTACTGAGCATGAACTGGGTTTCTATACTGTACATGGTGACGTAGGAGATTATAATGTAGGTATTCGTTACTTATGGAAACATGAAATCTGGGAACTTGCAGAAGTTCTTAAGAATTATGCCCCAGAAGCAGCAGATATTATACAAGAATCAATAAATCTACAGCCTACCGACGGAAACACTGGAGGTACTGATATAGACCAGATTGCTCCAAGTGCAACATACGGAGATGTAGATTTTATTCTTAACTCTCTTACTGATAGATTTAGTTATAGAAAAGCTATTGATGTGTGTGGTCTAGAATTAGTAGAAAGAATTGATGATAGAGTAGCAGCAAATTACTATAAACATTATCTTCCTGTTACATTAAAGACTATGCAAAATTGGTTTAATAAAGAAAATATTTAATATGGATGAGATAACTCCATTATAGCGGAAAGAATACAATAGAAGTATCTTTTAATTTAGAAGGAGAAGAAATTTCTAAAGACTTTATACATTATCGTATTAAACAATGAAAGTAGCCTTTTATTTAGGGAGTTTTAATCCTCCACATTATGGACATCTTACTGTTATAAATGATGGACTTCAACAATTTGAGATGGATAAAATAATAGTGGTTCCTGCTATGCATAATCCAACTAAACAGGAGAAGCCTGCGCCATTCGATATAAGATGTTCGTGGATGGAAAAACTTAGTGCTCAATTTCAGGGCTATGTAGAAGTGGATAGAATCGAGGAATTAATGATTCCTCCTTTCTATTCATATGCTACATTACATGCTCTTCGAACTAAGCATTGTAATGATGAAACATACCTACTTGTTGGAGAAGATTTAGTCGACGAAATAAATGATTGGATGAATGGAGGACAAATACTAAAAGATTGGGACCTATTAGTTGTGGATAGACCACAAGGAGATTTGTCTTCAAGTTTATATAGAAAATGTCCTATTTTATTTAATTCTTTTATTCCAGAAATTATTAGAGAAGAAGTTTATTATTATTTTAGTGAACATGGAGAAAATAACACTAACTAATTTATGTAATTATATATATGATTGCATAAACAACAATAAAGGTATTTATAGAAATAGTTATGGAGGATTTTTTCTTATAGGTGAAATATCAGTAATGGCTTGTAATTATTCTAATTTAAAAGAGATTGTTGTTAAGCCTTATACCTATAATCATAATGTAAGAGAAAAGGATCCAATAATCATTTTAAAAATAACTGAATTCACAGAAGAAGAATGGTTAGAGTATCAAAAAGCATTACTTGCCATACAGCGTCATAATGAAGATGTAATAATTAAAGCTATTAAGAAGAATGGAAAAGAATTGGAGTTATAAAATTCTTGATGGACCTCACACAGGCAAGACTTTATGGAGTGGAAGATACTGTGCCGTAGCAGCATTTGTATTTAGACGTATAGAGGGCATATGGTCAGTTCTAGCCAATCTTCGTGGTCCTGGTACACCAGACTTCCAAGGGTGTTGGAACGCAGTGTGCGGCTTCCTAGAGGCCAATGAGAGTGCTGAACAGGGTTGTTCACGAGAAATTTTTGAGGAAACTGGGTATGAGATAAAACCAGAAAAATTTCTGCAAGTATTTACTCACACCGATCCAGAGACTTCAAATAATGCTAACGTTACTATAAGACATCTTGCAATATTCTTTGAACACGAATTAGGTCCTAGACAAACACCTAATGGAGGAGAAGACCAGGAAGTCGACGCAGTAAGTTGGATTGCTATTGATGAAATAGATAATTATAAATGGGCATTTGATCATGAAAAGATTATAAAGGACTTATTCTATAATTATATCTACCCACTTACAGAATATTCTCCATTATCTCCTGGTGATTACTTTATGCTTGGTAATAGAAAATGGTTACAGAAGAATCCTTTAGTGAAGAAGATACTTAAAACTAAGGTACTTGGAACATTTGAATTATATGATTAATATTGATAACTTAATAGCAGAAGCACGTAAAGAGCAAAATCCAATTAAATTAGAAGCATATAAACAAGTTAAGCAAGAATTCTTACTTAGAAAAACTAAGGGAGAAGATATTAATACAAATACTGAAGTTGCTGTACTTAAGAAACTTGTTGGGCATTATACAGATCAAGCTCAGATGTACCAAATAAATGGAAGAGAAGAAATAGCAAATGAATATACAGCATATGCTAATGAACTCAAAAAGCTTCTTCCAGAAATGATGTCTGCTTCAGAAATTGAAGAGAAAGTAAATTATATAATTGAACATAATTTTGATGGAATGCCTACTAAAAAGGACATGGGTAAAATTATCAAAATGTTCAAGGATAGTTATTCCAATGCAGATGGTGCAGTACTAGCTAATATAGTCAAAGCAAAGATATTTGTATGATTATAGGTATAGCAGGTAAAGCACAAGCAGGTAAGGATACTACTGCTAAAATGTTAGCTTGCTTACTTTCTAATCCTAACTTAACATGGCAAATGTATTGGGAATCTGATATAGTATTTCCACAACAACATTTCGTTGTACATTATGCTGACTTATTGAAGGAAATTTCTGGACCAATGCTTAATATGCCTTTTGAGAATTTTAATGATCAAGAGGTAAAACAACGTTATATTCCTTGGCTTGACATGACTGTAAGAGAATTCTTACAAAGGTTAGGAACAGGAGTAAGAGTAGCAATTGATTCAGAATTTTGGGTAAAAGCACTATTTAATACTTATGATAAGAATATCATAGTAGCAGATGTGCGTTTCCCGAATGAAGCAGAAGCTATAAAAGAAAGAGGTGGAAAATTGATTAGAATAGAACGTCCTGGAGCTGGAGCAGGCAATCACATCAGTGAAACTGCTCTAGACGATTATAAAAGATGGGATATTGTAATTGACAATGTTGGTACACTTGAAGACTTATTTAATGTAGTAAAATTTCATGTACAAAACAGTTTATAAAAAGAATGGGGAGTCCGGTTATCGGGCTCCCCTCTTTTTTTTTACTACTGGGCTTTCTTCCAAGCAGCATATGTATCTTTACCAGCACGTGCAACAGCAAAATTGCCCATAAATGCATCAGATACAGACTTACGACCTGTTACAACTTTAAGTCCATCTTGCATAACTTTAAGATTTACTTCATACATTGGAGAAGCAGTATTATCTCCAAGCCAATCTTTAAAATTTAGAGGACCTCTAAATGAATCGTAAGAACGTCCTCCAGCTTTATAAAGTATTTCGGTTGCTAAGTTAGCGATTACTGGATTATCTTTCATTACTTTCTTATAATCCTTATAAGCAGGATCGAGAGCAAATTTAAATATACTAAACAATAGAAGAGTTACAAACATGTCACTAAGTAACTTAGCGAGACTAGCTCTAACGGTTGGGTTAGCTCTTATATAATCTTTCATTGCTTGTAAACCTCCATCCTTAGTAATATAGTATATGTCTCTTAATGTGTAAGCAATACCTTGTACAATAGTTGGAACATTATGATATAGAGGCATTCCAGTATCCATTGTAGTAATTCCTCCATCTTCATCCAAGAATAATGGATTACCAGCCTCGTCAGTCTGTTGTTCAACATTAGAACGATTGGCACTATACTTACCAGGTTTCATAAAATAATTATTCCAAATACCATTCATCCAAGTAGTATACATACCAAAGAACCACATGAGTGTAGTATGTTCTCCCATAGACTTAAGAGACTTATCGTATGCACCATATATATTATCAGCTACTTCCTTTACAGCAAGTATTTCTTTATCAGAATATGGAGCAGGTAAGAAAGTTTCTGCAGTCTCTGGATTAAGATCAATCTATTGTTCAGGATGTTCAGCATTCCATTCTCTTGCTTTAGACATATAAAGAGCTTTAGCCTATTTATATTCAGTAGAGTCCTTTGGAGTTCCATCTACTAGAGCCTTAAATCTCTTATCCTTCTTCCAGTTGTATACAAGAATATCATCCTAAATTTCCCAACCTTCCCAACATCCATCTTTCATACAGCGTGCTACAAAAAGAGTCATTCTGTTGAGGAAATCAGGTCTACGAAGAGTAGCATATGCCCAGTTTCTATAATTGGTTATACCTCCTCTTCCTACTTTAAGAGATTCTGTACTAGCGAGGTCTATGTTAGATAGTCTGTAACGAGTTTGTAACTTACTAAGTAAACTAATATTCATAGTATTAGTCATACTGTGAGTAACTACATAAGCATAAGCCTCACTAAGAGTCTTAGCATCTATATCAGTATTTAATTTAGTTACAGTTCTCATAAAGTTTTCTTCAAATCCCTGGAATACATCACGGAAGAATGAAATCATATTACCTCCAAGATTCATAAGAGTTACTTGACTGCGCACTCCAGCAAGAGCACCTGTAAGAACACGTCCAGTCTCACTCTTGATAGTAGTATTAAATACATTAACTTTTAAGAAATCTCTAATATATTTTATTTCTCTTTCCATTATTTCTGAATTACCAGATTCTTCTCCCATAAGAGTAAGTTGGAAAAGAAGAGAACGTGTACCAATCATAAAGTCTTTAAGTTTGGTGCATTCTACCTATTTAGATAGATATTCAACAAGAATATTTTCGATATTAGTTTCAAAGAAATCTACTCCTTGAGCATCTATAAATTCTTGTCTAGTTCCTGCTCTGTCCATCTCATCTCCTATATCAAACATATTATGAACATATCCAAGTTTTTCCTTGTCAGCTTCAAGACCTTGTTTTATAAGGCTTCTTTCTTGTTCTGTAAGTTTTTCAACCTGTTCATCATAGTATTGTTCTGGATTCTTTATTACATTCCAAACTCTCCTAGCTCTACCTTTCCAAGTACTTGCATCTAGATTCTACATAACACGTGTAGAATTAGAAGCTCTCATAAGAGGACACCATAAATATTTAAATCCACCAGCACTTTCGGCAATAAATTTAGGTATAGCTGGACTATCATAACTTCCAAAGCCGTGCACATCAGTACCTTTATTTCTAATTAAATAGAATTGATAAAGTGCCTGTTTTAAGAACTTAGCCTCTTCAGGTCTAAGACTACCATCGGTCCAAGGATTCTTAAAGCGCATAGTTTTATTGTTCTATTCATCTCTTTCAAACATATTATCAAAGAGAGATGCTTCGTTACCGAGAGTAGCATTTTGAGCAAGTCCATAACCTTTAGCCTTTAAGAATTCCATGATGAATCCTCTCATATTCTTAGCATGATACTGTTCTACTTCAGTAGCAATACTATTGTATGTAGCAGCTAAGTTATCAGTTACTATACGAATATTCTAATTAGGGATGTGGTTTGTAGTAGACATATGTCTATATATATCAGTAAGTTCCATCTCATAGTTAAGACGTTCTCCTGTATAATGATGATAGGCATCAGATATTACTCTATAAAGTCTACATAATTTCTATTCATTACCATGTCCCATTTGTCCGTTAGCATATCTAGCTATTTCGTCAAATTTCTTAGTTGGAAGTTTTAGATATAAACTATTAAGAAGTTCTTTAAGAATCACCGTCTTTTTATAATCTTCATCACTTCCTACAAGATCTGCTAAAGCTTGAAATTTATCTGGAGAATATTCCATCATCTGTCCTTCTCCTTTAGCCTATGTAAGTAAAGCAAACTCATATAGTACAGCGTCAAGAGGATCGACAAATTGTTCTTTCTTAAGATTTCTAAAGTTATTAGGGAATTCTATATCAGATTCTTTAGATACAGTATCGATTATCTCTGGAAGATAATTCTTTGTAATGTCACCAATAGCATAGTTTCTTGAGTTACCATTATGACTAAGTACTTTGACTCTTCCAAGTTTTATGTTTTCCATATCCATAGTTGGAAGAACCTAGTTAAGAAGGATGATAGCACGAATTACTTCTGCATTACCATAATCGCCTCTCAATGTGTTTGTTTGTACATCAGTCTTAAATGCACCTAGAAGAGTATGTCTTCCTTTACCAAATGGTATTTCAGCATTACAATCAAAAGAACTAAGGGATATAATATCAAGTTGTCCTGTTTCCTTGTTCTCCATTAAAATGACATTGTAATCAAGAAGTTCATCGCGTAACTTCCATCTATAAGTCATAGAGCGTTTTCCTGTTCTAGGATCTGCAGGTCCCCATTCTATATCATTAAAATAAACATCAAGCATAGTTTTAATAAATCCTCTAGAACTAGATAATCCTTTTAGCTTATCTATAATATCAGACTCTGGAACATACACTCCATGTTCTGTTACTTGATTCATTTTACGTATAGCTTCTTTAAGAGTATGTACTGTCTATAAAGTATCATCCTCTATTTCATTAAGATTATCAACTACTATATCAAGGATATCCTAATTTATATTTTTATTTTTATTAGATTTAGGTCTGTAAGATTTTCCTCCTATAATAACCTCCCATCTACCTTTTTCATCATTTACCTCTCTAATAACAAGAGGTTCTGCTTCACCAGCTTCTGGTGCATGTTTAATAAGTTCAATAGCAGAACGGTGAATTCCTTCACTTCTCATATTAAGAATTGGGAAGGTATTTTGAAATAATTCATCAGCTTTATCAAAGGTTTCTATAGATACTTTAGGAATTGATACATTACTTGGAATAAAATGTCTAGCATGTTTATCGTACTGTCCAAGCATATAATCACCAGTCCTATTTACAGAGATGTTTTGTGGAGCTCCTATTGTTACTTTTTCTAAGTCTCCATCTTCGCCGTAAGTCATATGAACAGGAACTATATTAAGTTCTATGTTTTTAACTGGAATTCCATTATAAGCAAGCATCTATTTAAGGAAAGCCATACCATAATTATATTTCTTCCACTTATCCTTAGACCAATTATTCATGGTCTATTGAGAAGCTTTAAAATTATAAATATGTAATGTTCCAGATGAATCTACTGATAAATAGTCTACGTGACCAACAAGTTCTTTTCCAAGAGCCTCTATTTTAGCTTTAAGCCCTACGTTGCCTATAATAACTGGACCAACTTGTGTGTGATAAATATACTGATTTACAAAGTTTTCCATTTGACTCTTTATACCTTCTAACATTGATGTCTTTCCTTCAAATGGAGTCCCATCAACTACTTCAGATACAGCTCTTACATAATCAGAAGATTTAGTTTTTGTAGAAATAACTCCAAAACCGTCTATTATTTTGTGGAAAACTACAGAATCCTTCTTAAATTGGTCCATATTTTCAAGATGTGTATCTACTTCTTTAGTAGCTGCTTCTTCTGTATATCCTTTATCATGTACAAGACTATCAATTTCTCTCTTTCTAAATTCTTCTTTGTTATAAGGACGAACAAGAGGAACTCCATCTATAAGGCAAGCTGGATCCTCAATAAATTCTTGATAAGAAAGAATAGAACCGTCTCCTCCAAGTTCATCATCATATGTTGAGGCTACTCTAGAAGTAGTCATTATATAGTCATGCTTTACTTCTCCAATTCTAGTTATTATAGAATCTTTATAAGGATCTTTAGAATATACTATATCACTTATTTTAGATATAGTTTTTGTATCTAAAACTTTTGCGAACTACTCGTCTACGTACTACAATAGTTCTATAAAGGATATATCTTTCTATCCTGTGCTTAGTACATCATAAGTACATTCTTTCATTAGTCACACTTTTCTATAATGTCTTTACCTATTTGCTCGCTTATCCAGTTAGCCTTCTATCTTTGAACTTGTATATTTTTATCTTTAAGAAAACTTATATTATCACTAACGTGTTTAGCTATGTTTGAATTGAATCTCTTCCAAATACCATCAAGAGAACCATCGAAGTCACGTATTGATTTACCTCTATCTTTTCTATCAAAGATAGTATCCACCATTGCTTTTATTTTGTCATTAGTTGCAAATAAAGAACTTAGATCATAAGGAAGGTTATCTTCCATAAATTCTCCATATAAATCAGCAACTACTTCTTCTGCTAAGTCCATTCTACTTACATTTGGAAAGTTTTTCATTTTCTTAGCTAAAGCTCTCTATCCTCTTTCAGTACTGAGAATTTTGTCTATAAGTTCTATGTAGCTCTCCCTAAGTTCTGGATCAGCTTTCATTGCTCCTAAGAACAAGTGTGCATATTCATGAAATGCATCTGAACCTTTAGCTATAGCCCTATTTATATAGATTTCTCCATTACGAATAAAGGCTCTTACAAGGTTCAAGTCTTCAATTCCCATTTCTGTAAGTTCTTCTTCTCCTACAATATTTACTGGAACTCCGAATTTTTCTTTCATTTCTACAGCTATACTATTCAATAGCTATATAACTGGAGTTCTCTTTTGAGCTCTTTTTGTAGTTACAGCAGTTTCATCTGTAGGAATATAGTGTATACGATAACGTCCTTCGTCAACTTTAAATGCTTTACTTACATAATAGAATGAAGGTTTCTTTGTATCTATGTTAGTAAGTATTTCATTTATTTTCTTTTCATTGGTTCTTGGATATGTAGTTTGTCCTTCTTCTGTAATATTGAGTTCTCTATTTATTTCACTTATAAAAATAACAGCTTTTTCTGCTGTATTTATTTTCTGTTTTATAGATTCTTTGGTAGCAGTAGTTATATCTGTCCAAGTATCTATATAGTTATAGAAATCTTGAAGAGTTTTGTCCAACAACAAATACTCTTCATCAAACATACTAGTAGCTCTTACATCTAAAGGTATATCTAACATAGAAAATACAGTACCTTCAGGTATAAATCTTGGGCTAGCAAAAGTTCTACCTCCTCTTTCCTTTATATCATTACCAATAAAACTTTCTTTAAGATCAATAAAACCATCTTTTCTGAGATTTCTTGTTAAATAATGATTATCAATCCATTCTTGAGCTTCAATAAGACTAGCAAATCTTATAGCTTGTAAATTTTCATTTATAAAGTAAGGAGTAACAAAATAATAAGTTTGAGTTTTATCTCCAACTTCTTTTGTTTGACTATAAATATGGTATCCATTTCTAGTTTCTTCCTTTGTAAATGAGGCTACAGTATCGTAAGAAAATCCATATAAAGAATGTAAAGTTGGGAATTTATTTTCTAATATAAGACTCTTGCTATTCATACTTACGGGTTTTAGAGATAAAGGATTTTCATTAGGTTCTAAGAAAGTATTAATAGCATTAAATAGAGTAGTCATTCCCCATTGATCGGAATCATCATCGACATGTCTTGCAAGATAGGCATCTCTTTCTCTTGTTAGAGCTTCTAAGAATTTCTTTTCTTCGTCATTAAGTCCAGTAATAGCAGATATATGTTCTATTACTTGACCAGCTTTCTTAGAAAATAATTCCTTAAGAACTTTCTAAGCTGTAAATATATGCGGATAGCGAACTTGTAATTGTTTAGCAAACTCACTCAAATCAAGAGTAAAATCTCCATTTGTACGTCCCTTTAGACGTTGATTAAACTCATTGAGTATAGGATTTTTATATTGTTTCTTAGATGGAACATCCCTAATAATATTTCCAACTAAATTAAGTATTACATAGGCAGATCTTCCATTTACTACAGTTTTAGAACTTCTTATTTTACTTTTATCATTTAAAAATGATAACATTAATTCTTCAGGACTCATTTTTTCTTTATCAGCAATCTCTTGTAAGTCCTTAGCAAGATCTTCTTCTAATCCTTTTAACCATTCTCCATTTAATACTTTATCTCTAATCTTTAAGTAAGAAGCAAGTTGTACGAGAGAATCTTTGTCTCCTCTCACTACAAATATTTCTCTTCCACTTTTATCTAGAACTCTTCCGGATACCGGAAATTTAGAATTAAGATCGAGATTATCAAGTAATAATATAGGAACATTTGTATCTGGAAATTCAATTTCTGGATAAGTGTCCTATATATATTTAGCATTTACATTTGGAACAAGTCCTTCCTTTCCACTAATCTTTGAATATGTAACAGCATAAGAAACAGCACTATTATCTTTTAAGTTCTACATAATATCGGACTTAATGCTATTCCATTGATTTTTATGTTTGGCTATTATTGCTGCTAATCTTTGTTGGAAGACATCTGCGGGGAGGGAATGTTCTCCCTCCTATCCGTAGATTTCTTCTTCAGGGACTGTAATCCTATGTTCATAGTCCCCGAACTTAAAAGTTATAGTACAATTCTTCATGCACAAATTACGTCTAATAATAATTTACTTGATCTCATTAGATTAGCTATTGCTTCTATAGGAGAATCATCTAATAAGTTCTACGTCTTAACTAGGATGTCTGAATAAGGTTTACCAAGTACAAAGTAAGCACGTTGTAGATAGAATCTATGAAGCATTTGTTCAACACTTTCTCCAGTTACTGGTGGAAGTATATCATCCATAGGCTTATAGTTAAATCCATCACGTTTATAATACTTAGGTACTTTATCCTCATACATTATAACTACTGGATCTGTTTGTCCCTCAAGACTGGTTACTATTCTAGCTTGAGAAATAAATAAGTCCATAGCAGTAAAGTTCATCATATCGTCAATACTGCCATTCTTGTAGTCATATTCTCCTACATATTTCAAATATCTATTTATTAAGTTATCGCCTTTACTATCAAATTCCTTTACGAAATTCTCAAATATCTTTGTTAGACGATCAGAACCATACTAGTTCTTATTAACTATCAAATTATATAGAGCGAACCAATCAGCTAAAGAATATTCTCCAATCTTAAAGTTTTGTAATTGGTTAAGTCCTTTACTAAACTTAGATAATTGTATTCTTGTATATGCTGAATCCGAAGAGATATTAACATTGGTCTTCCAAACAGGAACATCTCTATCATTACCTCTCATAAGAGACATAATAAATGGGTTGTAACGGATAGTTTCTTTGTCTTGGTCAGACCACTCTCCATAAGTTCCTGCCTTTAATCCAGGAATAACTACATTTTCAAAGTAATATTTAAATGAAGCAATTCCTTCTTCAGTACTTAAATTAATAAGTCCATCTTTAACTATTGAAATAGTTCTATTACTGTTAATAACAGAACCGCTAACAGGGAATCTAAAATTACCATCTACAACAAATTGCTGCATCATTAGATTAGAAGCAAATCCTAGTATTCTAGAATAATACTTGTCATCTATATACATTGTAGGACATTCTTTATTTATTTTTTCAAGACAAGCATTTAATATACGGCTCTTAACAGCAAATTGGTTTACTGTACATTCACCTCCAAGTAATTTGAACATACTCTTAAAGTGTGGTAATGTAGTAGCTATAGCAAATATATTAAGGCTCACCTTTATCTAGTTGTAATATTCAGCAACTCTCCTTTGATATTCTTCATCCTATAACCATCTAACTGGATCAAATCTTCCTCCCATTATATCAGCATAACGTTCAGGATTCTTTATTTCATTATCAGGTATAAGATTACCTTTATTATCTAAGACTCCTACTTCTTTTTCTCTTCCAGTAATAATCTTCTTAATGTTACTTAGATAACCTACCAAGTCCTCTGCCTTACCTGGAAGACCTTGGTTAATACTAAGAAGACGTCCGAAGGTACTGAACTCATCAGCTCCAGCTTGTACAGTCTTAAATTCAGCTATATCAGCAAGTGCTTCTTGTACTTGTACAGCAGTCAAATTAGATGGAACTATACTTTTTATAAGTGCTAATTTCTTTCTAGAACCTGGAACTTCTCCATTTTCATCTTCGAAATGGTCAGCATCCTTATTAATTGCATAATTCTTCAAGTAATTTTCTATCTCCGTTATAGCTTCATCGACTCTTAAATCTTGTCCTAAGAATATATTAGGATCAGAAAGAGCATCTATCCAAGAAACTGCATTACTAGTCATAAACTTAACTATATCGTTAATATCATATCCCATAGTCATTAGGAATAGATAGCACTTAGCTAACTTACTACCAGCATTAATCTTAGCAAGAATAAGTTCTTTAGCATTATCAGTAGCTGCAGAAATCATCTGGCTAATAATAATATCAACGGGAATCTTAGATTTTAACTTTCCATTCTATATAAGTTGTACAAGGTTAGGATCTACTATACCTTCTGTATTTATATCAGGGAGTATTGAAGTAGATACTTGTCTCATCATTGGTTTACCATTAGTATCTTTAATACTTCTACCAGCAATACGGCTTGTAGAGAAATTAAATCTTGCATAATCCAAATCAGAGAAAGGAGTAGGAATTACTTCTCCATTTTCAACTCTGTAATCAAGTCCTAATTTAGCATTTTTATATGTATCATTCAAGTAGAACATCCACATAAATGCTCCTTTCTGACCTGTAGCTGAAATAGCAATAACATTCTTACCAGTCATATTCTAATACTGCATAGTATATACAGAAAGTGGATTCATAAGAGTTATTTCCAATGATTCAGCTCCTTTAGGAGAGTCATCTGCTGCATCTCTAAGGTCGTTCATATCTACAGGAACGTAAGAATCAGCAGCATTTCTAACATGCTATATAGTATTTTGAATATGCACAGAAATAAAGTTTCTAAGAGCTTGTGCTTTTATTTCTGCAGGAAGTTTAGTTGCATTATGTTGGTTAAGAGTCTTTATTATTTCTTCTGAAGCTCCTTTAACTTTAGTACCATCTTCTAATTTATTAAAAATACTAACATATGCGAGTATTCTATTTGTCTTATATTGACTTATTAATTTAGAATCTGAAATACCCTATTTAAGTGCAGCATCAGCCTCTGTGATTATTTTAGCTTCTTCAGAAACATCAATTCCATCTTGTGCTTCCTCTATAACTACTCCATTCTTTGGAAGAGGTAAATATTCAGAAGCCTTTATAGTTTCTAGATCATTATAGTCAAAGAGACTAGACCAACCTATATATTGTCCATTATCATCAAATGCAAGTCCCATTATATAAGCCTTATCAATATCATAGTCAGAACCTTGAAGCCAGGTCTACCAATGGCTTACATAGGCTAAGTTACTTCCTTCAGCAGTATAAGCAACCTGTCTCATATTCATAAATGACTATAATGTCTAAGCAGGAATACGAGAAGCTGTATAATACTGAGACCTTAAGAATGAATAATATTTCTTATAGTTTAGACCATTCTTAGCAGCTACAGTTCTGTCATCTATTATTTTAGCAATAGATCCAGGCTCTTTAGCCTTTATAAAGAATATAGCTCCAGATTCAGCATCATACTATAAGTCAGGACGTATAAAATTCTTAGTATTAGGTATTTTACTAACTTGTTCAGATATTGATTCTAAATACTTAGAAAGCTATGGATTATAACTAAATCCTTCTTCATCAGCTTTTGCATATTTTTCAAGTATTCTCTGAACTTTACCTAGATTAGAAAGTCTTAACTGTTGATTATTTATTGTTAATAATTCATAAGAATCAGCTTCATACATTTCCTTTATAAGTCCCTATACATAGGAATCTACTAGATATTTATAAGCTTCTTCTCCAGTAAGAATTTTTCCATCTGGAGTTTTAACGTCTTTCTGTGGAATAGTTCTCTTTAATTTTTCATAATCTATATTAAATACTACATGACGTTTACCTTTACTTGTTACCTCATGTCTAGTTACAAACTCTACATATTCAGTAACTTGTCCATTAGAGTTATATGTAAACTTACCTTCAACCTTTTCAGATGGGCCATAATTCTTTACATAGAAGAATTTACCTTCCTCACTGTAAGCAAGATCATCTCTTATAATATCTCGTCCTACTCTGAATAAAAGTCTGTGGTCCTTAGTAGTAGTATAAACTTCATTTAATACATTTCCATCTCTTACTTCTTTTCTATGCTTATCTTTCCAGAAAGTATGTTTATAAGATACATCAGGCAACTCTCCATCTTCATCAGGTTGTGTAGATTCAAACTGTCTATCTAAAGAGATATAAGTATGTTTACCATTAGATTTCATCATAACAAAATCATAGAAATCTGGAGACACACTTTGATGTACTTGTCTTATTTTCTTTGCTTTCTTTGGACCTTCTGCTATTACATCTGCCATAGATTCGTCCATTTCTATTCCAAATCTAGACTGATAAATATTAGACATTATAAGTTCAGCAGGAGTATTGTAAAGAGTAATATCTTTACTAGCATCAAGTTCATCAAGTAATTCTTGTGTGCTTGAATATTCCTTAACTCCTTGGGCTATAAGCCTTTCTATGTAAGCATTTACTCTTCCACGTTGTTCATCTGAAAGTCCTTTAGACTTAGCAAACTTTCTTAAAAGATGTATAGAATTGAATATATTATTTACTCTATCTCCAGGCTTTCCATTTATTTTACCTTTATATTCCCACCATATCTTAGTAGGAGCTAAGTTACGTGATTTATGTACATTCTTTCTAAATTGAAGAACTTTAACTGGTCTTTCTAACTTATCCTATATAAAGGCTCTAGGATCAGCCTTAAATAAATAATAATCAGATATTTTATCAAGAGCAACATCTATCCATTCTTGAGTATTATCAGCATTTTGGATAAGTATACCAACATTATCTGTAGGCATGAATTCTTCTGTATGTAAGTCCCAATCAGGAGTTTTTCCTGGCTCTTCAATTACTTTATACTTCCATTTAAGAGCATTATACTGGTCAGTTTTTTGCATTAAATATGCTTCAACCACCTAATTATTCCATTCTTCAGAAGAAATCTAATATCCAGCAGCTAACTAATCTGCATCAAGCGTAGCTAGAGGCTTGAAATATTTATCTTCAGGATCTTCTTTTTCTTCAGCAGTTCTTTTCTTATAGTCTTTATAAGCATTAGTAGCTAATTTTACTAAATCCTTATATTGATATTGTTTACCATCTATATCGTAGATCATCATAATATTATATCCGGGAGAAAGAACTGCTCCAAGTCCAGGATATTTCTTACGAATTGACTTATTTGTTATTATAGAAGCAAACGTTGAAAGTATATTACTGTAAATATTAGCATCACTAAATGGAATCTTTAAGTCATCCATAGCATGGGCATTGCTAAGACTAAATCTCTTTTTGATTTGAGTAACAATAGATTCAGCAAGTCCTGCTTGTCCACGTGAAGTACTAATATTGTTTATAATAGTTCTACCAATAATATCATAAAGAGCATCTCTAGTTTCATCAGTAGGATTCTATTGATAAGCTTCAATACTTTCCATTTCAAGAGAAGCTTCTTCAAGAGCAATCTGTCCAAGAGCTTGATATATACCTTTTACATAGTTATGAAGTCTACCACCGGCATCAAGTGCAGAAATAACCTGAGAGAACTCAGTCATTTCAGCCTCATCAGCTTCATGGTCAGCATCCATCTGGATACCATAGTATTCAGTACCAAGAGTTATTGTATCAAGATCTTCATCATTTTCAAATCTTGAAGTTGAATTTCTATTACCTGCTCCATTTTTGATAGCACTATTATTACATAGATAATCTATCATTAAGTATTTAAGAGGTTGTTCATAAGTGTTTTGATTAAACTCTCTCTTTGGAAGGGTTTTACCTTCTGCTTTTGCTTTCTCTTGAGCAGCAATAAATTCTGGGCTAAGAACTGTTACGTTATTAACTAAATTTGCTACTACATAGTTTGAAGCTTCTGAATATCTTAGTTTTCTATCATTTCCTTCTCCAACAAGAGATTCACTATTAATACCTCCAAATACTTGATGTGCTTCGTAGATAGAGGACATAGTATGTAAAGTAGTATCTTGTTTTTGAGGAGTTAGATATATTCTATGATTACTCTAGGCATCGAAATAATGATACTTTCTTACTGATTTACTACCTATACCTTTATCATCTACTCTTATTTCGTCGGTATAATATACAGCATTCTCTTCATCATATCCAAAGTCTACTATTTTATAATGTACTCCTTCTGGTCCTTTATAATATAGATCATTACCTCCAGATAAATCAGCAAGAGTAATTTCTCCACTTACTTTATGTGCAGCTATCTTTAATATACTACCTTTAAATGCCCAAGGCTTATTAGCCATTTTCTTGAACATATGTAACATACTAACTGTAGAACCTTGAGATTGTTGCATCATATTATTTGTCATTGTATGTGCAGCAAACTTAACAAGTGAAGAAGTCATATGTTGCTTATCATAGTAATGCCATATAGGTTTCTTTACAGTTCCAACTTCATTTTCTTGAAGTGACCAGTTCTCTAAAATAGATGTTATAGGATTTATAAATGCAGCACCATCGTGAGAATCAACTGAACCTTCCTCTCCAGTAAAGTTGAATACAGGAGCAGGTATATCATCCATAACAGCAATACGCATTGTTGAAGCTATTCCTCTGAGACTACCCTGAGTGTAGTATCTCATAGTAGCAGGAATAATTACGTTACGTTTTAACTAAGCTCCTTGTCCTGCTGATTCCACTTCATACATGGCATCATCTATTGCTCTTTTTGCTTTACGCTTATTACTAGAATCAGGCATAGCCTCAATTACTTCATAAGCTTCTGTTAAACTCATAGTATTCCAGAAATCTTGTGCATCAATTCCTTTTGAAGTAGCTACAGTAGTTATAGCAGCAGCTAATTCCGGATCTTGGAATGATAATATACTAGACTTATTATCTGGATTAAGAGCCTTAGTAATAACCATATTTGGCTTAATACCTCCAAGATGTTTGTTCTTATGGTTTATTTCTGAACCAGTAAGAGCCATACGTAAATTATTACCAATAAGACTATGTAATAAGAAGAATTTATTAAGAACTGGATTCAGTTCTAGAGTATCTCCTTCTTTTATAGCATCATGTGAAGTAATAGGTTCGTCATTAACTCTAGCAAGAATAAGAGTTCCATCAGAAGTAATCCAGCTACTAGGTCTTTCTCCGAAGTACCTAAGAGCTTGTACCCAAATGTTTTCTGGATCAGGTTCACCTTTTACAAAACGGATTCCACTAACAATCATCTTATTCTTTAGAAGTTGATTTACAAATCTTCTTCTTTCTTTATTAAGACGTTCTCTTATATTAGATTTAGTATAAATTACAGTAGCATAATGTAACAGAGATTCATTAAATGCAAGACCTTTCTTCTTGTTCTTACCATCTTTAAACGCTCTGTTACCATTTATTCTAAAATGAGTATCTACTAGTATTTCACTCTTAAGACCTTTCTAGTTTTTAAGAGCCACTAAATCGTATTCATCCATAGTAGCTAGACGTCTATCTATCTGTCTAACCATCTATGTAACTACATTCCAATTAGGCTCTAGAGCTAACCCTTCTGCATCTGCAGGATAAGCAAGCATAAACATATCTTGCATATCAAATAGTTGGGCATAGTCAGAAAGAACGTTTCTTAATATTGTACGATAACTTTCACCAATTGTTCCTACATATAAGGTTTCAAGTTCTGAATCAGACATTAGGCTTATATCTTTTCCATTAAAGTTAAGTCCTATTTTATAGTTAACAAACTTAGTCTTATCAGAATATGTAGTAGGTTGAATTATCATGTATTTATTATTCTCATTCTATACTAAAGGAATTAAGAACTTATTTACCATAGCATGATAGAATAATTCTCCTTCTGTCATTCTTTTAACTTGCTTAGTTGTTCCATCAGCAAGTCTTACATCAGTATCAATAACAGTTCCTTTAATTGCTCCTAAGTTCTACATAAACAAGTTATGTCTTAAAGGTTGACTTTCAAAATTATCAACTTTATGTTGGGAATCTGAAAGGAGGGTGTGCAAGTCAGTTCCCATAAATGATAAACCATAGTTAGGAACACTATCGCCAGCTAAGTTTTTAGTGTTAGCTTTAGATATTTCTCCAGACATAATTTGTTTAATTATAACATAGTTATTAAGCCAGGTTTGAGACATTCCTATTGTGATAAGATCTGGACCAAGTACTGAAGGTTCCCAAATACTTCTCCAATCTCTATCAGTAGGATCCAATCCTAAAATACTGTCTTTATATATTTTAGAGTCTTCAATAAATTTCTCAATTTGACTTGAATTATACTGTCCATTATCAACAGCTTGTCTAAACTTATCGTGTATATCTCTAACTACAAGTCCTCTTATAGCAGTTGCTACAGCTTCTTTTGGAGAAGCAGCAAAGTTCTATTTAAATAACTCAAATTCAAGTAATCCGTCTTGTGTTGTGGTAAAACCAGTTCCAGAAAAGAAGTCTACGAATTCGAGAACGTTCATAAATGTAGCGCCTTTTTCACTTCTTGAATCTATAAGTAATTGTCTCTTAGTCTTTGTACTTAGGTCTACACTTCCAAACAAACTTTCAAGTCCCATTTCTAAGGAACTATCCTTAGCTCTTACCTTAATTTCGATACCCTTATCATTAGCTCTTTTAGTGAGTATACCATAAGGATTTTCAGCTAAATCAATATCAACTTCGAGTATTGCTTTACCTAAATCTATAACATAATGGCTAGGACTCTTAGAAATGATCTTATAGCCTAGTTCTACATTTTCCATGGTCTGATTATTGTTATTGATAGCTCTAACCATATCATAGAATTGCTTATTTGTTTGGAACTTCTTCTTTACTTCAGTTACATACTAGCCAGCATTGTAATCATATACAGTTTGTAAGTAAGACATTTCAGTACTTGAAGCTATCTAAGCAGCAAGACTTTCCACAAGTGGATATCTATTGGTAAGTCCTTTTTGTCTGTTGTAAGAAGCTTCAATATTGAACAGAGAATTACTACCAGCAAATACATATTCATATACTGCATCAAATACCTTCATTTCATAGGGATTGACTATTTTCTATTTAAGTAAAGCAGTACGTACTGAATCATACTTGTTTATAATAGTAAGTATTTCTCTCATCTTATTCACTGGATCCTAATTAAATGTAGCCATAGCCTAGTATAATTCTAGAAGCTTTTCAGATCCACCTTGTAATTGAGATATATTACCAAATAAGTTTGTAAATGCTCCAAGATAATTTACTGGAGTAAGATATGTATCATCGATAGGAATACTAGAAATAAGGAACTTAGAGAAATTACCCATTTCTTTTAAAGCATCACGAACATCTATTTGCCATCCATGAACTCTGTTTTCTGTATCCTTACCAAAACGATATTTATAATGAGGTTGTTTGTCTTCATCTATATAAATAGGAAATTCTTGATCTTTGTCTGCAGAAATATAGTCACCTATAGCCTCTTTAGATAATTTATCAAAATAAACTATAGATAAATAAGCATTTATTGCTTCGAAAAGACTAGTACCTTGTCCTTCTCCATTTACATTAAGAGCCCAACCTTCTTCAACTTCATCTTCAAGAGTTCCTATTTTACTTTTCTAAATAACTAGATTATAGAAACGGTCTAATGTATTTATGTAAGTTCCAATAGGTTTATTTTGTCTAAACATAGAGTTAGGTAGTCCCTTAGCAAATCCTAAAGCACTTAAATATCTATAAACAATAAGATATTGGTTAGCTAAGAACTTCTCTATGTTTTCGTTAAGAGATTTCTAATCATCAACAATAGCAGAATCTTTTAACGTTTGTCCAATTCTTACTACAGTTGTCAGTCCAAGTTCTCTAGCAAAGTGAGTTTTAAAGTACTCCTTAGCTGGAAGATTACCTGCAAAGAACTTGTCTAGTACTTTACTTAGACGTTGTGAAGCTATTTCTTCACGACTTTGTAACTGTCCGTCTATAACAGCTGTTAAATCTACTTCCTCATCTCTAGTTATTTTTCCTTTTGGATAATAATGAGTTTTAATATTCTCAATGATTGTTTGAGAATCAGTACCTCCTCTTTTCAAGTCTAGAGATTTATTATTCTTCGCATTAGCATCTAATAGATCCTCTAGTTGTGAAGTCATCCTGTCTATAGACTATTTAAAGTCTTCAGGATTTACAGAGGATTCTTCAGATAAACTATAGTTAGGGACAGTACGATCAAAATTCTCGATTATTGCCTTAACCATATCACTGGCATTTTGGACCTCCAGTATTTCTACTGGAAGTCCTAATGCATCAAGTTTCCCAAAGTTTGGTAATTTGCAACTCATTTATTACAATCAGTTTCATTTGTTTGATTGATAAATTCATCTATTACATTCTCTAATAGCTTTATATCATCTTCATCAAGTACTCCTTCTTCATCTAGAGTAGCTCTTAAGTCTTTCTTTAGTGCTACTAGATTATCTTTAGAATATTCTGTTCCGTCTTTTTCTTCCATCCATGCTTCAAGAGAGTCACTTTCCTCATATTGAGAATGGGCTTTCATAATCTCACGGATCTTAGAATTAATTTCACTACCTTTATATACCGCAGGTACATTAGTTTCTTCTCCATCATCTCTCTTGCCTGGAGCAGTCTTATCATTTAGAGTTACATTTTCTCCATCAAAGCGGACTTCTATTATCTTACCTGCAGCATCTGTATATTCTACAGCAGTTCCTTTTCCATCTGGAACTGTTTGTACTACATCTCCAAATTTATGTTCGTTAAGTAAGTCTCTAAGAGTTCTAACTCCATCTAAAGTAACCTCAACTATAATATTATCAGGATCAACTTCTCCTTTAGAGAAAGCTCTTCTATTAAGCTCTTTTACATGTTCTTGTATGTAACCAAGGACTTCGTGTTCTTCATAACCATCAAAGTTCCAAGAAGAGGTGTCTACTCCAAATCGAGTAAGTTCCTTAAGAATTGGATATTCTACCGTTTCTTCTTTCTTTTCTTCTACAACTATACCTTCTCCAACTTTATCAAAAGTAAATTGAAGAATAGGATTGCCTGGAATTACATCAGTCTTAAATAGACATCTATTAGTAGCACAAGGAGCTATCATATCACTTGCTGTACCTCCTGCCTTTATAAGTATTGGATCTATAAAGAATCCATATTTAAATAAGGCATCAGTAGCTACTTGCTGTCCATCTTCAAATTCGTTGTAATTCTTTTCGAATGCAACTCCGTGGAAAATGAGATTAAAGAAATTGTCCATTCTACAATCTTGATATACAGTATCTCCAGAGTCTTCATATGTAAAATCATTTTGTCCTATAATATCAAGTCTTGTTTCAGATTCTTGTACTAGACCTCTTACTTCTTTTCCTCCAATAGTAGTAACAAGATGTTCGTCTAGTCTAGAATAATCAAGATCAGTATGTTCTTTATCATTCATATCCATATAAATATGGAAGGAAGGACTTTTTTCTTTACCAAATCTTTCAAAGAATGACTCAGAACCAAAGTGCATTTTATAATGTAGGTTTTGAGCAATCTTAGCTAAGATAAGTGGAACAGCTTTTACTCTAACTTGGTCAGGAATAGGAATTGTATTCCCTTCATGGTCTATAAAAAGTTTCTTTTCCTTAGAATTGTTAACCCAATTCTCTGCTTCTTTATAATTGATTCTTTCATTCTTATTAAGTCCAGTAGTTTCGAAGATTCTATCTATTACATTAGTAAATAGTTCTTCTATCATTTCACTGTACTGATAAGCTAAGTCTGGATTTATAAAGATTCCATTAATGCTATCTGGTGTATAAGTACCATTAACAAATTTATCCTTATAGTAAGGATTATCTTCTTTAAGACCTACAATCTTTCTAATAACAGAACCTGTACGATTACTCCATCCAACTCTAAATCTTGGTATGTCAAGACCTTCATTAAATGCTATAAGTGCTTGTACACGTTTTACTTTATCTCTATCAAGTTCAGAATTAGTTTCCAACCAACGTTTATATTCAGCATTGGAAGGAGTTGGAAGTTTCTCAAGAGTTTCTCCAGTAGATTCTTCATATTCCTTTTTCTTGATTTCTTGAAGTTGATGATAAAGTTCTGCATCCTCTTTTGCCATCTAAATGAGTTGTTCTTGAGTGATACCATTATCTCTCTTGAAATCATTTAAGGCATTTATAAATTTATTAAGATCTGCTCTAAAGTTCCATAAAGAAGCTAACATTCTAATACCCATAGGTCCTAAATCAAATGGGAATGTAAAGTCAGACTCCTTACGATTAGTAGTATAAATATCTTTAAATCCATTTCTATAAATAGAGTGGAATGATACTCCAGCATTATCAAGAACAATCATTCTTACTTGTGCTTTTGAAGGTGTTCCTGCAGCACGTAATCTCTATTGTTCTAGATAAAGATCACCAAGACGTTCAGGTGATAAAGTATTGTTATTAGATACAAATATTACTGCATGTCCAACAAGACTCGGATCAATTCCAGGAATCTCATCAGTAAGAACGTGTATTGGACTTACAACAGAATTACCTGTACGTGCATCCCATTCAGAAGTTCCATCCCACAGGCTTTCTAGACGTATTTTACGTCTTTCATCAGCATCTGGGGCATCCCTTAGAGCTTTAATATCTTTTTTCTTTAATTTTATTAATTCTGTTCTACCGCTAAATTTAGGTTTATTTATTTGAATTTCCTAGCTTTCACTTTCTACAAGATTTTTTAACTAAGTTTCATAGTGTCTTGCTTGTGCTATTTGAGCGTCTTTTTCTTCACGAGATAATTCTGGATTGCTTTCGATTCCTTCTATCCATGTAGATGGATCGGCTACAGCACCAAGTGTAATAACAGCAGGACCTTTAGCTGTTTCTATTCTGGCTTGTATACTAATTACTTTGTCAGGTATAAAATCTTGTTTTTCATCATCAAGAGTAGTCTAACCTATAAGGTCATGTACCTCACTCTTGTCTTCTGAAACTAAGAAGAACTTAGCAGCTTTTAATTGTTCCTTAGTTACAACTCTTTGTAAATTAACAGGAATATCATATAAATCTATATTTAAATCATATAAGAATAAGCTCTTTAAGAAGTTAAGATCTCTTACAAGAGCTCTCTTTTCAGAACCATTATGTGCTAGAATACCATCACTTCCAGGAATAAAGAGACCTAGATCTCTTACTGGACCAGACTTAGGTATCCATCTTCTCTTACCATCAGATGTAATGTTACCTTTAAATTGTACATTACCATAAGCACGATATCCAACTCCTGGAGTTTCACTTGGAAGCTTTTCTACTTTTTCTACTTCGTCCTTCTTTTCTTCGGAAACATCTACAGGGGGAATATCTTCAAGAGCTGGTTCTTTCTTTTCTTCTTCCTTCTCTTCTTCTTCCTTCTTCTCTTCTACAGTTACTTCTTCTGGCTTAAGTTCTGCAAGTAATCCTTCTATATAGTTAAGTCTATTCTATATAAAGTCTTGAATTACCTCAGGAGTAAGTCTTTCATATTTAGTTGTGTAATCTTCCTTTACTGGGTTAATTATTTCTGAAATACCATTATCAAGAACTATACTACCTCTTCTACTTCTAGAAATCATAGTATATAAGTCTCTTAGTAATTCAGCAGCTTCTGATATATGTGTTTCATAAGCCTTTTTGTCTCCACTCTTAAGAAGTTTACCTCCCCAATCGGAGTCTACAATTACATAATCAAACTCTCTTCCTTGAACGCTATCTTTATCAAAGATTTCAAAAGATGTAACGCCAGAACCAAGATGACTTTGTATAAAGTTTATTCTTTCTTTGTTATTACCTATATAAGCAACTGACCCAGATAATTTGCTAAGGTCTTCAGAACTTATAGAAGATGTTACTTTATCTCCTTCTAATTGCTTATCATTCTCAAAGAAGCTAAGTCCTAATTTATTATGTAAAGCTTCAAGTACTTGTGCAAATATTTCTGAACTTGTTTCAGATGTAGAACCTCTCATCTTATCAAGTAAAGATACTATCTGTCTTTGATTAGAAACCTTCCATATACTTTCGTTTCTAAGAGAGAAATTAAGTCTTGGAGTTCTGAAAGCAAGTAAAGTTTCTCTTGCTAAGTTATAAGCTTTTCCTACTTCACTACCTTTACCTCTTTGATTTTCATCACCAAGTAAGGTAATTCTTGTTCCAGTAAGTCTAGCCCAATTTCCAAGAGCTTGCAATGTTAAGTTTCCAATATGAGTAGCTTCATCAATTACTAAGTGCTTTGGAGCATCCTTTATTACATAATCGGAATCCTTAATTCCTTTAAGTATTGTAGTAGTTTGCTTGTCAAGACCTCCATTAGATTTAGATTCTTTTATATCAGTACTTTCATCAAGTACTTTCTTAGCAAGTTCAGCAGGAAGAATCTATTTAAGTAGAGCATCTATTCCAAATGCTTTAGCTTTAGGAGCTAGTGCAGAAAGAGTTTCAACTTGCTTACTAGTAGGACCCGCTACCCAAGTATCTTCGTCCTCATTAATAAGGTATTTAGCTTCAACACTAGTTTTACCTGCACCTCCAAGTCCAGTAACAATTGTAGTATTATACATTACTGGCATTTTAAGACCTTTTCTTTCTGCAAGTTCTTGAAGTGCTTCAAGAGCAGCGTTAATAACTTTTGGATCGGCAGCAAGTGCTTGTCCAAGTTGCATTGCAGGTTGTTGTGTAGCTAAAGGAGCAATATCAGGATTAGCTTTTATAAAATCTCTTTCTAATTCTAATTGCTTTTGAGGATCTATACCAATTAAAGATACAAGATACATAAACTTATCATAAGCAGTAAGGTCTTTTAATTCTTCATCAACATTAGAAGTAACACCACTTATAACTTGTTCATCCTGATTAATATGTGCAAGTAATCTTTGCATTATATCTTTAAGGTCTCTTCCTTCTGCTATAGCCTTCTATACATTATCATGGAACTGTTTTTCAAAATGGAATAAAGCATTAGGTCCATTAGGATCAACTATACTATCCTCTAAGAATTCATTAGAAGTCATACTAGTGCTTAAGAACTTAAGCCTAGACTTACTAAGAGCTTCTTCTGCTCTCTATAGGCTAGCAGCACTATTAGCCTGGTTTTGCATAGATAACTGAATCCATTGGTCTATTTCTCTAGTATAACCATTAAGTGCCATAATAAGCTGTCCACCTATCTTTTCGTCCATTTCAAATAAAGGCTCAAATTTCTAGAAGAACTCGGAATCACCTTGTTTTCCTTTATGTGTTTCATAAAATTTATTTACGGCCTTGTTATAAGTCATTCCATCTCCAATATTAGAAGGACGAGAAGAAGCAGCAACCATAGCAGTAACTATGTTTATAAGTTTCTTTGCTTCTTCTAAATATTTTATTTGGTCTCCAGATAATATAAAGTCATGTGCTTTTTCATTTTCTCTGAACTATTTAAATATAGATTCAAGAGCTTTTTCAACTTCTACTGCCTCACTTCCAATCTTTGGAGCAAGTTCCTTAACGAGCTCTACAGCCGGATTTTCTTCTACAGAAAGTCTATCTTCTAAGTCTTTTGCTGCTCTTAAATCTTCATCACTTTTAAATAGTTCATTAAGTCTTTGAAGTTGAGGTTCAAGTCTTTCCATTTCTTGATTAACCATATCATCAAGCATTTGATTATAGGTCTCTTCATCCCAAGCTTCAAATTCTTCTGTTTCTAATGCGTCTAACTAATCCTTTAGTTCTCTTTGCTTTTCCTCATTATTTTCTACCATATATTGAGCATAAATATCTTCATACTATGCTACTTTCTATATAACATCGAAGTCCTTATCTCCGGCAGCATCAGATAACATTTCACGTAGTTGTTCAGCAAGACTATAGCCCTCCCATCCTTCTCTATTTACTCCATGTAGTACTTCTTTTAGAGTAAACTTTCTATTAGGAGATAATTGAGAGAAAAAATATGTAAGACCACCATAGTCAGCAGTTCCAAAACGTTCAATAAATTGGTCTGCTATCTACTTACCATATCTTACTTTTAAGGACTCTCTTACTTTATTGACTAGTTCAGGATAGTTTTCTGCATTATCAAGTAAATCTTTATTTATACCTGTACCTATTGTACGTGCAATAAGTCTATTCTTAATTTGTTGCTATGTTTCTCCAAGATAAGCCATTAAATAACGCTTAGTACTTGGATCAATAAATGTTCCTGGTCTAACACTTCCAGTAGTTGGGTCAGTAGTTCCCCAAGCCTCTGCCTCATCAAGAAGTCTTTGTAGTTTTTGTATCTTATTACGAGCATTTATTTCAGCTATTGTAATAAGTCTTTCCTTTCTTCTTTTAGCAAAGTCTAGAGGAGATTCACCTTCTAATTGTGTATTTCTATTTATATAAGATTCAGATTCTTCATCTTCTCCAGGAAGTAAAGAATTATAATCGTACATATCCTCATTCTTTAGAATACCCTCTTCGTCAAGCATTTTACGTATTCTTTCCCATTGTTCGCTACCTCCCATATGGCGACTTAGAATGGGTTCCATCTATGGTTGGAGTTGCTTAAATTTATCAAATGATTTGTCAAGTTCCTCTTCTATTTTAGATGGGTCTTTTACTGCTTGTTCATAAAGTTTATCAACAAACTCTTTCATACCTCCATCAAGGAAATCATAGTCAGTATTAAATAATTGACGTGCGTACTATTTCTTTGTTAAAGGCATAAATGCTCCTACTAATTGAGGATTAATAGCAAAGAGCATTTTCTACATATATTCAAGAGAGTAATCTCCATTGAAAAATTTATCTCTTTCAAGAAGCATTTTATCAAGGTCAGCTTTTGCTCTATCAAGCTCTACAGAACCTTTACCGTCTCCAGCTGTTCTTTTTAGTTCTTCAATATGAAGTTCTTGATTTACTATGTTCTTGGTAAGTTGTTGATAACGTCTTTGATAACCTGTTATATAGGAAGTGTCTTGTAAGTAATCCTTTAGTGCTGTATAGTTTTCATCCTATAATACAAGTTGCTCAAACAGTTCATCTTCTGTTTTAGTAAGATGATTTTTCTGTAATATAGTCTCAATTTGTTCTATAGCCTATGTAAGTGTATTATAAGCATAATCATTTTGAGACTGATTATTTTCATCTGCTGTTAGAAATATAGATTGGACATTACCCTTTTCGTCTGTAGTTTCTTCAGTTTTATATGATAATTCAGTACTTCCTAGGTCTCCATCTTTATGTAGTCTAGCAAGTTCATCACGTATTTCTTGTCCTTTTCCTTGTCTAAGAAGAGTTAATAGTTCACCTTGTGCTTGCCTTGCTTTGAAATTTCCATCCTTTAAAGAGAATATTCCACCACCAATAGCGCCTCCTAAGAAGGACATAAGGTAACGGTCTTTAGCATTTGCCCAAGCACCTAAATCTCTTACTTCCGATAATCCATACTCCCCAGCTATTTCTCCAAGTTGCTTTACAATATCAGTTACAAGTTCTTCAGAAACCTCTTCAAGACCTTCACCTAAAGCCTTACCAAAGAATCCAAGAGTTCCTTCTTTTATAGCTCCATGATAATCTTGAACGGCTTTCTTTCCTGCCTATATACCTTTTAAAAAGTACTTTCCAAGACCTTTACGTTCATCAGTTACTGCTGTTTTTCCAGCTTTAACAGTTACTTCTGGAGTAAGATGTGATAATTGTTCAGTAATCTTCTTAGTTTCTCCAAGAATTGCATTTCTAAAGGTAGCTCGTTCAGCTCTCTAAGCTGGATCATAAAAGATTTCACCAAGACCTAGATATTTATCAACTGACCACATTCCTACAGTACTACCAAGAGCAAGCATTGCTGCTTCTCTTTTAGATGTACCATGAGAAAGAGCATCTTGATAAACATCACCATTAGATATAATAGCCATATAAGCAAGAGATAAGTCTTGTGCTATCTTTGTTCTCTTAGCTATTTGTTCCATAGCAGGAGTCACATGTTTTTGCCAAGCAGCTCCACCATAGACTGTAGACATCCATTGGTCTCCTTTAGTAAGTTCATTAAGTGCAGCTCTGTCTTTAGCACCAGTAAGTTGAGTAACACGGGACATAGCAATTTCTCCTCTTTCTCCTTGAGACATAAGAGCATTTGCTTGTTTTGTATACTCTCCAAGTGCCTTTGCTTTAGCTGCTTGTTCTGTGGCTTTATTAGCCTTCTATATTTTAGATATGTTATTGATAACCCATTGTTGCTGTCCCCATTGTAAGGCTACATCTGAAACAAGACTACCAAAGTTTTCAAAGGAGAACATTTTTTCTTTAGCATAATCAGATGTATTACCAGTAAATTTGGCTCCTATTCCAGCTATAGTATTAACAAGAGAAGACTCAGGAATATCATTATCAAATAGTCCTGCCATTCCATATAACATTGGAAGTGCTTTAGACATTTCTCTTGCTACCAGAGCACCAGCATAATATTGACCTGCTCCAGGAATAAACATAGGTGCTAATATTGCTACATTTTTCATAACAGTTCCAGCTACACTCTTATCCATTCCATCAGAATCAAAGAAGTCATATTTATTAAGCCAAGAGCCATCTACTGTGAGATTATCAGTAATACTTAATATATCTTTATTAGCTGCAGAACGACCAGCTAATGTTTCATAGTAAGGAACTCCTCTATCATTAAGTTTCTTTTGTCCTTTATAATGTTCAACTTCTCTACCTAGTATAGGATCGAAATGAGTTCCATTTTCATCATATGTTGCTAGAACTAAAGGATCATCAAATAATGAACCAATCCAAGCAAAAGGATTGTGAGTAAAAGCCAAATCATTAGGAGAATAGTCTCTAAATTGTCCAGTTTTGTAATCAAAAACCTTCTCTCTCTGAGCCAGTTCTCTATCTGAAAGCAATCTTTCTCCACCTAAGTTTGGTCCTACTATACCTGTGCTTTTACGTTCTGAATTAGCAACTCTTTCAAAGCTAACACCAAAAGGTCGTATATTATCTTTCGCTTTACGGAATGTATCAAATAATCCGTATTGGTAATTATCTAAAGAGCTTTCTGTACTAAACTCTCCAAATTCCTTTAGTTTCTATTTATAGAAATCTGTAAATTTTTGCTTTACAAAATTTCCATTACTATCCTAGAATAGAGGATTTTCCTTAATAAACTTACTTTTTAAGTACTCATCCTCTGATAACATCTAGGTATTCCCTAAGTTCATTTCTGATATATCTTTAAAATCAGCTACAGTGAAATCGGGATTATTTATACTAGCAACTATAAAATCATTTTTCCTCATTGTTCTTGTAATATATCACTACCTATATACTGTTGTTTGTCTACTTTACCAGAAAGAATATCTTGGTAGTTACGCTCATATAATTCTCCAGATGAATGTTTAACTTGATCCCCAAACGAGCTTACGGCAGCATTTCTATTTGGGTTAAGTGGTATATAAATGGTACCTCTATAAATATCATCATATCCACCTTCAAATAACCAACCAAGTCCCCAATCATCTATATCTACATTATAGTTGGAATTATCTTTGTCTGTGCTAAGTGCTTTAGACATTCTATCAGCAAGAGCCTTATCGGGATTACTTACCTTTTCTACATATTTAGAATTAGTATCAAACTTCCATCTGTCAGTAGTATATCCAGATACCATTAAGAAAAGTCCAAATCGTCTAGGATCAAGACTCTCTGAACCGGATAGGTATTGGTCAAGGCCCTCATTCTTAAGTCCTTTAGCAAGTTCTATTTCCCAAGCCTTAGTTCCTTTAGGGGCCTGTATTTCACTAACAATCTTTTGATACTTATCCATTATAGATAGGTCTACTACTTGGTTACCATATTCATCAGTAGTAGCTGGAAGTACTGCTACGTCACCTCCACCTTCTGCATACATAATATCTTTAAGATTTTCAGTAGGAATCCTTTGGTTACCCATTGTGATTCCTGCATAACTCTTAGTAATACCACCTATACCACTAGTTGCAAGTAATTCACTGATACTCATGTCTCTTCCAACTTTATTAAGTAATGGATAATGAGTACTATTAAAGTTCATTGCTTCTTGTCCTTCTCTTGTTATAATAGTAAGTTGTCTAGAAGCACCTCCCTTTTGCTCTAACATCTATGTAAGTGGATTATCGTTCTCATCACCGGGCTCTTTAGTTGTCTTAGAAGACTCTTTCTTAGTCCCATCTGGGTTAAGAGAGACCTAAAGAGTGGGTTCAAAATTATATGTATCAGAAGTTCTAGATAATATAAGACTAGAAAGAGTTTCAGTTGGAGTGCCTCCAGTTGAATGTAAAGCAAGTAAAGTTCTTTCTTGAGGAGTGAGACTATTATAAACTGCTTTTAAAGCAAGTTGTGCTTGTTCTTTCTAATCCTTAGTAATTACAGAGTTTTTATAAAGTCCATCTACTGTTAAAGTTCCTGCTTCCATAGCATTTGTAGTCTTATCCTAAAGAAGAGCTAGTCCAGATTTTATAGCATCTGACTATTTAACAGTATAGCCTTCTATTTTCTTTTCTGAAGTTCCAAGGTTTTGAACCAAACTATTAACTTTCTTAATAACTTGGTCCATTCCAACTCCAGTCATTGTATTATATATAGAGTCACCAAATGGAAGTTTTGTTTGTCTAAGGTTAAGTAATTCTCTGTTGGTAAGTGCTACATAGTCACCTTTTTTAAATTCATCAAGAGTTACAGCATCAATACCTTCTCCATCGGATACAACTACACGTCCATTTCGATCAACAGCAATTTCATCTAAACTATTATTAGCTACAAGTTCCTTACGTGCTTCTTCATAATGTTCTTTACCTTGAGCAAGCATATTAAACTTACCTATATTATTAAGATAATAACTTACTAAAGAAGAATATGATGGTTTACCACTAAAAGAAAACAAAGTATCATCTTCAAACATCTATTTAAAGTCTTTAAGAACATACTGAACATCAATAGGTAAACCCTTTACGTTATCAAATACTTTAAGGACATCCTTAATACTAAGTTCATCCTTTTCAGAACTTTTAGAAGAGCGTCCAGAACCTTCAGAAGAACTAGCAACAGCAGGAGCATAAGCCCCTGCGGTTGTACTAGCACTTGTTGGTATATAATTTACAGCTAAAGAAGCGAATTCGCCTCCTAATTGAAATTTTTGTACTTTTATTTTCATCTTCTTCTTCTACGTCTTGAAGGTCTTAAATCCTTAATCATACTAACGTATCTATCATTATCTCTACCTCTAGCTTTTAGTTTGGCTATTTCAAGTTTTGTTCCGTCCTTTACTTCAAGAACAGTTTTATAACCTCCTCCAAACCAAGGTGTATGATACATATTATAATAGGCTTGTGCATAGTTACCTCTAATATTTCTAAGAGCCTTAGCTTGTGCAGATCTTACATAAGCTCTTTCTTCATCAGTAAGACTCTGTCCAGACTGATATTTGTCCATAAGAGCAGCGTACTTAGAATCGTTTTCATAAAGATCTGATTGAGCTCTTTCTTCTGGACTACCAAGTTGTATTTCCTTAGCTTTATCAACTAAGTCTTGTTCACGTTGATACTTCTTTAGTAACCAGTTACCCGTATCAGATATAGCTCCCATTAGAATATTATTGTCACCACTTCTCCAAGCAGCTCTAATTTGTGCCATCATTCTTGCTCTATCTGCTATAGCCTTTCTATTGTCATCACCAACCTTAATATTATAAAGATAATCTTCATTGTCAATATTCCAAGATTTACCTGCAGTTTCAAACTGTCTTCCAGAATCTTCCATAAAGGCCTTATCCATTACATCACGTCCAACTCTTTCTGTCTCAAGAGCAGTAGCAAAGTTAGTTTGTTGGTCAGCGCCTTGTTGTCTTTGTTGAACTCTGCGTAAGTCTGCAAGTTCATTTTGACCATGCTTTATACGTTCTTGCCATCCAACTATAGCTAACTTCCTATCTATAGGATCACGTAGTGGAGCTTGGGGCATCTCTTTAAGAAGATTTCCGTAGATATCTCTATTTCCAAGAAGTCCTTGTATTGTTTTACCTGCTACAATAAGTGGTGTTGGATCAAATGGATTCTTTAACTTGGTAGACACTACTGTATCTCTTCCTGTTTCAATATCTCCAGTTCCTTCACCTCCCATATCTCCAGGTTTAGCCTAAGCAGCCATTTCTTGTAAAACTGTTTCATTAGGATTTGTAGGAGAATTAGCTTGAGCAGCTCCATCTAATGGCTTTATTCTATAATATTTATCATCATAGTTATTATCCATTACATAACCTAATTCCTTTAACTTTTCATTAAAAGTATTAAGCTATTCTGGAGTCCAGTCATCTAACCTACCAAGAATACGTCTATCATCAGTTATCTAACTATAATAGCCGTCAGGCCCCCAATTTTGATTAACATTGTCACCTGTATTTCTTGAAACCCCTTCAAAATCATAGCGAGTGCCATAATGAGGCTGTATACCAAGAGTATTAAATCCTCCAGGCTTTGTAGTAAATCCATTACCTTGATTATAAGCAACTTGATATGCATGTGTCGTATAATCACCGGAAGCCTAGGCATTAAAGTTACTTCCAGCTTTAGCATACATCTAGGAATGTTGATCTTGCATACCATTTAGCCAATCAACAGCTGCCTATCTATCACTTCCTTCTAGATCTTTAAGTCTATTTATAATAGTATCGCCATATCCACTAAATACATCATTATACCAAGTACCTGCATTAGAACTTAACTTTACACCCTTTACTGCTTTAATAATACCTCCATTTCTTAAAGCATAAAGAATACCTCCAATTTCATGTTTTCTTCTCTTATGCTTCTTCTTTGATTGTGGATTAGGTTGCGCTTTAGGTTGTTCTGTTGGTCTAGCAGCATATTTTTCTCCAGTTGGATAAGGCTATACCTTAGAAGTTGTATTATGTATATTTAAAGGAGAATCTGCTGGGAATATATACAGTTTACTATAATCTCTCTTAGGAACTATAGGTTGATTTCTTCCAGAATAATAAGCTTTATAAGGATTTATTCTAGTTAGAATACCTCTTATATCAACAGAAGGATTAGCATTTTCTGCTTTCTATACTAAGTTTTCATCGCTAAACCAACCTTTATGTTTATTTTGTACTTCTATTGTAGTTCTACCGGGTACCTCTTTAAAGGCTCCAAATCTAGTAGAAGTATTCCAAGGAGCAAAACGTGTTTGATTTAAAGTGACTCCTTGTCCCATAAGTTCTTCAGTGAGAGCTTGTCTAGCTTTTGTTCCTCTTGTTTCTCTTAATTTCTTAAATGTTTCATCAGAAACCTTCTGCTTACCTTTATTTGTATATATATAATGTTCAGGTTCTGTAGTTGTAGTAGTCTTAGTCATCCCTGCCTTTTTAACTTTAGTAGCAACAGAACGTCCGTGTCCAGTCATTATTTGTAATGCTTGTGAAACATTCTACCAGTCTTGCACACTCATACTAGATGGAGAAGTAAGTTTCATAATAGAATTCTTTATTTCTCCAGCATTAGCAAGACCATTAACTGTGTTTACCCACTACATCATTTTAGGAACTGCCCACATAAGATTTCTTGCTATCTTAGCACTCTTTCCTACACCACCAAGACCAGGAATAAGTCCCATAACATCAGCAGCAAGTCCAAATCCAGCATTTTTAGTAGCGTTCCATAGTCCAGCTCCATCTGCTAGATCAGCACCAAAGTTAGTAGCTGTACTTCCAAGTCCAAGAACTGCAGAAGCAGCAGTACCGTATCCAGGAACAAAAGCAGCTCCCATAGAGGTTATATCTGCTATAGTAGCAGCTATTCTAGCAGTTTCTGAATTAGAGAACTAAGAATTTTCTTCTTTTGTTTCTTTCTTAGGAGCAGGTTTCTATACTGGTTTAGGATTATTTACTTCATCCCAAGAAGAGAAATCAAATCCACCACCTTGTTGTAAGAATTCAATTTTACCTCCTTCCTTCTAAGATGGAATAGTATAATTAAGCTGTTGTGCTATATAAGGATTACCAGTATCAAGTAAGTTTGCTTCTTTTATACCTTGTCCAGGTACATAGAATGCATATCTACCTGTAGAATTATCAAGACTTCCATTTATAAGATATTGGTTATCTCCAATCTATGTAAAGTACTTTTGCCAGTTAAAGGCAGACTTCTATACAGGATTTCCTGCATCATCCTTAGTATTATATGTAGAGAATAATCTAGCTAGATAGTTAGACATTCTATTTCTATTTTCTTCTCCTAAATCATATATACCTTTCCAGCCAGTAGCAAAAGTAGAGAAGTAATTATCAAGTTCTTTCTATTGTTGACTTACAAAATCATTAGCAATACGTTCACGAGATCTTCTTTCAAATCCAGGATTAAAAGCGGCTACCGGTCCCGAATATTGGAATCTATTGAGATCAAGATTATTTTGTAAAGCCTAATCAAAATTATAAGTAGATGGAGTTAAAGCATATTCATGAATTCCTTTATTACTACTATAATTAAGATATTGTCTTCCTTGTTGTACTTGTTGAGCTTCTTGTTGTGCAGCTATTTGTTCTTGTACTTGTTGTAGTTCAGATTTAGGTTCTTCCTCAGGAACTTCTTCAACTGGTTTTGTTATCCAATTTCTATTGTCAAAACCAAGTCTCTGAAGGTTTCTTTCTGTAGGACTATCTAAAAAGGTTTGTATTCTACTTTCTAAGTCAGCTCTATCTTTATAGCCCTCATATCCTGTATATGCACCAAGTCCATTCTTTTCTTGTTCTAAGAACTTTTTAATTTCAGCAATACGACTTGCATCATCTCCTTCTGCCCAGTAAGCTTTCTCATTAAACTTACCTGAAGGATTTAAATATTTTAACCAGTTCTACTGTAATGTAGTAGTTCCGTACTTTTTCTCTTCTAATGGTGTAGGTGCTTTAATTTGGGTTCTTGCTAGTTTACCCATAAAGCCTAGAGCACGTTGATATGCTTCCTACATATGCTTATCTTCTCTATTTAATGCTGAACCGAATTGATACTAACCATCAGCAGTACGGTTCAGCATATCACCAGTGGCAATACGTCTACGAAGATCCTGAAAGGCTTGTCTTAGTAAGGTAGTTCTGTGTTTATTAGCAGCACTTCCATACATAGAAATAAACTCTTCCTATTTAGAATCAATATCACGTAGCCATTGGTCTTTATCGATACTTCCGGTACCGAAGTCAAATAAGTTTTTGTTGTCTGGCATATGTTATATAATAAAAATGGGACACACGAGTTAACGCATGCCCCAATTCAGTTATCATTTCTTTATGAGTCTAGCGAATTTACCGCCTTTCTTATAAACAGGCTCGCCCTGTGGTTCTGGTTGCTGTTCAGCACCACCTTGCTGCTGTGCTAACTGAACAAAGGCTTGGCATACAGCCATTGCTGCTTGGCAATCTTGACTCTGTAGAGCCTGCATACTCATCTGAACTAATTGTTGTAGTGGATCTTGACCTCCAGCCTCAGGACCTCCCTCTGCTGGTGCTCCAGCTGGTGCTCCACCTGCTTCAGGTGCGCCTGCTGGTACTTCTTGTGGAGGCATAGCTCCACCTTCTTGGAATTTCAATGTTTTAAATTTCATAAATCAGATAGTTTAATTAAACTCTTAAGTACAGTGAATATAGATATTTATTTATCTATCTACAAATAGGTTAACACTTTTTAAGAAGTCAATCTTTCTTATTAGGTTTCTCTACGTATTCAGGCTCTCGAGAATCTTGTTTCTTAAATACCTTAAATATATAACGTCCTAAAGCTTTATAATCTTTATCGTTATGACTTTCTCTTGCTCTATAAGCCTTAGATATAATAACTTTAGTTTCTCTTCTAGATACTATTCTCTCACCTCCTTCTAATTCCATCTAAGTAGAACCATCAGGTGCAAGTACTCTCATAGTTGGAGCTTTATCATCAAGAAATTCAAGAGTGTCACCTACTTGTATTCCAGAACCTTGATTTACTTCTACTACATAAAGAGTATCTTCATGTCCTAATAAAGTTGGATCGTTAGGCTGTCCTTGTTCAACAGCGATAACTTCCTAGTCACTATTTATAAATATAATATCAAGTGGAATTGGAGTATCTTTCATCCACATTTCTACAAGGTCAGGTTCTTCAAAATAAAAGATCATTCCCTAGTCAGCAGGTAGCTCTGTTACTCCTTGTAGACCATCTCTTCTTTCTTTATATGAGGCAGCTTCTTCTACCTTATACTATTTATTTCCAATACTAATATTAATCATAACGCTGCTTCCATATATCAAAATGATGTTTCCACTATTTAGAATCTTTATACTTTTCTGTAAATGTTAAAGCGTCTTTCTCATTATCAAAAGAGATTACATTATTCTATTTTAATGCAGTATCAAAAGCCTCTTTCCAATCTGGAATATATTGAAGTCTTCCTTCTTTCATTTGAATCTGAGGAAATACTAAGTACTTACCATCTTTTTCTGTATAACCAAGAAGATGGGTACCTTTTCTCCTTTGTCCTTTTTCATCATCAAATTCAGCATATCCCATATTAGGACCTATACGTTGAACAAACAAAGGATTTACCTGAATTGCGTAGTCAACAAGCTATTCTATAGACTTACCAGAGTTTATTACTCCTCCTTGTTGAAAAGCTTGATGCTAAGCTACTATTTCTTCTGGAGTTTGTACTTTCTTTTCAGGTTCTAACTATTTAAGAAGACCAGTTCTATCATCAGTATTCTCGAATATTTCTTTAACAAGGAGTTTGCCTGCTTCAATAGCTGCATTATCAGAACCGTCTTCCATTAATTTTTCAAGTTCTTGAGTAACTTCTAAAGTAAATATTATTTCATTAAGTTCTATCTCGGCTTGTTGTTCAAGTTCTCCACCCTCCATCTCGGATACTACAGGAATACCTTTTTTAGTAAGGCCTTCTGCATTTTCCATATGATGAAGACGTGCATGTAATGAACCTTCAGGAATAACATTCATTTTACCTCCTTCTTTGAATTCAGGAACTTCATCTTCTAATTCAGTAAGAGTATCAAGAACTTTAGGAGCATTTAAAATGGAATGTACTTTATCTAAAATTTCTATCTTAAGTCCAAGACGTCCAAATGAAATATTTCCGAAACCTCCATTTAGAATTCTCATAGTACGTTCATTCCATCTATCTCCCATCTAAGCAGTTAATAATTCGTTAGTCTTCTGCTTACCCATTATCTATTGTAATATAGACATTTGTCTATTGGCATCATAGATTTTATTGTTTAAAGAACTTTTAGAAGTAAAAAGACCAGCTCTTTGTCCAGATAAAGATTTAGCTTCGTCCCAGTCTTCCATAAAGTCTCCGTAACCTCCACTGGTTCTAGCGAGAGTATCTTCAGTGTCTTGGTTATTAACTACACTTGCTAATTTAGATGCACCTAATGAGTCTATAGCATTAAATGCAAATTTAGCAGCCGTAGCATATAATCCAATTGGACCTGGTATATTAGAGGCAGCTCCTAAAACTCCATTTACTACATCAGTACCTTTAGAAGTTATTCTTTTAGGAAGAAGGGACTCCCCTATGTTAGCCGCCATAGATACGAGTCCCGAAGTACCTCCCATTCCTTCAAAAGCTTTTCCTAAGACACTCTTTCCTGCCTTAGATGCTCCACTTCCAAATATATTTCCTAAAGCAGATGATCCACCACCTAATATACCTCCCAAGCCGGTTGAAAGTTTAGGTTCCATTGCTGGAGTCTATAATTTTAAATCCATAGCTCCTATATTGCCAGTATTAAGACCCCATTGTCCTTTTCTAATTAACTTACGCATAGCTTTCAGTATAAATTGTTTTTACAGCAGTGATGGTAGCTAATTCATCACCTTTATATCTAATACGTACTCTCATAAACTTATCTCTTATTTTAGTTTCTTTACGAGCTGTCCATCCTCCATAAGTAGGTGGATAAGCATTTCCTCTATCTCCAGTATTTGGAAGAACCTATATACCATCAAATGAATAACCATTAGGAAGAGTAGTTTCTGTAATCTAAGTACTCTATAAATCGTTAGGTAACTCACTTGGATTTATAACAATAGGTGGTTTAGTCCAATTAGCTTCGTTCTTCTACATAAAGATAATAGAAGGTATCTATACATACCATTTATCCTCCTTGTATTCAGAATTACCCTTTATACGTCCGTAGAATATACGCTCGTAATATTTAGTAGTTCCGTCATTCTCCTACCAAGCGAAAGCTCTTCTATGAGTTGGAGCGAAATGTGCTATAATATAATTATAATCCGCACTAGATATCTCCTTATCGTAATAACCATCTATAGGACAACATCCTATGTGAGTCCATACTCTAAATTCATTTAGTTGAGGATCATAAATAATCTCTGAACCGGATAAGTGAGCATAATCTCTAGGTGGTTTCTAATTACTAACTGGAGAAGTTTGCTACATCATTGTATAATAATTATATATTTCATCTAATGGAGCAGTCCTTCTATAATAAAGAGGTAAGTAAGTAGACTTCTAATTATACTAAGTTCCAAGAATCTTTTCTTGCTTAGGCTCTAGTTCTTTATAATCTGGGTTGTATTTAATATTAGAACCTAATCTTTGATAAAGTTGTTTCGTAGCTTCTTGTCTACAATACATATTTAACTTGTTAGGAGCCCATTCATAGGCTTCTCCAACTACATCAAAGTGGAATGACTCTGGTTGTGCTTTATTACTTATAATTTGTAAGTTATCGAATATCTTATGTTGTTGAGGATTATCAATTACAACAAATTCAAATTCAAATGGATGTTGCTTACCATACCAATTACATGGTCTTATTTTTCCTTCAACTTCCATAAGTCCTGCTTGTCCATGCTTCCAGAATGAAGTAGTAAGTCCATTCTTGTAAGTCTGATTAGCATAGCCAACAGTTCCATATATAGTAGGACCGTAAGATACATTTTCTTGTTCCATATTTGTACTATCGGAACTTGTAGGAGTAGCCTTTACAGCAGGAGTGTGATAAGGTGGATTATTTAAAGCAGTATCACTTATATATAGATAATTACCTACTACTTTGTATCTATCCACATTATTTTGGTTATCATCATATGCTTCAATAACATAATTAATATTATCTGCATCATTGACAATTACCTTACCAACACATGTGTATCCACTCTAAGCTGTACCTGCAATATCATTAGTTTTAAGAGCAATCTTTGGATATCTATCAGTCAATTTAGTAATAACTTTAGATGTATTTCTATCAAAACTAAAGAAAATATTATCAATATTAGCTGAATAAGAAGGAACCCAAGAATAGAATGTTGTAAATTGCTATTGTACTTCATTGTAACACAGATTCCAAACTTTTTCCTCTATTGTATTAATATCATCGTAGAATGTAAACATTACATCGCTCTTAAAAGCATTATAATGGCTCTTTACATTACGAATTCCAATTATTGGGGTTTTCTCAGTTTCAGTTAAAGAAATATTATCAATAAGGAATTTTTCAACACGGAAGTCTGAGATAATATCAAAGTTCTATCCAGTTGTTCTCCAAATCTTCTTACCAACTGTATCTACACCATATACACAATACGGGGTCTTGATGATGCTTTCTGGCCACTAACTACCATACATATCAGAAAGAACCATTGGGTTCTCAGGGAGTACGTTAGAGGTGTTTATAAACACATTTCCACCTGCCCCACTTCCAGCAATTGCTCTTTCATTCACAGGAATAAGACAAACTCCATGTTCGAAAACAGCAATTAAGTTACCTTTAAGTTCTAAAATTCTCGTTAAGGCTCCATAGGTAAGTGTATAGTCTCTATAATTCATTAAATCGAATATTCTAAAGCCATTACGGAAAGCATCATTTATAGCTACATTAGAATACATAATCCTAGTTACAAAGACATTCTTTACTGCTGGAACATCAGGCATTTCATAATTGTACTTTGTAGATAAAGTAGTAGTATAACCGTCATTATATACACTAGACTCAGGAACTTTATTTTCTCCTGAAGTATTCCTTGCATATAATGGGTAGAAAGCACGTGGCTTATTAGTAAGTCCTTCTTCAGATGCAAAGGAATGATCAACACTACGTAATGATAAATTTACATTAGAACAAACTTTAATAGTTACCCAGTGTCCTATTTTAACCGCATTTACATCTCCTCTATTTACTTTAGTAAATGAATCTGCATCCTCCAAATTCATATTGTCCTTCCAAGTATTTACACTTACAATTTCATCATTATATGGTGCTGAAGGATCTGCAAAGTTTCTGGTCATTCTGTGAGTGAAATTACCAATAAAGCAATCTCCTCTATAACATATATTATTTTTTGAGAACTCATCCCATTCAAATCTATCAGAAATAGGCTCAAATGGAGATGTATCCTAATATCTAATTTGGAAGTACTCCCACATATTAGCTTCGCTATAGTTAGGAATTTTAATATCCATAACAGTCATAGCATATGGAAGTTTTTCGGTGCCTTCCAGTCCTAGATAAGGACCATAAACTCCTCTTAGAACATTTGTAGCATTTTCTGCAGGATTTCTATACGTATAATAAGATACTCTTTGTACTTCTTCAGCTGTTCCTGCTAATGCTGAATATAGATAATTCTTATTTTTAGCAAGAGCTTGTCCATCTTGAAGTGATACTATCTTATACTATTTAAGAGCATTGGTTGTATCTGTTTTACCTGCTATACTATATAAATATGTACCATTACGAGTACAATGAGGTGTAACCAACTAATTAGTAGAAAATCTTACTTCAAAGTCAGAACCAGTAAATAGTTGATTATAGAATCCAGGATTAAGTTCAAACTCTGGACAAAGAGCTGCTTGTCCTGTGTTTACTGAGCTATAATCTAGGGTTACACGTCTTTCATCAAAATTATGTGTAAGAATTCTTTCCTTATTAAAGAAGCCCTCCATCAAATATTTAGTAGTATTTTCAGCACTTCCTCCAGAAATTGGAAGAGCAGGAAGATGACTTATATTTTCTACACCCATAGAAACAGCTTGACAAAGAGTAGTCGCAATACGTTTCTATCTTACGAAGAAACATCCTATTGTGTATTTCTTAAGTTCATTGATAAGATCAGGACTACCATTTATTTTGATTGCTATAGGTTTAACTGCATTACTAAGTATCTAAGATACAGAAGAATGTGTTCTAAATACCCCTTTACAGTTATCTGTGTCATTTATAGAAGATGTGTATTTATCTATTGGTATATACCTTCTAGTTGTTCCATTATATATCTCTTCTATAGTTGGAGTTGAGCTCATGTCTATCAGTTCTCTTCCTCTTATATTAAACACTGGAGAAAGAGTATAGTCCTTCAATATATAAACTACTCCAAAACGATAAATTTCATCATTCCAATAACCAAGTCGGTAATAAATATTATTTACATTATAGTATTCATATTTACCTGTAGCGTCTTGATAATTTTCATTTACAAAACCTATACTATCACCTTCTACAAGACTTGGCCAAAAACGTAATGATAAATCAGTAAGTTCTTTATAAGGAATTTCAAATTTCTTCACATTTCCCATGAATAGCATATTTTGTGCTATATCTTGAGTATTTACGGATTCCACAACATTATATTGAACATTAATATCATTGATACTTACTGCTAATTTGTCCTCATATCCATTTACTCTTACTTCACAACTATTACTATATATAGGAAAATTCTTATCTATTTTAAATGCCTCTGTAGTCTTATTAGCTAAATTATCTGAAGTATATCTAGTGTAATATACAACCACGTTTGAGTAAGAAGCGTCTAAATTAGATAATCTAAAATGCACAGCTTTAAAGCTGCTTTGATCTCTAATACCTCCTTGTATAGAACCTGGCTCATTCATATTACCTATATAACATGTTACAACTCCAGATTCTCCAATAAAATCGGTTTCATTACCATCAGCATCAGATAACTTGAAATAAAAATGATAGTTACCAACTGGAAGATTACCCCCAGTACTAACTCCCATAAACTTTATCTTAGCTACAGTTCTAACCTTTTTGTATAAAGAGGTATCAGCATTAAAGGTTTCTTTATCATATATATTTGTATCATTATCTCCTTCTCTATCTACTATCTAATAAGTATCCATTCCAGTAACAGAAAATCGGCTGTTTATCATACGAGGTTGGTTAATGCCATCGTTTAAGATAACATTAACCGAACCATCATATGAAGGTTGTATAGCCATATCCACAGGGTGCTATAAATCAAATGGTAACGCTTTAGTATCCAAATCAATCAAAGCACCTTTTGGTTCTATTCCCAACTCAGGATCACTTGCATTGTTTATCCTTAAAGTTTTAAATGGATTATATTCATATACTAAGCTTCCTTTCTAAGATAGCTATTTAATAGCTAAATTAACGCTTAGAGAATTTGTTAGGGGAGTTATAGTATTCATTGTCCAGGAAACCAAATATGTTGAAGTTCATTTTTAAGTGCTGATATTTCAGGACTATACAAAGTTGTATAGTACATATCTGGGGCATTCTCATCTACAGCATCAGTCCAGTTTCCACTAGTTTTTACATTAGAAGTCTTTGCATAAATTTCATTATCTTCATCATCAGGAATATCACTCCATTCAAGTTCACTGGCTCTAGTGGTAAAGTGAGTAAAGAACTGCGGAAATGTTACTATAGATGAAGAATCATTCCATCTATAAATAGATAACGTTCCATTATTAGAGTTATCCAATTTAGTACACTTAGGAGTACCTATCCATTCATATGTACCATCTAGATTAGCTTTTGGTTTAGCTGAAACTCCTTCTCCCTCAGATTTAGCACATACAGAAGCATTAAATGCTCTATCACTGACATCTAATTTATATATAGCCTTTATATCATAATCATCTTGATCAGATTCAGCTTCAACTGAATTAAATGTTGCTCCAAGATAATATCCAATTAAAACATCTAAATCGTATAAATTAGGTATTTCAATTTCTATGGTCTCTGATATATTAGGATTATCTACATTTACAGTAGGAATAAGATTAGTTATATTATATGTTTTTCCTCCAGTTGTAAAAGTACCGTTTCCCCATTTATTAGCAAAGTGAGTACTTAGGGCAATGTTATCATCTTCAGAAACCATTACGTCATTGATAATATTGTTTAAACCAGTAGAATTTTGTGATAGATTTATTCTTACTTTGGTAGTGCCCTATTGATATTGATAAAAACGTTCATTCGTAGTTACATATTCAGCTTTTTTGGTCACTCTATTAACCAAGAAAATTTGACTAAGAATACATTTAAGCATAACATCAAGTCTGGGCCATTTCTAATCACTTTTTGCTTGAATATCCCTTTTAGTTTCAAGATTTACAAAACGTATATCACCATCAGTAAATTTCCAACATGCAATGAGGAAGTTATCATCTTGATAATCCATATAAGAACCTCCATTTTCTCCATCACTTAAGAAGTGCATTGAGCCTTCTCCGGAAGCAACCGAACTGTTTTCTTTTAAAAGATCAAATTCAAGTTCAGCATCTTCACCATGATCACCAGAGAAAATATTAGTCATAGGACGTCCCATATAATTATTAGCTGTAAATAAACCTCCATCATCACATCCACCTCCAGCGTCTGGGCCTTCTACTACATATCCAGCAGGCATTATTCTAGAGTTATAATGCATTGTGGTATTATCTCCATCTCCAGCACCAGATATACATAAAGTATTTTCAGGATTCCAATAAGGAGCTACCTTATTCTTTTTATCAAGAGTATAGTCAGGAGCATAGAGAGGCTTAAGTCCTTTAGACTAGTAAGTCATAGATTTAACATCAGATATAAGCCCTTGAATAAATCTATTATCCTTAAATTTTATATTATCAAGAGTAAATACATTGTCAGTTACAGTTGGATTAGCATCAGTAGTATATTCACTTGCTCTATTATAATCAATACTATGGTCGGGTTCTGTAACAGTAGGAAATTGTTTAAGGCTAGTACTTTTCATCCACTCTTTTTCAGATCTATCTATTGTTATAGAACTTATAGAATAGGTACTAAGTAAATCATGTACAAGCCCATCTTTTGGTTTTCCTATATAAAGTTCATCAACTCCTTCTAATTCTCCTGTCATTTTGAATTTGCTCTTATACTCGTTAGTGACATTGGTCAAGTATTGATAACTATCAGCCTAAGTCATATCTAAATCAGACACCGGGGTAATATACATCTTAGATTTAACATCGACTGTAGGAACATTATACTAAGTTCCATTAGGACATTGAATATTAGAGTCAGAGCCTATAAGTTCTGTTTCTAAACTAGGATCTAGTTTTACTCCAAAAGCCCAATTAGAAGCGCATGTATATTGTAAAGATTGCCTATCCATAGCAGCTGCATTTTCTCCAGCTAATCCTATGGCATTGTTAGTATAGAAACCGTTATAACTAGAATTATATAATTTGCTTAAATAAAGCATCTTAAAGTCTATAATTTGTTCAGACTCCCCAGTAAGTTTCTTTACTATTTCAACTATATAAATCCTGCGGTACTATAAGCCTATATCTGCATAATTTATATAGTCTTCAAAGTTTCCGTTATATGATTCTCTTTGGAAGTCTATTTGTTTTGCTTTACTTCTATCATAACCATCTTCTAGTTTATGGAAGTACATTCTTATATATTCTATCTTCTTAGAACCATCTAAGTTATAGAAATCATAAGCCCATCCTATTTTTACATAAGTATCAGTTACAAAGAATCTCCATTCTCCAAAATCATCCTAATTTCTACGTATTTTGTCAAAGTCAATATTAATAGAACGTCCCATACGTTGAATAATTCCAAATGGAACATTAGGATAAATCATAGATGGAATAGTACCACCTTCTACTACTTCTATTTGATTATTATCATAATCAGAACCTCCAGTAGCTAGTTTCAAATAAGTATCGTTCTTACTAGAATAAGTTACATTATCCTTTGTTGCTTCTCCTGTAAATGTGACTTTGATATTATTACCTACCATTGAATATTCCCTTAATAAATTAAAAGAATCCAATGTATTTAAATTTATTATAAGAATCATTTCTCCAGAAGAAGAAGCATCAAAGACTTGTACTTTAGTAACATCATATAGATAAGAAGAAAGATTAGTACTTGCACTATCAAGAAGGAAATCTCCACTTGTTCCTTTAGTCCAAGTTTTCATTATTTCTATACCTCCGTCTGATTTTACAACTCCAAGTTGAACATCAACATAACCATTCTGTACATATGAAGTTAAATCACTCTTATCGGGAAATCCTATAATATATTTATCACCAGGATGGAATATTCTTGCTTCCCCGTTAGCTGATGTAAATAAAGCCTATTTTACATTTTCTTTAATTATAAAGTTTCCATTGTACATGGTAGATGGGATAGTAACAGCTGTATATATGTTTGCTGGCTTATTTATATCCCAGTTTTCTCCCTCCCATAATTGTTTTGGTGAAGGAAACGAACCAACTTGTCCTTTCTTAGTAGTAGGATTGTAAGCGGCTACGTATATAATACCCCCATGTTCCTTCATACCAACTGGAACATATCCAGCTTTAAGTAATGCATTTTTAATTTTCACATTACCCATATCATTCTATAAAGCACCTTCATTACCATTATAGGTAATAAGAGTTCCATTAAGAGCATCAGTAAGAACATCATTGGGAGTGGTAAGAGGATGTAAATCTTTAATCATGCCCTTCTAAAACGTATTAGTCGTTTCCTTTTTCATTTAATACCTAATATTTATGGGTTGTTACTAAAATATCTTCAAATTTTAAGGGTTCTCTAATCTATATAAGTTCGGCTTCTCTACTACGGAAAGCTCTCTATAATGATTTCATCCCAATATCACTTTTATATGGGACTCTAAATATATATCTACAGTTATACTCTTTTACTTCACATTCTTCTCTTATTTTATAGAGCATAACTTGTCCATAATCAAACCATTTTCTGGGACGTCCTTTACTTTTCTTTTGTTTTAGATAGTTTTCTATCTAAGGATCTGTAAGAGCAAAGTAATAATATCCATCCCATTCAAATTTTCTACGTTTATAAAGGACACGTATTTTTATAACTAATTTCTTTACATAATACTTAAAGTGTTGTATAGAATTATTACGCAAGTATCCTATATAACATAGAAAGTCTCCGTCTTTTATTAGTGTGTCCCCGCCATAACTATTATGTAAATATAATGATTTAAATCCAAAATTTAAAATTCTCATTATATCCTTCTCTGGAAGACGAGGCCAGAGTTTACGTACATCTTCATAATAGTCATTAATAGTCTTTATTTCCATTAGCAGTATCTTTTTCCATTGTTCGTATTTTCAGTAAGCTTATCTTTAAGACGTTTACTTACATAAATAGGTTTTCTTCGTCTAATTCCATTATCCTTTCCATACATTTCTAATACTAGCTAATTACCGGTGAAATTAGAAGCTAAGAAATCTACATCAAGCCATTTACCATATCTTCGGGCTTCTTCAAAAGCTTTTCCTTCATAATTATTGACATGAATTTCTGAACGCCTACTTCCAGTTGGTAACTAAAATGTTACATTATTTTCTATAATATCATTAAGTATTAGTTGAAGCGCGTCCTTAAATACGCGCTTCACTAATTTATCTTTATGGTAATCACCATTAACAATATTACAATCAGAACAGGTCACTAGTAACTTATCATACGGAAAGTTCTCGAAGATTTCATCCGTATTAAAGGCATAGCCTGTAGCGTAGTTCATTCTTGTCCAGGATCAAGTGTTGGGGTAACAGGTTCTTGTTGCTGAGGCTCCTATGGCTCAGGTTCCTACTGTTGTTCTTCTTCTTGAACTGGTTCTGTTGGTTTTAAAACCGCTTCCATTCCATAGGAAGGTGTAATATATCCTGCTGCTCCAGCAGGCATTGCTTTCTGATACATTATTTTAAAGGTTTATAAGATTTATTATAAATTTTTCTATTCCAATTAACTTTGGCATCGAGAATTTCATTCCATTCATTCTATGAAATATATTGAGGTATTCTTGCTTGTGAACAAAGAGTTCTCCATTTTCTTTCAAGCATGTTAGCTATTTCAAGAGTATTCCTATTATTAGTTCTAATAGCCTCTTTAAATTTCATATAATACGCACAGAATGCTGCTATTGCCATAGCCTCTTCCTCTGTAAGTTCTGGAAGTCCATCGTCATCTAATATAGTACCTTTATAAAGGATGAAGATTTTTCCTGTATATTTCCCATCTAAATAGAGTGTATCTCCAACTCTTTCATAATGGACATATCTTCCTCCTATATAAAGTGGATTCTCAAAGGCTTTTCTTGCTTCTATATAATCTTCCACCCAAGAAGAATAAGGATCTCCATTTGGGTAGAAATTAGAAACAAAGTTCCAGTCTTCAAATCCATATGTAATTGCTTCTATTTCATCACAATTACATGGTAACTCTACTGTATTAGCATGACAGTTTATATCTGCACAATATCTATATAGTCTTTGTTTTTTGTTCCCAATCATTCTCCAAGCGACTAAGCCTATCTCTTCGAAGTCATCGGGAAGTAGCTCTAAATCATAGAGTTGATTAGCTAAAAACATAGCATATCCAAACTTTTCCATTAGGGTTTATAGGTTTGATCGTTAGGAGCCGGTTGCATAGCAAGCTGTCTATAATAACGTAGTTTTTTCTCAGTGAGTCTTCTCTTAACTTCATTATTAAGGAATGAGAAATTATCGTCATCTAAATCAGAACAGCAAGCATAATCTTCTAGTTGTCTAGGGTCTTTAAATATTGCTACTACTGATACCTATTTAATCATAGGAGCATTGAATATGTAAGCATCATACATTCCATTTTCATTTGGAGTTGTATCTACATAAACAAAAGGTTTGTTCTTTCCTCTTTTTCTATACTTATGATAATAATTCCATTGATAGGAAGAAGTATAAAACATAAAGGGAACCTATCTGTCTATAGAACCTATATAATCAATAGCACGAGCACCATAGTCATTAAATACTTGTGGCATCTCAAAGTGTGCAGTAGGAGTAGTACCAATCATTTCTCTACATCTACATCTTTCCAGGTCTTTACAGTCTACAGGTATACAATTAACAGCAATTAATAAGTCCCTTATAGGAAGGGTACCCTTTAAAGAATACTCTTTTAAGACTTGTAAGCGCTCATCGACTACATCATCTTCTAACTATTCCATTGAAATAGATGGATTATGATGGTATCCCTAAAGACCTGATACAACATCATTGTATATAGCGTCTGCGAGTTTCTTTATGAGCATAAATAAAAAAAAATGGGCAAGGGCATTTCGTGCCCCTGCCCTATTCTTAATCGGTTAATATCAATCTGTAACTGCTGTAACAGTTCCAATCTTAGCTAATTGTGTTTCAAATGCACTAGCTAGATCTTGCTTTACAAAGAATACGTGAGTTGTCTTAGATTTAACAACTTCACCAACTGCATCTCCACCCATAATACCTCTATTTACACAGTAAACAATAGTATACTGGTTGTACTTTGCACCTACAACTGGAGTCTCGTCTTGGACGATCTTGTTCCATCTTGTATTTGCAGCAGTAGGTAATCTGTAATCCTTGATCATATTTCTGTAAGTACCAAAACCTTGTTTTGCTTGACGAACTAAAGTAACGATGTCACCATTCTCGTCCTCAATGCTATCAATAGCTTCGAAAGCACCTACGTGACCGCCTTCTTGCCATGCGCCCTTATTTTCATCAAACTTTTCAAAGTCAACCTTTGTTAGAGTTTGATACTCATCTGTACCGTCAATGGTTAGAACACCAGCGTTTTCTGAAATAGCAAGTAACTGATATTCATAAACCATTTGCTGATATTTCTTAGCGATTTTCACCACTTTCTTTGCTACATTAGCTGCAGTTTCGCCGTTCTTCCAAAGGAACTCAATATAGAAAGGCTTTCCTTTGAAAACGAAATCATTAGCATAGTAGCTATTTTGACAACCAGAGAGTCTGATATAAATAGCGATTCTGAAAGTTGTATCTGCAGCAGGTGCAGTAACTTCTGTTAAATCTATAGTTGCCTGAGCCATCACAGGATCAGAAGCAGCTCTTTTATAGATAGCTTCTACATTGTCAGCTAAAAAATTGAAATCTCTCTTAATGTGGATTCCCTTCACTGTATTACCTTCCTTTATCTCAGTAATAAGGTCGTTAGCAGGGAAATTATAGTCTTGTAGACTATTTACGATAGTAGTTGTTGTAAATTGAAACATACTTTATCATTTATTTATTAACCTCTCTTTGCTGGTTGAGGCTGTTCCTATTGCTGAGCTGGATTGGCAATAGTCTGTGTAACTGGGATATGGGTATTTAGACGATCGTCACGTCCGTTCTCCATAACTATATGTACCAGCTCGTTGATAATCTCCTGACATACATAATCTGGGAATTCCATCATTTGAGAAGTATCCTCTGTTAAATCGAGTTGCTCTTGTGATAGTCTAATATGTTGTGGAGCCTTGATATAGTCCACATAGACTCTCTCTAGTTGGAATAATGAATTATCCTTGCCGTATCTGATTTCAATACGTACATTTCCTGGATTACCATAGCGGATTTGTCCAATCTTTTCTACAGCATTTACTTGAGTAAAACCTTCACCGCTAGTGTTTCTAATATCTATAACTCTACTCACACCTCCAGTAGTACTCTTATCATTAGCATACTGGTTACCATTTTTATCAGTAATATGAGTTGCATTAATAACATTCTCTCCATAAGTATCGGAATCTGTAAACTCAGTACCAATAGTCTTGATGTCTGGTCCATAAGGATCAGTTGGAAGAGCTTTGTTCTCAGTAGGTTCAGCGAAACCACTCTTACCATCATAGAAATGAGAAGTGTAGTCTGAAAGTACTGGATCAGCACCACTTGCTGCAGTATTAACTAAATCTCTATTTACATTGTGTAGATAGTAATAAGGTCTCTTGTAAGTAGGACGAGTATAAACATTATTAATAACTGTAGACCAGCTATCTGCTGTAAGTCTTTCAGCTGCGAACTGTACATATGTATTAGCATCGTAGCATTTAAATGGCTTAAGCACTTTATACTCACAAATACAGTTCAATAGATGTAAGTAATCTGTTGGAAGGTCAAACTCATATATAGAGTTGTAAAGAGAACCTTTCTTAGTCACATCTACTCCAGTCTTATAAAGAGCATTGTTTCCGTTTGCTACTTCCAGAGTAACTGTAGACTTTAAGACTCTTACATCATCTGTAGTTTGCTGATTAATGTCGTAGATATTATATCTTCTATTTACGTATTGATCAACGGCTTTGTTAAAAAAGTAGTTAAAGTCTTCAAGCAGTAGATTAGGTGCTTGTGACTTGTTTAATTCAATTAAAACAGCTTCATATACCTGTCTTGCCGTCATAGTTTATAAACTTTTATAGTTTATTTTGTCTTATCTTTCCCCTGAGGTTCATCTATATTATCAGGGTATAAATGTGGATAAGTATCTTTCTTTATAAGTTCAAGTATTTTTTTATTCTTAGGATTTTTCATCCATGTAATAACAGCATCATCTGTTCCACCTAAAATCTTATCACTGTACCAATAGTTCTTTTCACGAACAAAGATGATACCTGCTTCACGAGCATCAACAAGAAGAATACGTAAAGTAAGATCTCCTCCTGTGTATAGCTTAATAATCTTGTCTGGATCTTTTTCGGCTATCTGTAATAGATAATCTTCAACATCAGCATCAGATTGACCTGACATTCTCTTACCTAGAATCTTAGCCATAGTAAGTCTTCCATCTACTCCATTATCATCATTGATAATAAAGTCAGAAGCTTGTAAAATCTTCTTTTTCTTAGAAACACGTAGTTTTACTTCTTCTCCTGGTCTATCTACGTAAAGTTCAGCAATACCATAACGAGGTCTTTTGGCTTTCCAGTCCATTGTACCATCTATAAGGTAGTCACCCTTTGCATCTTTAGCCCATCTTTCTGGAGCAATAAGAGGACAGTTCTTTATAGCTTCCCATTGAGCTGCTTGAATGTCGTCATCCAAATTAAATACAGTTCCATCTTCAACTATAATCTGTTCTCCTTCCTTTATATAGTATTTACCACTATTTCTTTCAGCGTCAGTAAGAATTAAATCTCCTAAAGAATTAGTTGCTTTTACACATTCGGGGTATCTCCCAGTTTTCGGATCTTTACAAGGTTGTAAATAATATTTTATTCCTACTTTACCATAAACACTGCGTAAAACAATGTAATTTTCTCTTGTCACACTCATATTAACATCGAATAAATTTATATAAAAATATGGAAGAGGAGGATTACGGCTCCTCTTCCCTTATCTTGATCTTATAATCAAACTTCTCTTAGGATAAAGCTTCTATAAGGATTGAATACGCCTACACCACTGTAACCCCAGTTGATAATCTTAGAAGCAGCTACAGGGCTAGAAACTTCACCAGAGCTTAGACCATTACGTCCACCTACACCAAGATACTTGTTAGTGATGAAGTCACCACCCTTCAGTGTGAACATCTGGATTGGTGGTTCAGCCTCAGTAGCATCAGCTGTTAGGTCAAGACATAGGCAATAAGCCTTCTGGAATCCATATTCTCTTGAGAATGTTCTATCTACCTTGAAGGTAATTTGGTTACCACCATATTCATAAGAATCAAATGTAGCACCAACTTTGATATAGTCGTTAGCTTGTTTGCTATAGATATATGTACCTTCTGTCTTGTATTTAGCTAAGAAATCACCAAGAACTGTTTGGATAAGAGTCCACATTCTTTCATTGCAGATGAACATGTACTTATTACCAGTTGGTTTCTTAGCTTTCTCGTTCATAGTAGCAATCACTACATTAAATACATCAATAGTAAGTTTAACGAATGCATACTTAGAAGCGAATCTTTCAACTTGTGGGATAATACCATCACCAATATAGATAGGACGACCAGTATCTGGATCAGAAATAGTTGGCTTTCCGTTAACATCGACGTTAGTCTTGTTGAAAAGTAAACCATTATTTCTTACATAGAGGAAGTTATCAAGAAGATTCTTCTCTAGTTTGTCCATTCTATAAATAGTTTCTGTAAGATTACCTTGTCCCTTGCCTTCACCGATAGAGATAAACTTATCTTCGAAAGCACCATACTGAGCAGAATAGCTATCATCAACACGGTGAGTTGTGATGTAGTTTCTGTGTTTCTCAATATTTGATTGATACTTAACGTAACCTTCTTCGTGCATTTCAGGCATAGCATTGCTCTGGAATCTTGTAGTCATACCAATTTGACAACCACTTAGGTCAAGAACTGACTTATAGTCATTATCAATCAGACGAACAGTTACTTCCCAGTAATCGTCAGCCTTTCTTACAGGTCTTGCTACAACAAAACATTGCTGTCCAGTTTCGTCAATCTTAAAGATGTCATATTTTTCATAGTATCTTTCTTTGAAGGCCATAACGATTTCTGCACCGTCAGCGCCATCTGTTTCAGGAACTGCTGCAAACTCAACTCTCTTAATGTAGTTAGTTTCAACTTCCCACTCAAAGTACATAGCATCAATTGACTGATACTTGTTACCTTGCTTTCTATCTTGATAGAAAATATTTCTAAGAGATTCTGTTAGATATGAAGCAGTTAATTCAGGATAAAGTCTAGACACAACGCCTAGCTTGTAAGGTTGAGTACCAAGGAACTTATAGAAATCCTCATAAGTTCTGGTTTCACTCATTGTAGATCTGTTAGTTACAAAATTTGCTACAATCATAGTTAAAATCTTATTTAAAAGTTAATTACCAGTCTAAATCCTCAATAGAAGAGATATTCTTCTTCTCCTCTGGTTTAGCAGCAGGAGGAGGAGTAACAACAACGTGTCCAGGCTATATGCCTTTCTTTCCATCCTCAAGTCCCTTATTGTAGGCTTCTTGTCTTATTTTCTTGATGGAATCTTTATACATTGTTGTAATATCATCTATCATTTTGTCCCCATTAAGTGCATACCAAGCCATTGTTACTAATGACTCTGGATCATTGAGAACCTTACCTAAATTACTTATGCCTGCTTCGTCACGACCTAAAATAAACTCAGCTAGTTGTTCTTTATCATCTTTTTCTAATTCTACATCAAGTCCAGCGATAGAAGTTAGATTATCTATTTGTTCTGTGATTACATTAGAAAACTGTTGATATTGTTCTTCTTGTTGTTGTTGAGCAAGAAGCTCTTGTTGCTGTTTATTTTGGTCTTCTAAGTCTTTGTATTCTTTACGAATACCTTCTATTTGTTTCTTAAAAAGAGCCTCATCTTGTTTAGCATTTTCAAGTGACTTGGCGAGTTGTTCCTCGGTTATTCCATCCACTCGAGCTTGTAAATCTAAAACAAATAAGTCATCGTCACTAAGCTCATCCACAGTATATGAAGGCTCAGGTAACATTTGCTGCTGTAATTGACTGAGATATTGCTGAGGAGTCAAGTTATTAGTTCTTAACATATTCAGAAACTCTATCTCATCATCTGTCAGATCCGATTCTTCATTAGTTTCTTGAGAAGGAGGTGTTGTAGGCTCTCTCAGGATATTAAGCTGTTCTTCACGAGACAAAGTATCCCAAGCACGTTCCTCTACTTCATTGTTATCTCCATCAAACTTAATTTTAGAAGGATCTTGTATTCCTTTTTCTTTAAGTAGTATTTTAATTATATCATCTTCTCCTTCCTGATTACCAGAGGGCGGAGGTGTTTCCTCACCCTTTTCAGCAGGAGGGGTTTCATTCCCAGGTGTTGGGGGCTCCTATTGTGTAGGAGGTTCTTGTGGTGGCTCTGTACCACCCTGAGGTGGAGTGTCTTGCACTTCTTCCTCGTAAAAGTCTAAATCATCAATTCCTATTGCCATAATTCGTATTATTTATAAAACATATCAAATATAATCAGAAATCTCTGCACTCAAAATGCTAAAGCCATTATTTGGATAAAAATAAGCAAAAAGCATCTCAAGTGCAGATTTTCCAATTAACCAATCCACTTCAAGTCATTTAGACGATTTAACCATCCTTTTAGAAATTTCTTATTAGCAGGTCTAGAATTAGCAATAGAAACAAAATGATCTTTACGTCTTAACCACAACTTATTAAATAAGGCTTTTTGGTCTGGGTAATTATTTATAGCATAAAGTGTATTAGGTCCTACAATTCCGTCATCTTTGACACCAAGCACTTTCTAAGGATATTTTATTCCATAAAGTCCACTTGCCCATACCCAATCCACTAGGAGATTAGCTATAGATTGACTATTTATCTAGTCTGCCTTCCATCTATCCCAATACATAGTTTTTAGAATATCTGTCCATTCTTCTTGTGTTATATTTTTCAAGTCCTATTGAGTTGGAGTTTTCTTTCCTTTTTTAGCTCTATATGCTGTGTAAACAGCTATAGTAACTCCTTTCATTGTGGGACCTCCTTTATCTGCTGGGTCGTTTGACCAACCTCCTTCCCATTTAAGGATGTGTGGAACTAATTTATTTATATCAGCCATTCTTTTATGAGTGGAATCATTTCCAATTTAATTTTACCTTGTTTATCTAGTTTATCAATGGTTTCTTTAACTATTTTCATTTGATCTCCGCTAATTTTTATTTCTTTATTTGGATCTTTATCAAAGTCCCATTTAACATAGTTATTATTTTCTATATATGAAACTTCTGCTTTTTCTTCATCACTTAATTTTAATTCTCTAGCTAAATCATATATATCTACCATTTCTGAAAGGGTACCTTCAGATGGAAGAATATTTAATAATAATAACCTATTTCTTATATCCATTATCATTCACCGGAAGAACCGGCCTCCAAATTACTAATTGTTGTTCCTATATTAGTATAAGAAAGATTTAATTGTCCTTCTATAGTCTATAATTCAGAATAGGAAGCAAATATATTTATATTATTAACTGTAGTAGTTAAGTTATCTATATCATCATTTATAGTATTTATAACAGTAGTCTGATTAGTTCTTTGTTCTGTGGTCATAGCAGAAATTTTAGCTTGAAGAGCTGCTCTTAGCTCTGCTACTCTTGTACCATTGTCACCATAATACTGTTCAAGTTGTATTCTTAAAGCATAAGCTGCTTCTGCATCCTAACTATTTTCATCATCAGTAGTTGTATGTGTCTGATTTTGGTCTCGAATATATCTATTATCAAAGGAAGGGTGATAATAACAAGTAAGAGTGAATCCTCCCCAGTTTACAGTGTCATCATCAGCTGTTGTTATTAGAATAGTACTTCTATTAAATGCATGATCATCAAATACAAGACTACTACTTCCCCAACTGTAAAGTCCTCCAGAATCATATTTTCCACTAGTAGAGTTATCCTATAAAGCTGATATTTTTGATCCATAGTCATATATACGACTATAATTAGCATCATAAAGTCCTGCATCATTAAAATGATAGGTATTTCCTTTAAAACATATTTGATCTACTGAAGGTTTTATCTTATCAGTACACCTATTATCACTATTATACATTCTAAACTTTATATTTGGATTATCTAGCATATACTCACTATTGAACATAAAGTACTTTTTAACTATAGGCTAAGAGTCCACAAACTTACTACTATTAACTATTGTTATAGCATCTTCATAGTTTTCATCACAATAACCCTCATTATGTCCTGTAATTTGGAAACTTATATTACCTTTAACTAATTGTTCTATAAACCATTCTCTTTGTTGAAATCCTTTATGATTATTATCATTAGTTTCCATATGAGGGAAGTTTAGAGCATAATAGCCAGCTTGCCATCCAACATAAACATAAGAAAAAGCAGATACATTACAGAAATATCTAACATATAATGTAGGCCTTCCTATAACAGTACTGTGAATAGGAATAATAGTCAAGTTAAATATTATTCCAGGATTACTAATAGAAACGAAATCATTCCATGTAGGATTAGTAAGATTAGGATTTACATTTACAAGAGCAAAATTACCCCTAGAGGTCATAATATTTCTATGTTTTACTGTTCCTGTACTATCATGAGATTGTAACTGTATATATGGAAGATTTGTCTGATTTTCACCGTAGCCATAACCAGTGCTTGATATAACAAGTGGATTGTAATTATGTATTTCATCCACAGTAAACATCGTAGTACTTCCAATATTAAGACCTCCTATTTTACCCTCAGTACTATAAAGAATACCATTTACTACAACTTTTCCGGTTTGGTTCCAATATAAAGTAGGACCTCCAAGATTTCCTTTTCCATCTACTTCAAGTCCCCACACTCTTAAGGGTTCTGTATACTGATTTACGAAAGCAGTTTCAGCATCAGCAGATAATAATCCATCATTAAAGGTTTCATTTGGATTATCTGGAACTCTATACCATGTAAATTCAACAGGATTTAACTAGTACTGTCCATCAGCTCCTTTACTAATTGGATAGCCATCAGGATTAACTCTTAACCAAATATATTTATTATCACTGCTTCTCTAGAATCTTCTAACATAATGTACAACTTTTGTATCTCTAAAATAATGCTCTCCTTCATTACCGATACTAGTAAGTTCTTTTATTCTATATATTCTTACAGTACCCTATAAAGCAGGAGTACTAGCAATAGGGTCACTACTTGTATATGTTATACTTGTGGATGGGGCACTCTAAGTTTGTCCTGGAGTAACGATGGTAAATTGAGTTTGTGCAACATTGGTTGCTACAGTACATCTTACCTAATCTACACTAAGGAATTTTGCTTGTATCTTTCCATTCTCAAACAAAGCAGTCGGAGCTACATAACCATTAAATTCGTCTTGTGTTGTAGCTATAATAATATGATTACCCCAAAGAAGAATATTATTATTATCTATTCTCATACCAGCGGATCGTAACTCTCCTTTTGAGTAAACACTTTGTCTTATAAGAGTCTAAGCCCTTTCCGTATCCTATCTAAGTATATCTAATGAATTATAGTAAGCATTCTATGCAGCAACTGCAAATGTTATTGCATCATTTCCTATATCAGCAAGAGAACGTCCGTTACTTAGGTAGAATTCTCCAGTCAAGAATACATTCTATCCATATAGTCCATAACCATAAGGCTATTTATCCATTGGGAAAATTTCATCTTGTATTCCATTTAGATTACCAAGACGTGCCTTTGTAGTTCTGGTGGAAGCAACCTATAAAAGAGGATGTTCTTCTTCAAGGACTATATAATCCTCTTCTACTGTTTCTCCACCTTCAAATCCTTCAGTTATTACTTTCTCTCCATCTTCTGTAAGGAAAAAGAAGAATTCAGAAGCCGAACTAAATTCTGTATTCTCATTTGGTATAGTACTTAAGTAATAAATTATATCTACCGAACCTCCTGGAATACTTGGAACAGCACTTCCTGAAGCTAAGTAATATACATCATTATACTTAAAGTATACATATTCACATTTAGTTCCATCCTTCTATATATAGTAATCTCCTGTATAAGGAATATCCACTAAATGGGTAAATCCAACAAAAGTATTCTTATTTACTGAAGCGGTAGTATGTAATTTTACTGTCTAATATATAGGTACATAATAAATAACAGAATAATCTGGACGATTTACTCCAGAAATAACATCCATAAATGGAGCACCATTATCTGTAGATGTTATATAGACTGCATTTTGACGTTGTGGATCCCATAGATTTCCCATCTATACTAAGGAATCCTTCTCTTCTACTAGTCCAATTAAGTCTTTCTTTTGTTGATTCTAGTAGGATAATCTTATGACATTTCCATTTTCGTCATAATTTATGTTTTCATTTGGATCTTCACTTGGTTCTTTATAATGAGAAGATTGCTAATAAAGTCTAAGATTTACTTCATCTTCCCCATATGTAACTTGAGCATTTAGAGACGAATCATATGTAATAGTAGTCTTTTTATCCAGAATTGAATCTGCAAGCTATATTATAAACTACTTTCCTATGATATTACATACAACAGCATCGTAGTACTTTATACCTCCATATGTCCATTTCTAACATCTAAGAATATCTCCAGGCTTAAATACTGGAAGACCATCATCATCGAAAGTTACTATATAGTAATCTCCTCCAGCAAAGTATTTAAAGTAAGAATATATAACAGATATATAAGAAGCTATATCTACGTTTCCTTCTTCTTTTTCTTGAAGATATCTTGTATAATCATTTCTAGTTATTATAGGAAAGGTACAATCAAATACAAATTCATCACTGAATAAACTATATATCCTGTAATTTTCAGCATTTGTATCATTAAAGTAAGATCCAGCATAACTAGTATCTACAAGAGTCTTTACTATCTTAGCATTTCTAAGAGTTTCATTACTCCAGCATTGCTTTATAAATATTCCATCTCCACTTGCTGTAGAGAAGGCAGCTACTGGGTCAGTAAAGCTCTTATATTCTATTGGATCAAAAAGTCTTATAAAGAATTCACCCTAATGTCTATTTAAACAGAACTTATTATATTCAGCAGTATCAGCAAAGAAACTACTTTCTTTTATTTCTAGCTTCTATACTGAGGTTACTTTACCTGCATTTGTAATCCATAAAGAACCATTAGTTGCTGATATTCTATTAACTACGAGTTCATATACTTGCATAAGTTTACGAACTACAAGATTATCTATAGTTAGAGTATTAGTATCAGCGTCCATTCTCCAACCATAGCCTCCGAATCCACTAGAGAATTCGGGAGTTCCTATACTTCCATGCGTTACGATATCTTTATAGAAAAGAGTAGAAGATTCAAACGTAATAGGCTTTCTAAAAGTCCAAGCACCGTTAATTTTTTCGTCTCGATTTCTTCGAGTGAAAGATTCTCCTGTCTCTCCATTTAGATATCTAGCATTTAAGTTTTCGACAAGTGTAGAGCTATTTACATAAAGAGGAGGACCATTCTTTACATATATAGCAAGTCTACCTGTCATTGTATCTCCAGAACGTTTTACATACCCAGTACCTTCAGGAGCCACATTTATGAGTTCTAAGAGCTCACCATCTATAAATAAATATAATATATTGCTTAACTTATCAAAAACAAAAGTTCCTTCTTTAAATTCAGTAGTATCAAGTCCTTCTATACCTTCTACTACTTTAACTCTTGAAGTACTTATATTAGGATCCTCTCCAGTTAAGCTTCTAATAACTTCTTCTAAAGTCTAGGATTTATTTCGGGACTTGATGTAGATCTTACCCAAAGATTCTAACACCAAGTCAGCCGAAATATTACCTACGATATTGACTCTCTTGCCAAATACTGTATCTGTTCTAACTAAATTATCCATTTATTTCTATCCAAGTTTGTGGTATCCAAGAAGCATCGTGCATACCAACGAATGTGCTAGCATTAGTAATAGAACCTTTATTAACACCTTCGACGTATCCAGATACATTTCTAATACGCGTAAATTTACTTGTATCAAACAAAGGAATTGAACCTCTTAACTATCTATTGTTATTAAACATACCAGAGATATTAACAATACGTGGGTTGTATGGATTATCATTACCTTGTGGATCAAACAAGATAGACTGAATAATACGTAACCCTCTATCGTAATCTCTAGCATTAGATACTTCAAATAATCTACTAACGTTCTGTAATTCAGAACATCCAGCAAATATACTCCAACTTATTTGTGGATTTTCACCTTCATTAGCTTCATAATAATCCCATTCACTAAATAGTACATCTTTAAATAGAGAAGATACATCAGTAAGTTGAGTATTATTAACTAATAAATCTGAATTAACATCCACTCCAACTTCTATAAATGTATTCTAGAAGAGTCCTTCTATGGAAAGAAGATTTGGATTATTTTTCAATAAGTCTGGAGGATATTTAATACCTCTACATTGAGATGCAGGATATCCATGGTTAAATTTATAACTATTAAAGTTTACAAATGCACAGAATCCAAGTCCTGCAAATACTGAATTAAATTTAGTATTATCAGGAAGAGCTTCAAATAATTTACAAGGTAATCTACCAACGAGTCCATCAACTACACCTGTAGATAATCCATTTACACCTTCATCGTTTGTTGTAATAACAGAAGTTGTATATGTAAGACCATTAAATGCTCCTTGTAAATCACTCTCAGAACTACAATATCTCAGATAGTCTGCTGGGAACATATAGTTCTAATAACCTACTTCTCTATCTCTAGCATCTGACAATGCTTGTAATTGTTCATTATCATATCTAAAGACATTATCATATAGATCTGAATAATAAGGAGAATTAGTAAGATTTGGATTTATAGTAGCCCAGTCACGTCCATCTATATAGTAAGGATCATTTCCGTCAAAATTGGTAAAATCTAACTGGAAGTTCACTCTAGTTCCTGGAGTCTTAATAACTATATTATCCCAAGAAGTCTACAATTCCATCTTATTAAGAACATAAGGAGTTCCTATATCTAGTGTTCTATTTTTGGTATATCCCAATTTGTAACACCCTGCAAATACAGAACTTATATTTTCTATAGTTTGTTGTATTTGTCCATTTCTCTCCATATAGAAGAACTTATAAGGAATAGTACCAAATACTCCAGAATTATAAAGCATACTCTACACATTTGTAAGAGCACAATTTATAAATCCTTCTCCTCTTAGCTATATATTTAGATTATGAGCATTATCAAATAGATAAGAAACATCTTTCAATGAGGTACAATCTCTAAATAGTAACACGTCTGGGAATGTATATGTTATACCTTCATTTGTAAGAGTTTCATTAGAGAAGAATCCTTGTACATTATTAAGTGCAGTACAACCTTCAAATATATCATTAGGAATAGTAGAATCTGTAAATGTAACTCCTCTAAATACATATTTTGCTTGTAAAAGAGTAGATCTAAGATTAGTAAACATTTTACTCATCTAGAATAAATTACATTCTATACTTCCACCACTCATTTCAAATGGAGCATTTATAACAGTACACTTAACTATTTCGTATTCTCCATCAGAAGTAAGTCTTCCTCCAAATACGTTATCGTGAATTTCTCCAACTAATTTTATTCCTTGATATATAGAAGAATCTATAGTTCTTACTGTAATAGGAGTAGGCCAGTGGAATAAATAATCAAATGTAATTCCATCTACAACTTCAGATTCTATATCCATACTAACCTTAGAACATCCAGAGAACATGCCTTTTGGGAATGTTGGCAGATTCCTTAAGTTAGTAAAGAAGGTCTTAGACTTAAGTCTTCCATTAGGAATGAGAGAATCTCTATTTACTAATTGATAGCTCTCTAGATTATAACAATTAGAGAACATATAGTCTGCTTCTAATAGTCCTATATAATCTCCATCTAGAGGAGCAAAAGCATTATTATCTATAAATTGTAGAGCTGTTCCACTAAATGCATTAGATGCTTGTTGTAAGTGGGGTAAGAAATCAAATGTTCCATATGTAGTAGTATCCTAAGCATTATAGCTACTCTTTCTAGAATAAATACCACCTCTTACAGAAGTACTTTCTAAGAATGAATTTATATTAGTTACATTAGGACAATGCCTAAATAAATCATATCCTATTTCAGCATCTATTCCATAACAATTTAGGAACATCTTATTTAGAGATGCTATATTATCATGTAACTTAAGCATTAGCATTACAAAATCACTTCCAGATAAAGAAGAACATCCATTAAACATTTCATCAGTAGATGTAAGACTAGTGTCAAATGATATATTGCAAGCGTTTGCATTATTTATAAATGGAACTGGATATTGTAATACTGGATAGTTACTATATATAGAAGGAGAATTAAGTGTAAGAGAAGCACAATCCAAAAACACACGAGTGCCCATGATAGTAAAGTTTCCATGTAAGAATTGTAAACTACTACAACCTGAGAAAGCTCCTCCCATCAATCTTATAGGATTATCTTGATCATTTACGCATTTAATTCCTTGTACATTTCTATTATCTGTAAGTGTAAGCATCTACAAATCTTCAAATTGTTGTAAATCAAGATATGTAGTAGCAAGTGGAACTGTATTATCATATTTTAGATAACTGATATTGTTTCCACTTAGATTAAGTTCTTTCAGTGTAGTCCAATTAGCCTTAGATGGGAATGTAATATTTGTAGTAAGTATTCTTGCTAATTGTACATTCTCTAAGTTTGAAGCACCTACAAGATTTATTTCTAACTCTTGATTATTCTAATTATTGAAGCTTACGTATTTAAGTCCAGGACAAGCAGAAACTGTAAACGATTTTAGATTACTTATATAAAGTTGTGAACCATAGTAATCTGCTATAATGGTATGAATACCGGGGCAGTTACCTATAAATACAGTCTTGACACTTGCTGGAATTGTAAGTTGTTTAAGTTTTGGACAGTTTCTAAGATTTATTGTTTCTAGCTCTGTACATCCATCTATAATAAGCTCTTCCAACATAGCTTGATCTTGATACGTAAGAGTCTTAATTTTAGTATAAGACAGGTCAAGTTTTCTAAGTACTGAACTACTAGAAAGTGGAACTTCACTGAATGATGAATTAGATACATCTAAAACCTCAAGATTTGGAAGTTGCTATGCTATATTAAGAGGTCTATATACAATATTAGAGTTAGAGTCAAGAAGAGTAACTCCATGTAAATCCAACTTAACAAGAGATTCTAGGTTACTAGCATCAGTTAAGAAGTTATCACTTCTAATATTAGATTGGTCTCTAAGACTAAGCTCCTTAATAAGTGGGAACTTAAGAGCTGAAATAGTATTCCAAGTAAACTGATTAAAATTATCTAAGGATGTTAAATAATTATTAGCGAATATAGTAACAACCTGAGTACCACCTACGTTATTAATTCTGTATTGTTTTGGATTTTCATCAATCCAGAATGACATAGGACGTGCAGACGTTGCTATTGTAATACGTATCTAACTTTCTGCAGTAAGACCTAATGATACACTAGTTGGGCTTATGTTGGTGATATAAGTAGCATTGTTTTCTTTCCAGCTATCATATAGAGGAGTATTAGTAACACCTGTAAGAGTGCTATAACCTTCAGTATTTACTCCATATACACCATCTAAGAATTTGATTCTCTTTACAAACCAGTCTTTTACGTTAGCACTACCGTTACCATGTAAGTAAGAAATCTCACTGTAATTATAAGTATTATCACCATAAGTACCAGTAGCAGGATTATAACTCTTCTCTACTTGTAGATATTTAAGATAATAGTCATAATTATAAAGAGCAGGTCCAACTTTATTTATTTGTCCAACATAATATTTATCAATAAATTCAGCTGGGTCTGGGAAAAGATTAGTACGCAGGTCTCTATATACAGATTGTAATGATTTAGCATCCACACTATCAGGGCGTATATTCTCTACTATCTCTTGAAGTCTTGTATTATATCCAGAATATTCCTAGTTAAATACTCCAGAAATAGAAGAACAGTGATTAGTTACACGCGCCTCAGCTAGAGCTGATGTATCAGTATAATATCTATGTAAATGAGCATTATATGGAACAGTTTCAGCACCTACGTTGTTTACACGTAATGCAGTATCCATATCGTAGAAACACATATACCAAATACATTCACCAGCACTTGATTTTGTCCAAGAACGTAAAGTTAAGTTCTTAGCCATAGAGTCTACAAGTCCAAATACGATAGCTATCATATAATAACTAACCATATTGTTCCAATTCATATAAAGGTCTAGTGTAGATTTTACATAGTTTACAACGTCATAAGATGGATAGTACTCTCCTGATTCCTACCAAGTACCTTCTATCTTTTTAAGTTTAGGTGTTTGCCAATCATTCTATCTATATACTTTTTTATCAGTTTCTATATTATAGCCAAATGAAGCCAAGAATGTAAGTAATCTTCCAAGATTTGCTTCTCCCTGTCCATCTGAATCATAAGGGAATTCAAATACTCCTTCTTTCAGTATATCAGGATCATCTTGGTCAAACATAGCTATAGCACTGTTCTCTTGTACTTCCATAGAATAGATAGGAGAACCTGCTTCTACCGATGTTTCTTCAGAATAAGAAGCTACCATTCTAGGATATGTTTCATCTTCTGTAGTATAAGTAACACCATTTAAAAGTTTAAGACCTAGATTGTAGTAAGCATAACGTCCTAAGTTGAAGTTATAAATACCCATACAACGACAGTTAGCTACATTACTACCAGTTGCTTTAAACTTTATAAATAGGATACAAGGATAACCTTCAGATGTATGTTTTACCTTACTAGCATATTGATATCCACTCTTTTCCATTGGAGGAGTATTATCAAGAGGTACAATCTTTACAGTATTTCCTTGGTTATCTTCAGTAGTTACAAGTCCGTTTACTATACTACCAACAAGAATGTTATTTACGTGAGAAGAATCCATCACGTCAGCCTTTAAGGTATATCTATTCTCTGGTAGCCAATCCTCTCTCATTTGAACAAGAACATCTTTATTAGTATCGTCTTGTCCCATATAAATTTCATAGTTCTTACTATTATATCTAAGAGAAGAAGTACCCTGAATACCTATAGTCATACCTGTTCCGACTGTATTATCAATACGAGTTGGAGTAGCATTACCCATTGTATAATAGTCTATATTTATAGGGAATCTGGAAGCCATCACGGTTTCTTTAAGATCCTCATTGAACTTTGCTTCAGTAATTCCTAAGAAGTCAGAATCAGAAGTAAGCTGATTTACTACAACAATTGGATAAGGAATACGAGACTCTGCTAAAGCACTTACAAGACTATTTAATAGTGAGTTAGCATCTTTGTACTCAGATTCATCATTTTCATCAAAAAGTAAACTATGATAATTACCATCAGTTCCAATCTAAATGAAGTTATTTTGTAACATTTCATTCTAAGTGGACATATCTGGATTATCATTAGGACCTAATTGACTATATATAGTAGATGATATGTAATTTTGAATTATTTCATTATCTGAAAGTGCAGTAGAATAACCTTTAAAGTCATATACGTGTACAGAACAAGCATCATATATTTCTCCATCTATTACTCTTCCTCCTATGTGTAGATAATCGTTAAAGTACCATCCATAAGCTCCACTATTATCAGTATTAAATATCTGATTAGAAGTATGAGAAGTAATCATAGAAAGTACACCATTTACATAGGTCTTAATAAACCAGTGATTAGGATTTGCCTCTGTATCACCAGGACCTACATAACGTTGTCCTACTATATCTATAGTTACTAAGTCTCCCTTTGTAATATTAGAGCTATATTGGGCAGTTTGTACTGCATATAATACTTTACCTGCTTGTATTTCTATTCCTGCAAGCAAGTTCTGATTTTCATCATATTTGCCAATACAAGCAACTACATCAGAAGAATCAACGTTAGAGTCTGTTCTGAATGTAAATGAAAGTGTCCATCCACTACCATCTAATAGATTTACTTCGTTAGCATTTTCAGAGAATAAAGGAAGCTCAAGATCTGTCCAAGATTTACCAGATAAGTGCATTCCTTGCATATCTGTTTGTTGCATAAATCCAGACAAGTTATGACCTTGCATATTTATATATCTCTATTGAATCACACCCTGACTACTATATGGGAATCGAGTATTTCTGTTATCATACATCCATTCGGTAATATTACCAGTTGGAATACCCATAACAGGAGAGAAATAAGCAAATAAACTATTATTAAAGTTTGTGGCTGTTATGTATTTAGTTGCTGCTTCAGATAAAGTAAAATATAACTCTTTAGTATCTTGAATAGCACTAGAGTCAACAGATATCGCATTAAGGGTTACCTTTACAAATTTATAAGAGTTATTATCAGTATCATATATAGTATCGTCAGGAAGAGAAGAAGTATTAAATAGGAATTGTTGATTTACATCCTTAATAACCTTACTTATAGTTCCTGTTACTTGTCTTGAATCGTTCTCTATCAACATTCCATTTTCAAAGTAGCATGGAGTTACAGTATAATATACATTATAATAAGAATATGCTACCCTAGAATATGTAAGTTGATAATTAAACTGTATACTGTTTCCATAGACAAACTTATTTAGTTTAGCTAAGTCTACATTATTAGTAGGCACAGTTTTATCTACTCCATATGTAAGAATATACAGAGTATTAGGTTGTACGATAGTGCAACTAAAAGATACACTTTCAGAACGTAATAAATTATCATTAAGTACACCAACAGCATAAATCTCGAAAGTAAAAGTTTCACCAATAGATGTACTTTTTCTTTCATCTAGATAGTTTACGATAGAGTCTATTCTAAATTGAGATTCTTTTGCCTGTGGAATATCAAAGCTATCAATCTAATCACCATTACATAATACAACTATATTAAGATCGCTATCAGTACTGTTTGAAGCTGTAATAACTACCGAACCAACTGGATTTTGTGGATATATAGTTGAATTTGGAACAGATGTCTATGTAAGTTTGATTGCTCCTGCAATTACAGTAAGAGTAACTGGAGAAGCATAGTTCTATCCAGAGTTAGCATTTATAGTAAGTCTATTGGTAGAACTTGTGAGATTGTTAATCTTTATTTCAGAACGAGTAAGAGAAGTAATTACATAACTTCCTTTTGTATTACCATTTTCGTCTTGAATTATTACATTAAAGTTCTTTTTAACACTACCTCCATTAATTGTTATATGTACGGTTACAGAAGTTCCAGAGGTATAGACTCTGTTACCTTCTTCTATATCTATAGTATAAGCAGTAGAGTCACCACCTCCACCACCTCCGCCTCCACCACCGCCTTTGGCTCCATTTTGATAGATCCAGGCGATGTTCTTTTCGGCTTGGAATATTCTATTATCTAATTTGGTAAAGCCCTAATCTACTGATATTGACTCTCCATTCTCGTCTACATATCCGGGATTGGAGAGTTCAATATTAGCAGCATTGGAAGCTCCATCAATAACCCATTGCTGAGTTCGCTCGTCCCAATGTTTTATTTTACTCATATTACGATAAATGGTCTTGTACTTAATCTTGGTTGATTAGTTGTTATCATACTTTCAACTCTTCTTGATGTTCCATCAAATAAGAAGCAGTTTCCATCGTTAACCATAAGACCTCCCCAGTACCATCCTGAGTCAGAGCTATGATAATCGTTAAGATTTCTAACCTATATAAGATCTGCAGGTTTACTTGGTAATAGAGGACATTTTAAACGTCCAAGAACGTTCTATATTCTAGCTATTTTTGTAAATGCACATATCCATTCAAGTGGAGTTCCTAAAGCCCATTGATGTTGAGTTCCTCCAGTACCAGGAGCATATTCATAACATAAATATGGAGCAGGAAAGAATGTAGGAGTACTTCCCTCTGATGTTCCCATTTGCCATACTGTATAATAGTCTCCATTTGTATTTACTTGAGGTTTTACACATCTACTTATAATATTTGGAATCAAGAATTCATTAGCAGAACCAAAGAATTTATAAGGATTACCTCTATCATTTAAAAGATTTGGAGAAGGAGGTAAATCCTTAAGAAGTATCGGATTAGCAGTTACATCATCACTAGCTGCTACCTGCATATATGGACAAGGAGAATAGTAATGTCTGCTATATTGATATTTATGGTCTGACTAATCTGAAGTAGCCTGTATTTGTATTGTCTATGGAGCGTAATAACTACCTCTATAATAAGGGTTATTCATAGTCATTCCTCCAGGAAGTACATACGAAGGATCTCCGTCGTGACAACATTCTACAAAAGGAGTATGTCCTTTCTAACTCCAATCATAAACTCCAAGTATATCATAAGTGCTTCTGAAATCAACAGCTTCTGTATAGCTCATATTACCTGAAGGCTTGTTAGTACTTACTAAATCAGGCATTTCTTCTTCTGTATCATATTGAATAGGTCCATCAAATTCTCCTCTATGGAATAATAGACCAGTATAAGGAATCTATGAATAACATTCTATATTGTCTTCATGCCATAACATTTCTTCAAGCTTAGGAGCAAACATACACCACTCTTCATAATGGTCTTCACAACTCTTTACATGACCATCAGTATTGTCATAAGCTAAGTTTTCTAAACCTATAAAATGGGCATGTTCATCAAACATTCCCTTAGGAATTACACAAACACCAAGAGCTAGGTCTGTTATATTTTCATCGTACTCTGCTGTATAAAGTTCTCCATTACTTCGTTCGTAAAGAACACACCCTACAGGTATGTCTGAGACGAAATCATTAGTCTTTGATACAGCTTCTTGAGCATTAAATACACTATAATATCCTACAGTTTCGTGACTAGCAGTAAGCGTAGCTTGCTGGGGAATTACCCCAGCAGCTAACGTCTTTTTCTATGTTCCTTGTAAAACTACTTCAGTTATACTAGAATCTTTAAAAGCATCTTCTTTAATTTCTGTTATTGTATGTGGAATCGTTATTTTCTAAATATCACAATTCTTAAAAGCCTCAGCTTTAATTGTATCTGTATCCATCACATACTATATCTTATGTTTCCCGTTTCCCTATAACGTAGCTCTTACTGGAGTAGTGAGATTATTTATTTCTACACCATCCACTAATATTTTAGTTACTGCCATTAATTACTATTTAGTAAGGTTACTTGTTGTCCATTATTTCCTGTTAATTCTGCATTAACTACCGAGTATACACTATTACCTTCTTGGGGCTCAGCCCCACCACCAGGCTCTTCATTACCTCCAGAAGTAGCATAACTTAGCTCTACAATTATATTGTTAGAAGGATTATTCTGTCCATTTCCAGGAACCTTTTCCAAGTCAGCAGCTGTATAAGGATTGTTGTAAGTATAAACCCATCCTACACTTGCATCCATAGATAAAGAAGTAGGTTTAGTCTTAAATACTCTTCCAAGAATTCTGTCTCTTTCAGTTGTAGAACCTGCTGGATTTGTAACTTCTGTTCCCTTACCAACTCTCCATAATATATAGTGTGGATAGTTCTGGCCTCCATTCTTCTTTTCCGTAGCGAATCTATCAGTAGAAGCAGCAGTACCCTTAGCTGGGTAATAAGCTTCTAGCCAAGGAATATTAGCAGTAGGTAATTCCTTATTAGAAGTAGTCTTATAACCAGTAGCTTGTAAGGTTACATATTTAACATATGTTTGTTCATGTCCCTGTCCATCATATAAGTCTCCAAACTGTACAAGATGTGCTTTATCACCGCCCATAGAAGTGTACCAAGCAGGATATGTTATCTCTCCATTTTCTACATGATAGTCTGGATCATATACGAAAGGTTTCATTCTATTATCAGGATTATCCCTCATAAGACGTGAACAGGTATAAGTATGCTTGTGTCCACCTATACAAAGTCTAAAGTTATTATCTTCTAGGAATTTACTGAACCAATAATTACCCACAGAATTTAAATGCGAACCACCTCTGCTATAAGCTACATTTTCGTTTAAGTCTCCATCCAAGTAGTTATATTTAACAGTATCTCCACTGGATGTTCCATAAATTTGTCCTCTAGTAAGAAGTGTAAATGGATTGTCATGTGTAAAAGCAACCTTCCATTTTATCTTGTTATCTATATGTTGTAAGTCATTTACACACCACTGTTTAATAATGCTATATATTCCTGTAGGACCTGTAGGATCTCCGTCAGCACTATAGTTACTAGAAACTCCATACAAATCTTGTTGTGTAGTAAGAGTAAACTCTGAATTCATGCATAGGAAGTATACATCTCCATATATAAATGAATATACAGAAGGAATATACTTATCATTACTATCAACAATAGGCATATCGTAAGGGAATTCAAAAGTAAAGAAAAAATTAATATTTTCAGGATTTACTTTATTAAGGTCTTCTCCAGTTCCCAGAACTTTTGGATCAGCAGAACACAAGTCATTGTTACCAATAGTGAACATTTGTTCTATATTTCTATAAAACCTAGATGCATCACGATAAAAAGCTAACCATTCATTTAGACGATTGCCATTCTATGTCTGGTCACCTGTATTCATTTGCCATTCATAAGCAAGATCTGGATCGTTATCGCCATCATTCTTTATAAAATCAGCAGTAATTCCCCAAGTTTTGTATTCTTCATCATGGAATCCCTATTGGTCTGTAGTTTGTACAAATTGGAAACCTCTTTCAATTACCTTGTCTCGATTTCTCATAGTGAATTGGTACGTATCAGACCAATGCCCATCTCTACCAACTTTATAATTATATACCTAAGTATCTTCGGGTTCATCAAAATCGTGAATAAACTTGTGAACAGTATAGTCTTCACCAGAGGTAGCTACGTTTCTAATCCTATTATAAATAGGACTGTCCCAGTTACGACCATTACCAGAACGACCATCGCCCTCTTTAAATGATTCATAAATATCTGCCTGGTCTTCTGAAGTACCAACTGGCCATATTTTAATAAATTCATCGTAGTATCCTTTAGAAATCCAGTTGAAGCAACGAGTTCTATGAGCATTCCATCCAAATGAGCAGTTAACTACATTAGGACCTTCAACAAGCTTTGCCTTATTAAAGAATATACTCTTTCCTTCCTTAGAATTACATGGTTTATAATCATTTATATCTACTGAAGGATTAACATTTGCTAAATTGAAATAGGTCCACTATGCATTTGCACTATTATCTAGAGCAGATGGAGCTTTAAGAGCCTATTTAACTGGATCCATATTAAAATATCTAAATATTAAGCAATTATTAGGAGTAAGTCCAGTTCTTCTATTATTAAATGGAGACTTACAACATTCCATGCCTTCACCTATACCTATGAGATCGATAAAGTACTTAGCTACATTACCATCCTTAAATAGTTGTGTAGAAGTAAATGGATGTTCATCAAATGGAGTGGCAAGTCCAAGAGCATAATCGGCTTGTTCTGCATCCTCGAATCCTCCACTTAGATAAATAGAACAAGAATATCCCAATTTAAGAAGTCTATTTTCATCCCATACAGAATGAGCTGAAGTTTCATTTGTTGCTGCTACCTCAAGAACTTCTGGATTCTTAGTGTTAGCATAAGTCCATTCCATATCGGGTTCTCCCACTCTTATCAAAGTTGTATTTGAATCATAAACTGAACAAGGAGCACATCTTATTAAGAATGTTCTACCTGCTGGGATATGACCTGTAAGAGGAAGAGTAATCCACTATCTACCATTTACAGCAACTTCTCCTTCAGAGTAGTGAAGATAAAGTCCATTAAGATTAAGATCCTAAGTAGAAATATTACATAATTCTATAAAACTATGGGATACGGGATTATAACTATATTTATCAGAGTCTCCTCCACAATAAACCATGTTTATATAGACGAAAGGACTTTCTACTGAAGAATGTTCACTTAAAGGATAGTATAGAGGACTATACATACCTCCAGATAGGACTTTCTGAGAAGTTTTCAATACGCTGTGTGATTTATCTACTAATGTGAGATCACCATTCTTTACACCTAGAACATATAGATCATTGTTATTCATCATATCAACGAACTCTATACCAGTGATTCTCTTATAATTATTAATCGTTTCTTGTATAATTCCGTCCATGTCTGTTTCTATATCAATTGGTTCGTCGGAGCCTCCTCCGCTTGTAGCACCAATCTTTATTAATTGATAAGTTTTTGGATCTTTAATCCATAATGTCTAAGTATCATAGCACCATAGCAGTTCTCTTTCTTCAAAGTCATCTGCATGGTTTTTCATATAAATCTAAGTACCACTTTTTACTTTTAAGCAATAAGTATTTGGACAATGTTCTGCGTTTAGATATTCAGGTTCAGGAGCTTCATATACTTCAGTATGGGAATTCTCCTCCTAAGTTGCATTATCCTCTTCTTCAGAAGTTCCATAATTTGGCTCTTCTGAGGGTAAATCGTCTTGTGATGTAGACTTATTATGTGAGAAGTCTCCTGGATCTATCTCTGTCTACATATACATTAATCTATTTACTTTTTGCTATAAGATGTTAAGTACCTTAAGCATATTTTGAACAACATCAGACGAAGACTAATAACCTTCTTCAGATGTATCAATCCATATTCCACCTTTATCATCCGGAGGAGTATCTTGAATGTAAATTTTTCTGAATGACTCCCAATATTCACCATTCCAAAAGCGTAGATCATCTAGACTATCTATATAGACTATTTGACCTCTCATTTGTAAAGCAGTTTTTGTAGCCAATTCATCAAGGTCTTCCACAACCACGAGAGAAAGACCTCCTCCTCCAGAGCCTCCTTGTCCTTCCCAAAGTTCCCAAGCACCATTTCTATATATAAACATATGTGCATCATCGGCAACTTCTTTAACATAGCAGAGCATTCCATGTTTTAGTTTGTTAGTGGATAGGAAAGCATTCATTTCCTCGATGGTTTCTACCTGAATATAACCACCTCGTAAGTCATTTACATCAGCAATAGCAAATTTTTGACCGTTCTTTGGTCTAAATTCTGATATAATTTCTAAAAATTCGCTCATAAACAATGAAAGGCGAGCAAATGCCCGCCTTTTATATTAGTCTTCTTCAACAAATAATGTATAAAGAATTTCCAAGAAGTCGGCAGCGTTGAGTTTTTGTCCGTTAATTTCTACGTCATTACCTGCATTTAGCTCAAGGATTTCTGTATATTCATCCTCAGTTAGTTTAGTGTCGATAACAACTTCTTCTTGACCTCTTTTTAAAACAAACCCATTGTAATCCTCTTGAATTTGTCTATTCCAATCTTCAACCTGCTTTGTTTCTTGTTCACTCTTATCTTTCTTTTGCACAATCTCAGAATAGCCCTCTGGAGTAAAACCCTTAATTGCTTCCTGTACATCTTCATCGAACTCTTTTCTTACTTTTCCTAATTTAATACGCATTTGCATAACTTTAACTTTCAAGTCCTTAGAAAGTTCTTTTCCATCATTCTTTAGAAGGACTTTAGAGATAAAATTCTGTTTTACTAGAGCCTCATTTGTTGTCATAATCAGTCTTGTTCTAATTCATTAATTATTGCTGCAATTACACCGTCTAAGAAAGCTTCGACAGCGGTGAATTGCTGCTTTTTTATACCACTAATATTCTTATCTATAATTTCTCCAGCTCTTTGACTATAGCTATAAGTGCCTAAGTAAGAACCATCCACATTCTGAAAACTACCATTCAAAGTGAAAGTATTCTATGTTTCATTAACACTTAGTTCACCTTGAAGTTTAAAGTCATTTCCTGTTTCTGTAACAGTGTACTGAGTACGTTTGTTTGTTAGTTCCATATATTAAGTAATATTAATTTTCTTTCTAAAGATATAATATTTATTGTATTTTGCAAACTATTTTAAAAATTTTTAACAATTTATATATAAGATAACTTCATTAACTGGAAGATGGCTAAGGATACTACTAAATAGTACATGTAACTGGCTAAAATTGAGTTCCATCAGATAAAGTAATAGTAACCTATGCATTCATAACAAAAATTGGTCTATTTCCAATTTGACTAGTAGGTTCAACATAAATTTCTTGGGAAGTTCCATATTTATATATAGTATATGTAAAGTTATCTTGTCCAGTATTATATCCAGGCCAATCTCCAATACCTACAGCTCCATCTCTAAGATAAATAGTAGCATAAGCTGAATAACCTGATGTATAATTCATATAAACATATATTGTTCTTGGATAATAATTAGGGTAATTTACATATCCGCCTGCCCAATCTACAGTAAGAGTATCTAGTTCTGCTGTGTTCCATCTTATATCAGGTCTCTAATTAGTAGCTATATATGTTGTGTTAGCTTCCTAATATATAGGTATATCAGGCCCTTCAATGTAAATTCCTTTAACAGTTCCTGTAGGTTTACTATACCCTTTTAGTGTTCTAGAAGTTTTAGTGTTTCCTAAATCACTTCCAGAAACATAAGGACCATAAATATATGTAGAACCACCATAATGCCAACTTACTTCATCTTCATAAGTACCATCAGAATAATACGTCCTTGTCTTATAATTCCACTTAACTTCCTATACACCACGACGCTAGCCTCCTGAAGCAGGAATATCTCCTCCATCACATTCATAATTAGTAGTAGCATATACCTAATAAATAGTTCCTGTACCAGTCTAAGTTCTAGACACAGTTACATCAGCATCTCTAACAAGTTGATTACTATCATAAGTTCCGCTTATTGATACTGTACTGTTACCATTTGTTACATATCCAGGAATTGCACTTTTAGTGGGGCAGAGGTTAGGAGTAGAACTACTCGCAGTAGTTCCTACCCCAACAGCATCTGCTTTATTTTTTAAACTTGCTAATGTAAGTATTAAATCTGCCATAATTATTTAGTTTCTAGGATTCGTATTCGTTCTTCTAATTCTCTTACTTTATTTTCTAATTGTCCTACGTAGAATGATAGTATTGAAGGATAATTAACTGTCATATTACCTTCTTCTCCATCTCTAAACATTTCTGGAACTTCTTGAGCAATTACTCCGTAATGCCATTTTTCAGTATCCCTTAATTGGAATTTACGGATATGCTCGGAGAATGAAGAGATATTTTGTTTTTTAGCACGGTCTGAGGTTGTATAGAAATTAGCAGCATAGATATTATCATAATAAGGATTACAATAAATTCCACTAGTTCCATATATATGAGTACCGCTACCCCAAAGCATTTGATATGTTGAGTTACTATCATTATTATAATTTATTGTAACAGAACCTGCACTATCAGCATAACCTGCCTTTATTTTCTCCCAGTCAGTTGACATCCAACTACCTCCCCTATACCTAAGTATTCTAAGATATGTATCATCGTAATTGAGTTGCAACATATGTCCATATGCTCCAGCAGATTTACCTGCAATTATGGTTTTCTCTGATCCTGGGTTATTATATACTATTGCTCCAGAAGCAGAAGGCATAGTATCTGTAAACCAAGATTTAGCAGAATCTGCAGGAGCGTCATCTGTCATAGGAGATAGATAGAATCTTACAAGATCTGAAGCATGTAAACTATCTACCATATCTGAATTAGAAACGGTCTAGCTGCTTATATTAGAAGAGGTAATAAAGGTTCCCCAGCCTGTACTACTTCCACCTACAATTCTTCTAAAACGAAAATCATCAGAATTAAAACAAAAAGCTAAATCAACGTAGTAACCAGTACTATTTCCATGATTTAGTATAAGGTGTGAATACCAATCATCAGCAGGATTTTGAAAAACAGTTGGGTCAGTACCTACATGGCCAGTATCTTGTGCAAATTGCAATCCTGTTATTCCATATTGTATCGTGTTGTAGCTATTAAGATATCTTACTGCTTGGGAAGCAATATTATATGCTGTTATAACCTCATACGCAGAACCATAGGATGTACCAGTATTTTGTTGTGAAGAAATGGCAAATCTTGGTTGACCATCACGCATAAAATGGAGCGCACACATATAAGGAACATCTCCACCATTGTATCCATTAATCCAAAGAGTATCATGCCAAGTAGTTCCCATACCAATATCAGCATATCTTGTCATAGCAACTCTAAGTCCAATATTAGAGTTAAAATATGTTTGAGGATTTGGTTGGTCATCTCCTATATACAATGTTGGTAAATAATTTGCAGCGTTTACACTCATAGAACCTATATGTGCAACTCCTCCATCTGATGTTAAAGCATAAGCGGAAGAATTGGTTGGTGTTTGATAACCACCTGCATATAGTAATGTATTCCAGCCGTTTCTTCCATTTCCAAAATAATAAGCAGTTATATTTGCAGCACCTTCTCTGTTCTCATCTTGATAATTGAACCATACTGCACCACTAAACCCTGCAGATATGAAATTAAATTCGTTACCTGCAGTTAGTAGATTATTAGCTGTTCCTCGATGCGCAAACTGATAAGCATGTTCTCCGTCAACCATATCAGCATTTCCGGCAGAATCTGCATATCCTGCATAAATTTTTTCCCAATCGGAAGACTACCATGTTTCACTTGCTTTACGTAAAATTCTTAAATATCTGTCAGAATATCCCATTTTAATAATTGTACCATAACTATTATTAGTGTTCATTCCAATTAAATAAGAATACTCATCTCCATAAGAATTACATACAAATGAACGAGGATGGGATTGAGCATAAGAAATAGCCCAATTAATTGGACTATCTCCATATGTTGAATCCTAAGGAGATGCCACTCCTTCTGACCATAAATATTTATCAGGTTGAACTCCTATTTCAGTAAGTGTCCATGAAACATTTGCAGTGCCGTCAAAATATTTTCCAGTATTTCCGATTGTGAAAAGTCTTGCAGTTTGTAACTTGGTTGCTGTTGCCGCATTACCAGATATGGATATGCCCCACGTTCCACTTGCACCAGTACCATCTCCCATAGGAATACGTTTCCAATCACTCCAACCACCACCATTGCGCTGCCTTAATCCCATTATATAAGTTGGGTCATCGTCTATCAATATCTGGAAGCCAAAATTTGTATTATCCCATCCACCATCAATGATAATTCCATTTGAACTGAGTATTGATGTATCAAAATCCGTAAACAGGTATGCGTTTAGTTGATTTGCCCAATGTGCCGCATCGAGAGCATCTGATGACTTTACAACTGGCTTATAGTTAAGACCAGCAGCACTTGCACAAGAACCACTACTTGTTATATATCCGCTGTCGTTGGTAAATGATGACACATTTGTAGGCCTACCACTGACGTTAGTCCAAGCTACAGAACCCGCAGAGCTTGCGTAGTTTACTGACTGAGAAGCGATATTTCCACTTGTAATAACCCGACTACCATTTTCATAGAGTGTTGTGGCATTGGCAGAACCGTTGACATCAAGTTTGTAAGAAGGTGATGTCGTGCCAATACCGACATTGCCTGTTTTTATGAAGATGTTTCCATCTGCATCCCAGTCATAAGGATACTCGTATTCGCTACCGAGTCCTTGGTCACCCCATCTTGAGGTAAGCAGTTTTATAGACGTAATAGAGGTAGCACCTGTGGTGTCTTGCGGGTCTTTCGTTATTGTAAGACGAAGATAATTTGCGTCTGTGGAAAGTTGACTTGGAATTGAAATCCATATTGGAGCAGCGTTGATTTCTGGACGGAAACTCGACGAGTGTAACACAGTCCACGTACTTCCATCAGAAGATTTCTCTATGACGATTGTAATATGTGCCTGCGTTGCTTGGTAAGCAAGACCTAAAACCATCCATCTTGACATTGTATACCGAATACCACTACTCCATACCCAGCGAGAACCTGTCACGCCTGTTGGATTTATAATACTTATTTTAACTGCTTCTTTCTGCGCAAAAACACGCTTGTCTAAAGTCGCAGCAGTCCAATTTACATTGTCGGTTGTTGTATAATATGCTGGGGTTGATGCTCTGCAAAAAGCAAAAACGTCATGCCACAAATACTTTGGTATTGGAGATTGAAAAAGAGAGGTTGGGTTTGCAGCAATAACGGTACTATTACTTACTGAATAAGTAATTCCGTTAGCATTCTCCAAAATGCCGCCAGACAATGGTAGATAATTATGTGTATGGTTATTAGCATCCTACCAAGAAGGAGTACCCTCTGCATTAGTCATCCATACTTTTCCAGATACATTTTTTCCTGGAGCAGTAACATAACCGCTTTTTGTAGCTGTGTTTTGTTCCCATGTGTTAAGATATGCGTTTGCAGGTAATTGTATCCAAACAGGTGTTGTTGCACCTGAAACCCCACTTTTATAAGCAAGTATATAAGCAACATCAGAAGAAACTATTGTTTCTCCTCCTGTAGTTAACTATGGAACATAACCAGCTTGGCTTGTATTAGCTTCATTCCATATATTAGGAGCTGTATTAGTTATTACTACTTTATTATCAGACCAGGCTACTTGGATTCCAGTACCATTCTTTATATATAAAGCTCCTGAAGAAGTTCCAGTACCTAAACTATCAGAATTTTCGTCATTAATACGAATATTTCTCCAAGTATCAGTATGAAGAATTTCTGATCTCCAGGCTGGATTACCTTCAGAGTCTGTTTTCCATACCATATTAGCATTAGCTGCTTTAGTAGGTGCTGCTACATAACCTGCTACTCCTACTGCGTTAGCATTCCAAGTGTTATCATTAGGTGGTTTCTACCAAGTACCATCTTCTCTTAGATATTTAGTAGTGCCTGCTGTAGCTCCTGGATCTGGAACAAGTCCACTTGCATGTGACGCGCCCGAGCCTCCCATCACTGAATAGGTGGTGTCAGTGAACTTTGGAGAAGAGCCTATAGTTACACCATTCAACTGTGTCGCTTGAAGGTTTCCTGTAGAAGGATTGAACTTCAGATTGCTGTTCTTTCTTGCTCCCTCAGTTCTTGTTGTATTATCGGCAGTAGCGGAAAACAACACCTCATAGTTTGCAGATGTCTTTGTTGCAGTCTGTGCCACCTTTGAGTTACCATCGAGAACACCCATATTAAGCCACACCCAGTATGTGCCATCATACATATAATAAGTGACTCTGCTCGCATAACCACATATTACACTTGAACTGTCAGTGTATTCAGCATTATTGTACCAAATAGACTTCGCACCAGAGCCGTTTACATTTAATGTTACTTCGGATGCACTATTGGTATTGGTAAACTTAATACCCACTATTGTACCTGCCTTCAGTTCCCATCCAGCAGTATTAGAAATTGTTACAACCTTTGCCGCTGTAGAAGCAGCAGTATCACAAGTACCATAGAATGACCTACGATTATTAGTGTTTATTGGGGTTGCCCAAGTGCCATCACCTTTCAAGAACTTGTCCTAATTTCCTGTAGTTGGAGCAAGTACAAGACCTGAAGTTCCATCTTCTGTAGCTGAGGCTCCAGTAAATACACTGTAAGTAGTATCTCTATCATCTATCCATTCAAGGGAACCATCATCAGCATTAGCGTGCAAATATTTACCTTTAACTGATTTAGGTACATATCCTGCATTAGAATTATCAGCTGCAATCCACGTGTTGTCATTTTTAAATGCATTAGCTGGCAACAATTTCCATGAAGGTGTAATAGTGCCAGAACCTCCAGAAGTAAAGGTTAGAACGTATTCTATACTTTGAGTGGCTATTGTCCCTCCACCTGTAGATAACTTTGGTACATACCCAGCTTGACTATTATTAACTGCATTCCATGTATTAGGTGGAATTACCCATGCACCATCAGCCCTTAAATAATAACCGCTACTTCCAAGCTAATTAGCTGCAGGGCCAGGAACAAGTCCAGCAGTACCTGCAGCAGAAGCTGTTGCAGAAGTAAAGTTAGAATATCCTGAACTATTTATAGTTATTTTACCGTTAGAATCTGAGGTAACAGAAGCTCTACCTGAACCTACAATATTATATCTAGAGTAGGAAGAACCTTCAGCAAAAATCAAATATACATTTCCGTTTGTAGATTGAGCAGAATTACCTGTACCATTAGATGCTCCTACATATAAAGCAGAGGTAACATTCTAATTAATAGTCTACCAAGTGTTATCACCTCTAAAGAACTTATTTTGAGCTCCTTTAGGTGCTTGTATATAACCTGCTGTTCCATCTGCATTAGCTGAAGCTGCGGTAAAGGCATTCCAAGTGTTAGTGTCCTTATAATATATAAAGTTATCTTTAATATGAACTTTTGTATATCCAGTGTCACTATCTAAAGTTGTTCCGACTTTAACACCTCCTAAAGAACTATTAGTTGCAACAGGAAGACTATAATTATTTAAACTTACCCAAGAACCATCGCCACGTAAGAATTGCCCTCTCTAAGCTGAGGTTGGTGCTGGCATATAACCTGCAGTACCATTAGCATTTTCAGTAGCACCTTTCCAAGCAGTCCAAGTATTAGAGTCATTTTTCCAATATGGTTTTTTATTAGTAGCATCGTAAGCAAGTATTTGCCCATCTGAACCTCCTGATAGGAATGTTGTAGTTCCTGCAGCAGTCTAATAAGATATACTTCCTTGTGCTCCTCCAGATATATTAGTTGCAGATGTAGCATTTCCAGAAAGAGCTCCTACAAATGTTTTAGCTACGATTTTACTATTATCTTTTATAGTAAGAAGATTAGACCAAGAACTTCCAGAATCACTACTCTACTAGAATGTAAATACAGCTGTATCTGCAGTAGAATCATCAGTAAGTAGAATTCTTTGTCTGTAAGTTCCAGTACTCCACTGCAATGAACTTGAATTAGAAAAGCTTATCCATCCAGACATTGTACCTCCACTGAGAGGAAGGTATGAAGTAGAATCAAATGCTCTAGAACCTAAAGTCTTAAGAGTCCAACCGTTAGCAGTTCCATTAGAGACTATAGCTTGATTAGCAGTAGTAGAACTTCCAGTTAAATCAGTATAAGCATGTTTATGTCCAGATAAAGATACAGCAGTATCATTAACAGTTAATGTAGTAAAATTAGCTGCACCACCAGTAGTTATATATGCATTTGCATTTCCATTTTTATCTCTAATTTCAAATCTTGGAGAGGCATCATCACCAAACTATAATACAAGTCTTAAATCATTATGAGCAGTTTCTTCTGCGAATAACTTTATTGTATCAGAGGTACCAGCCCATTGTAAACCACCATTAGCTTTAGGATATGTTGGATTTTCGGCTCCCCATTGTCCCCAATCCTTCCATACTATCATTGATCCAGAATTCAAAGTTCCTCCTGACAATGGTAAATAAGAGTGTGTATGATTATTGGCATTCTACCAACTAGGAGTACCATCACTTCCAGTCATCCATACTTTACCACTTACATTAGCACCAGGAGCTGTTACATATCCTTCTTGGGTAGCTGTGTTCTTTTTCCAAGTATCGACAGCAGCTATAGTTAAGTTATTGTCACTTACAGTAAAAGTTATATTACTTCCTTTTATTATTTTCTTACTTGTAGAACCATCAGGATCATAAGTAAGTACATCGTTTGATCCATTATTAAATACTAGATTATAAAATGTAGGAAGTGCTGTATAAGAAGGAGCTGCCCAAGTACCATCTTCTCTTAAGAACTTAGTAGACTAAGACTAAGATGATACTGCACTAGAAAGCGTTGGTCCATCTGTTATTGTATTTGTTCCATTCCATTTAACAAGCTTACCGCTAGTACCAGAACCTGTAACATTATTAGATATAGAAGGAGTAATGGGAACTTCTATATAGTTTGTTCCATTTCCTATTTTTATAAGATTGGTTCCTCCTTGTATTATAAGACCATTATCAGAAGCTATAAGAGTATCATCACTTTTCTTTGTTCCAGTTACAGATGCTTGTTTTATAGCTGTGGTATTAGAACCTTCAGACCAAGGAACTACAACACCTAATTTTTTATTCTTGTCTGTTACAATTTGATAGAATCTATTCTGTACATATGTAGCAGCCGAAGAAGCATTTGTAGTATCTCTTGTTCCTACATTAAGACTAAGTGTAGTCCCAGAAAGAGAAATACCAGTAGTATCTGTAACTGAGTAAGTAGTATTCTTAAAAGCATTAGCTGGAAGTAATTTCCAAGTAGGAGTAATTGTTCCAGAACCAGAAGTGTATGTAAGTACATACTCAGATGCTTGTGTAGAAATTGTGCCACTTCCATTTAGTTTTGGTACATATCCTTCTTGTAAACTATTTGCAGCTTTCCAAGTATCAGGTGCTGAATTAGTTATAACTATTTTATTCCCAGACCATGATACTGTGATACCCGTACCTTGTTTTATATATAAAGCTCCAGTACCTATTCCAGTACCAAGAGAATCTGATTCTTCATCATTAATTCTTATATTTCTCCAAGTATTACCAGAGTCTGCTCTCCAAGCAGGATTTCCTGAACCATCAGTCTTCCATACTTTATTAACATCAGCTGAAGTTGGAGCAGCTACACTACCTGCTACATTTAAAGCATTAAGAGGTACTTCTATTTGGTTAAGATTAATCCATTCGGTAGAATCTTTACTTGTTCTAAACTAAACAAGTTGATCTGCTATATCCACTCTGAATTGTGCCCAGCTTGGATTAAGTATAGTACCGTCTGTATAGAGTGTTATAACTCCATATTGCCTATTATTTACTTGTGTAGTACCAGCAGATGTATAAGCAGCTAAAGCATCAAATGTAGAAGAAGTATTTACTCTTTTTACATAATCAAGTTGAAAAGAGCTACTTCCATATTTAAATACTGCTACATTCTAAAGAGTATATCCAGCTGCTGTGGTATTTCCTATAGAGAAATTACCTGTATCTAATACAGTATATGTATTATTGTTTCTTACAGTGCTGAGGCTTGTTCCTAATATAATAGCCGGACTTGTTGTATTTCCAAGATAAGTATTTCCTCCACTGTAATATAAAAGATCTTTTTGTCCTGAAACTATTTTATAAGATCCAAGATCTATATTTGCATTTTTTTCTAAATAAGTTGAGTGTGTATGATTACTTAGGGACAGAGTCTTTTGGGTTCCAGCAATAGTTAGCTAAACAGCTCCGTTAGCTTCTGTCCCGTAAGCCACACTATTTAAGAAGATACCATGTGTATATAATTGTCCAGTATCAAGAATGAAGTTAAGGGAGCGGTCATTAACTTTATTCTGCTCCCATAACCTCTAAAATCTATCATATGTTTGTATCGCTGTAAACTTTCCCATGTTATTTTACATATTGAACGTTACCATTATCGTCTATCTCTGTCCACATTATTCCTAATTCTGAATCTCCCCATAAGAAATCATCTCCAAAACTTAAAGGAGTATCTCCTATAGAAGATCTTGAAAGTAAGTTACTTTGGAATTTGTAGGCAAGTACATTTCTCCATGTGTCCTCAGCATTTATTCTAATAGTTCCATCTGGAAGATTTTCTCCAAGTGCATTTAGATTACTAATAGTAACATTTTCTCCTCCAACAAGTGTAAGGATTGTATTAACATTATTAGCAAGTAAAGGTGTTGCACTCTCACTTGAAGGGCTAGCATAGAATTGTACTGCTCTATATCTATGAGTAATACTTGGTGTAATTACTGTTTCATTACTTACATTTGTAGATGTAGCAAAGCTTATATCAGTTCCGTTAGCAAATACAAGAACTTTAGCAACACTACCAGAATATTCTAAGAAACTTGTACCGCTATTATCTTTAAATGTAAGGCTATATGGGTTAGCAAGAGTTGTTACGTCTGTAATTCCTGTAATATGACCATAAGCATCAGTAGTAATGCTACCAAACTTATTAGTAAACTAAGTACCTGTAGCATGAGATAAAGTATACTGCTTGTTACTGACTGTAAGGCTGAGTAGATTTCCTATAGTAAGTGTAGCCTCAGCATTCGGTTTGTAACGGAATTTTACTTGTCCTTGTTTTATATTTAAATATGAAGAACTGGATATGATGTCAGCAGTGTTAGTACTTATTGATACCCTTCCATCTACAGCAGAAACTGTAACGTTAGTCCCAGAAACTAAGTTAAGAATATTAGTTCCTATTGAAGTATCATTTACTTGTATGTCTCTCCAAGTAGTATTTGGATTAACAAATGCTAAAGTACTTCCGTCATATTTAAGTATACCATTACTTAGAGCTAGAGCATTTACTACTCTAGAGCCACTAGCATAAAGTAAACCATTTAAATTGGTTGTAGCTGTAAGTGCTCCGGATATATTAGTCTGTATGATTGTCCAGTCATTTATAGAGAACTGAGCTCCCTTTTCTCTTACTGCGATAATCATATCACCAGCCTCCACATCCTCTCCTTGATAGGTTCCTGCACTCGTAAAACGTAAAGTCCAACCTACCTTATAGTCAAGTTCGTCTAGTGTGGTAGTATTATCAGTTACTCCAGGAACTACATCACTATTATGAGATGTAATAACACCTGTATGAGCAAGAGTGCCTATGAATACCATAGCATCTTGTGCTGCAAACAAATCTTCAGAATATTGATTTGCAGAAGTTATAGCATCATATACGGCTTTTGGAGTAGCAGCATAATGAGAAGAAGCTGCTTTATTAACATCAGCACTATCAAATAAAAGTACATGACCATAATCTTGATCAGTAGCACTTGCATTTACATGAGATAATGGAGCAAATATCTCTGATAACTATGTACCATTTAGATAGTAGTTATGTCCATATACATTTCCACTTCCATCAAAGTAGAAATTATTCTAGTATACAGGATTCTGAAGAGTATTGTCTGTAACGCCTACAGGATGGTATTGCCCAGTAGTTGTAGTTGCATCTCCTCGTATCTTAGATATATCTATAGTGGTACTATTTTGAACAGCAGTAATGTGTCCACTTTTATTTATTGTAATAATTGGAATTTGTGTAGCACTTCCATAAGAACCGGCCTATTGTTCTGTTAGAAATTCTGTATGTCCTACACTTACGGCTCCATTAGAAGTTGATGCTGTTACTATTCCGTCCCCAGATACTGACTATACTACAGTTCCAGTACCAATAGATACTCCGTCTGCATAAAGTCCAGCGAGCCCGTTAGTAATTGAGAAGGATAAACCTTCAATAGCATCATCAACTACGTTAAATAATCTAAATTTTCTACCATGTGTATATAAGAAGCCATCACCAGTAAAAGCAATAGCATAATACACAGGATTTACGGCCTAGTCTCTATTTTTTATACCATCGTAAGTCCCTTCCATCAGGGCCGAGGTTTGAGAATATATTAATTTACTCATAATTCAGTCCAACCTATTGATACACGACTTCCCTATAACACAAAATCGTCTGTAAAATCTATTCTATCTGTAACTTCAATAACAGTTTTATTTGCATTTATTCCTCCTACTTTAAAGCGGTTAGCTTGAACATAGTTATAAACTAAGTAAGGGGAAGCAGCTTCTGCAGTTATATTAGCGGCATTGCCATCCTAGTTATCACTAGAAGGAGAAGGTTCTCCATTTATAGTGTCTACTAGTTTAACATGACCATACAAATTCTTCGAAGCGCCACCATACTCAGGTTTATCAGATAAGTGAATCTTAGGAGTAGCAGTACCAGCAACTTCACCCTGAAATTTACCTATAATTGTACCATTCTATACGACAAGATCCCCATTCTTTATAACTACACTCTAGTCTTTAGTTCCTTCTACCTATATATTAGGAACTTTTAGTACTTGAGAATAGTTATTAAAGCTGATTCCACGTCCTTTTCTGGTAATATTAGTATTACTTGTACTTACTTCACTTTCGGCTAATAATAACTGTCTATCAGCATTAGTTTCATCCGCACCTCTCTACTCTACATAATCTCTAATAGTTAGAGATATATTTTCAGCACTTGTAGCATGACCATACTTATTAAAAGTAATTTTTGGAACAGTAAGAATATTTACTCCAGTCTAACTATTTAGAGGGCCATATGTACCTAATGTTATGCCTGATTCTTTATGATAAAGCTTGTTTTCTTTCCATTCTAATTCATCGTCAGTGTCAATCTTGGTTAAAGCACTACTAGAAATCACAATAGCATTATCTTGTGCCTTTATTTGGATACTAGCAGAACCTGGAACCATTGTAAAAGATGATTCAGATAAAGAGACAATTACTGTGTTATTCATTTCTTCTACTCTAAGACTTTCATGTCCAGCCTAGAAGAAATGTCCATTAAACCATATTTCATTACTGTCCTCTATAAAGCATACAGGACTTAATTCCTCTGGAATAGAGTCGACCAATGCATCAAAGGTTCTTCTCTTCGTGAAATATAAAAATTTACTAGTCATATACTTCAGTAGTAAGTAATGAATCTAATCTTAAAGCAGCTTCTTGGAGAGTATTATTTGCTTTTATATAGTGTCCGTCTTGTCCAACCTTTAAATCTGAGGCATCAAGTACAGGACTGTCCGTAATTGGATAACCATTAACGGATAGATTGTCTATTGAACGTATAAAGTCCGATATGACTTTTGTTATACTGCCACTATCAAGAAATACTACCCAATCTTTTTCTGCTTCATCATATCTTAATAATAACTCTTCATCTTTAAACCATATATGATAAAGAGTTGGTGGAGGATCTGTTCCTCTCCAAATACTGACTTGCTTATTCTTTATCATGTATTCTTACAATTGTATCTCCTAAATTCGGATTAACACTTCTATAAACGTAGTATCTTATAGACTATATATAAATAACTGCTTCTTGAATAAAACCTCCGATTATTCCATTAACTGAAAAATCAGACTAATTCTTAGTTATTACATATATGTATTCTCCTTCTCCTGCATCTACTCTTACTTTATCTTGTGTAGTGTAATTGTCATCTTCCCAATTAGGACTCTTTCCATAGAAAGTTGGAAAACTAATTTCAAAACTGACATTTCTAGCTAGCCAGACTCCATTATAATAGTAAGAAAGTCTTACAGAGAAAGATTCTGTAACATTTTCGAATATATAGGTCCTTACTTCTGGATCTATAACTATTCTATTTATGGTTTGCGCTTCTACAGGCTGATCATATTCCCATGTAACTAAGACATCAACAGGAAGTTGATTGCTTGTAGCATATCTAGGTATAACTTCGAGAGATATAATATTGCTTGCTAAAGATTCAATCTTATTTTCAATATACTAAGTCCAATATTTTAGTTCTAGATTTACTTTATCAAGTATTCCCTATTCATCTCCCCTTAGAGTATCTGTGATGAATTTATACAAATCTTTTTGATTTGCCAAATTACCTTCTATTTTTCCCCAAAGTAAAGAACCATCACTTCCAATTCCAAGATTCTATCTAATTATAGCTCTTTGATAATCGTCAGTAAGTTCAGAGAATAAGTTTTTAATAGAAAAGTATTCGTCAGAACATCCAACAGTAACTGGACATTCCTCTTTTATACATCCTTCTTTCTCCTCTGCATTTTCAGGAAGAGTTACTTCCACAGGAGTTATAATTATATCCCTAACAGGCTCTTGTTCAATCTGGATAGTATTTAAATTAATAGAAGGAATATTATTATCCTCGTTTATGTTGATAAAGTTCATACTATAACTACCTGATAAGTATAAGTAATTGGGTCTAAGAATGATACTATAGTAGCCTCATTAACCTTATGTATTGTCTTAGATATAGCTGTAGATAGGACTGTATCTCCGGTTTCAAACTCTTTATGATATATGGAACCAGTTAGATAACAAACAGGTTCATTGAATCTATTGTTTACTGTATTCCATTTAATAATACAGTCGTGAGCTCCTTTAGCAAATATATTATTCTAACATTCAGGTTCAAGAATATTATAATAGGTATCTCCTATAAATATATTATTCTCACAATCTTTTCCGAGTACGTTGAATTTAGTATTCTCAAATTCTGAAGAATCAGTTACTTGTCCACTTTCTATGTTAGAGAATGTATATAAAGCTAAATCAGAAGGAACATTTATTCCAGCTTCAGCTAACTAAGTACGTGTCCAATTATATCTTATATTTTTAAAGTCATAGAAACCAATGTTTCCATTGTCATCTGCTAAAAATGTTATCTTTCCTTTTGTTGTTACTCCATCTGGAAGTACTTCACGGGTTGGATCGTATTCAACTTCCCAAGTTTTTCCAGATATAGTTACTCTTCTATCTATTTCTCCTTTAGAAAGGGCTCTAACATATAACCCCCAAACTTGAGATGCATTAATATTTAGTCCCCAAGTTATTCTTTGTCCAACATTGTTTGTAGTGTTAGAAGAATATATAGTTTGAAAGTCTGTTATTAAATAAGAAGCACCCGTTATAAGTTGTTTAGTATTATACTTCTCCCAAAACTATGCATAGTTTAGAGAAATAGGTGCATCTTGTCCTCCCTCTCCAGTATAATCTACAATTCCTAGATTTTGTCGAACCTAAGCCTACTCAAGAGCAGTGAGACCTCCTAAAAGATCTTTCTTTTTAAAGTAATTACTAAGATCACTTATACAAGCATATCTATCTCTCATAGACTTATAACTTTTTCGTACAATGAATTAACTTTTTCTATCTTACTTGCATTCTAAATAAAGGAAATACTTTGTAAGATTTTGCAATAATTTACATCTGTATATCCTCTATCTAGTTTGTCAAGTAATTTTTCAACGTCAGTTATGACTTTACTCTTTAAATTAAGAATGGCATCCACAACCTTTATATTGAGTTGAATTTACATTATCAAGATCTCTGCAGATTCCCCAACAAGTTTCTACTCTTTCTAAAATCTTCTATGCTCTATAGAATTGTTGCTGTTCTATACAATATTTAATTGCATTAAGAGCCATCCATATTATGTCACGATTAAGAATCTCTCCAGCAAATCCTTTTGCCTTATCAGTAAAACAAGGATCTGTACAAGGCATATTCTCTAAGAGATACATGCATAACTTGAAGAAACATTCTTCTAAATGACATAATTCAAATGTATGTAGAGAAGTCTTTATGAGAGTAGTATTTTCTTGATTAATTTCTAATATCTCTTCCAGAGGTACTTCATCAATAACTCCAAGGTGATATTTATAGAACTTGTCTTCAGAACCTATGAAATAGACTCCATTTGTATATTCATCAAGAGAAGCTTCATCCATATCTCTTATATAAAAGAGCCATTCCTAAGTTGGAATAAGAATATGTTCTACTCTCTTAAGTCCATCCTTTTCAAGAGTTATTTCATCTATATCTATATCTGTGTGTGGAACTAGACTATATGATTCAAGAGCTTCTTCTTCATCAGAACCTATTGCTATTACTACATTAAGAGTAGCAGTATGTTCAAAAGTATAGTTTCTAAAACTAACCTGAGGAGAATCTAGATAGAAATCGGAATCTCTTTCAAGTCCACTTACTTGTATTCCACAAGTCCCTTTTTTACATATATTAAATTTAGCTTCCATTACTATCAAGTTTTATTTGACCAGATCCAGTTGTTGCTACTCCATTCTGTACTAGATAAGAACCGCTTTGTCCAAGAGCCTTACCTGATATAGAACAAGTAACATTTACTAAGCTTACAGTAGTTCCCTCTGGTAAGTTAGCGCTTGAAACAAGATCAACATCAAATGATTCTATGTGATTATTTTCACCAAGTGTAACTCCTGATTTATCTATAGTACTAGCAGTGAATTCATAAGTTCCTGCAGAAGTGCTTATACTTCCAGTTACAACTACAGAACCTATGGTTCCTCCAAGAAGTTGTATAGTACCCTGTTTATCACTTATAGTTATCGTAACTCTAGTAGTTACTTGACCATTAGCTGCCACAGTAGGTTCTCCAGGTCTTATAGTAGCATAGAAGTTTGGAAGAGAAACGTTTGTAGTATTGATCTCTATAGGATTTCCATATGTATATGGAGAAACTCCCATACCAGTAGAAAGTGCATACGTAACTGGAGTCTGTCCTGGAGCTATAAGTTTGATATAATGAGTAGGCCAGCTACCAGCAGCTTCAAGAGCGGTAACTCTGTCAGATACTGCTTGTATTCTATTAGAAAGAGTTGTTGTATCTTGACTTTGTCCAGAAGAACTGCCTCCTCCGCCTCCAAGACCTATTTCTCCATTATCTATTCTTCTCTATATCTCCGTTGATACTGCTGTATTTATAGCGTTATAAAGACGTAGAAGCATTTCTCCTAAATCCACTCTACCATTCTTGGTATCAGGATCATTAGGCATAAGAGCAGGAATCCAATACTTACCAGCTACTATAGCTTCCTATAAAGTACCAGGAGTCTTTGTGGGCATCTCTGATATTTTCTTATTATCCATTATGATTTACGTATTGTGTCATTATAAGGATTTCCATCCGATAGCTGCATAATTTCAAGTCTAGTTCTCTCGTCTTCAATACGATTCTTCTCAGTTTGATAATTATCAGTAGCCTCAGCTTGGAACTTCTTAACTTCATAGTCCTTATTAATCTTATCTTGTTCAATTTGTAGTTTACGCTCATTAAGTTGTTGAACTTGTCCTTGAGCTTTCTATAATTGTGATTGTAAGTCTTGTAGTTGTTTTTGTAACTCTTCGTTTTGTTGAGTAAGTTGTGCTACTTGACTATTTTCTTTCTTCTATTTAGCAAGTGCTTTACGTAATCTCTACTTTATTCCCGTAAGATCACGTGTAGTCATAATATCTACAGTAACTTCCGGATCAAGTAGTTGAGCTTTTACAAACTCAGGAACTAGAGCACGTAATTGTTCAGAATCTTTTATAATATCAGTAGATGTGGTTATATGAATATCATAATCAGACGTTGTAAAATGTTCTGGAAGTGCAGTAAATACTTTCTAAAGTCTGTCTCCAAGAATTATAACTCCTGTAAGTCCTTTCTTAAAGACTACTTTAGCTACATTTAGAATATCAAGCATCATTTCTTCTGTAAGAACATCCATCTACTAATAGTATTGTTTAGTAATAGTAAATGAATTATTTACAGAAGTCTATACGTTAGTAACAGCATCTCTTTGTTGTATACCATTTAATCTTTCACGGAATACTCCAGTAATTGATGAGGCTGTTTGTTCTACAGAATCAATTGCTAACTATATTGCTTGTATAGCCTATGCTTTTATAGTATCATCATATCCATTATATATGGTATTCATAGGAGTCTAAGATCCTAGATTACCTCCTTCTTGTTGCGTATCTATAAGAGCAAGTCCAGCTTTTTTGTATGCTATAAATTTCTATAGTCTTTCTGGTAAGTCTTTACCTAAGAATTTAGGAAGTACTGATAAATCTATCCAATCTCCTACGTTACCAGAAGAAGCAATAAGGTTATCTCTATAGAAATGTAGAAGGTCATATTTATCTTGTAAAGAAGCACAAGCAAGAACAAGAGAATATGGTTCTGTACCTCTATTATTAAAATATATACCATTTATAGAGAGTGTACAGTGAGAAGGATTATCATGAGTTCTTACTACAGTATCATCCTTTCCTATTATTATATAGATATTCTCACCTATACGTACAGTTTTATATCTCTACATCACAAAGTTCTTGTCTGCTTCAAGCCATTCCACTTCATAAACTGGAATAAGTTCAAAGTGATGTGAATGAAATGTATCAACTGGATATCCAGGAATTATTTCCTTTCCAGCTCTTATACCATCAGTAGAAGGACGTCCATCACAATAAGCGAATGAACGTACATAATAAGAGTCAGAGTCAAAAGTATCTCTCCAAGCTTCTCTAAGAGTAGCAATATCTTCCTTACTAAGTTGTTCTCCATATTGATTAAGAACCTGTTGTCTAGTAAGCCATTTACGAACAACTGCTCTATGAGAATCTTTTACATAAGGACTTTCTGGATTTGGATCAATGAATGTATTTAAAGGGTTAAGTACCTCCACACATACATTTTGTCCAGATGGAGTTTGTTTTGCTCTATAGAATGTCCATCCAGTTATAAGTAAATCGAGAAGAAGCATTTTATGTTTTGTAATAATATCTGCTTCACGACTCTACATTATAAACTATATAACATTCTATGCTGCTACTTCATATTCAGATACAAAATTAGCATCTAAGTCATCAATAAGATCTTGCATATCCTTCTCTATGCTCTTATCAATGATTTGTTGATTTCCCTATAAAGAGGATAATATCTTATTCTTATATCTTCTCTTTAGAAAATCATACACTTCTGCTTTTATTTTAAGTTCTTTTTCTCTTGTTATACGCGTAATAGTTCTAGAATCCTTGCAAGTAGCTCTTGGTTGTATTGGAACTCCTAAGTATTCTCCAACTAAAGCATCAACATGTTTACGAATAAGAGGAATAAACTCAACAGAAGTTGGATTTCCTATACCATAGTTTTCTTCTAGATAGCGGAACTGTTCAGCATCTCTCTTACCATTATAGTAGTTATATGCTTTTTGTAGTTCCCACTTTGGTTTGACCAGTTCTGCTATGGTTTTATTTGTAATTTCAATAAACTCTTTATCTGTTTTCATTTCTTACATGCACAGCTAGTATCAAAACACTAATCATCGGGTGGGACCCTATAACCAGTGTAATAGTGAACGTCATTTAAATGTCTATCTCTTAATTCTTGAACAAAGAACTTTAAGAACTTGTCTAGAGGAAGTTCAGCCATAATAACTATAGGACGTTCACAGTTTTGAATTCCGAGACGTACTCTATAACCTACGGGTTTGAGTTCTTCTACATCAAGAGTTCCTGTATAATCCACACAATAAGTATTACGAATACTTTCGAGGATCACTTGTTCGGTTTCTGTTAACTATTTCATTTGTAAATTCTTGTAATACCCTTACTTTGGGTTGTTCTTGTTTAGGAATAATTCCAAAATGTCTTACTCCTTTGTCGTCTTTGTAATAGCCTATATCTTGGAATTTTTGACTATCATCAGGTTCTACATCAGTTGCTACAACTCCTCCAAGTTCTTCATCAGCGAGTTCAGCCATACCCATAGCTGCTATAATATCAAACTTTCCTTTCTTCTCGTCTGTATATCTATTTAACTAGTCAAGAAATTCAGGAAACCATATATTTTGACAATAGTCCTCTACGTAAGCAGCAATAAGATCTGTCTGATGAGCAATGATAGTTGGAGTAGCCGGAGTACCAATTGCATTACCTATTTTCTTTGTAGCTTCAGGATATGTGGCACGAGGTCTTCTTATAAAGTAATCTCCCCAACCTCTACCTTTAGCCCAGTTTAAGAAAGAAAGACGAGTAGCCTCTATATTACACCTACAGTTATAATAAAGCATAAGTTTCATAGCGGTCTAAAATGCCTGTCTTTCATCATCTGGACGAAACATATAATATGCAACATATTTAGGTTCCTACATACCAAAAGCTCTTTTCTTTATAACTATACAGAATTTAGATGGATCTTTAGTTTCTTCTGAAGTTTGTTCCATACCAATGTCGATACCGTCGACTCCAGCCACATAAAGATTACGTTTTTGTCCATACTAGATAGAATTTCCTTCATCATCTTCCTGTATTCCAAGCCATAATGGATGCTCAATAATGTGAACAAGTCCTGTATTTCCAGGAATCCATCTAACTCCTGTCACATTTTTCATATTTGTTCGGTCACTACCCTATTTAAATAAGAACTGAAAGTCTCCATGTTCAATAGTTGGACCTTCTTTAAGTACTTTAATCTTTGTAAGCTGTTCAGCTATAAGTACTTTATTAAATTTGTTAGTTCCTTCAAGAGCAAAGGCTTCCTCAGCATTGAAACAATACTCAGCAGAGTATTCTATCAGAGCCTTAGGACTTCCTGCTCTAAGCCTTCTTTCGTTTTCATAGTATTCTTTTCCTCGTTGTGCATCACAAAAACCTCTTTCATCCATAAAATCTCCTCTATAAAGAGCAATGAAAGCAGGTATAAAGTAACATGTCTTTACCCAATCACCATCCTATGTATAGTTGTGTAGGAATGGAAGAACGTTATGTCCCTCTGGATCATAATACATATCTGAAAGTCCTTCCAAATTTGGACCAGAGTCACCACCAGTACCACCGGCAAGTATAATTCCAATCTTATTACCACCAAGTTGAACAAGAGCTTCTCCTTTAATGAAGGACTTACGGAAATTTGGATTAGAACCAGCCTCTTCAAGTACTAGGAGTTCCACACGATCACCTCTTATCTTAGCATCACTATCAGCTACAATACCTTCAATTTGAGATTTCCATCCATCCTCAATTTTCTGTCCTTGAACTATTTTATAGTAAGATGCTCTCTTCTTATAAGCAGTATCTACAGCCTATCTAAGTTTAAAGAATCCTCCTTCTGTATTATCATTCAAGAAGTTTAGTTCTTCCCATATTTTTTCAAGTGTTTTATCAACATAGTTCTTAGAAGCTGCAGTCATTAGAGTTTTAGAGTTTCTAAAAACGCTGTATCTTGCTGTACATAAACATGCATTAATTTCTGAGAAACCGCAACCTCTGGACTTCATAAGTCCACAATTCTTACGTAGAATCATACAGAGTTCGTAATAATGAAAGAACTCATATTGATATACATAGAAATTAGGATAGATAATTCCTCTAGAAGTTCCTGCTTTATCAGCATTTGGGTTTGGAACTTGATAGTAATTAAGAAAGAAATAATGTGAACCTGTAATTGTATATCCATTCACAGTCATCCCTTCTCGACATCTAACATATTCCTAATGCCAGAAGTCTGCATATGCTTTAGAACCAGGAACGAACTAACAATATTTTCCTGTTCTAAGTTTATTATCTCTTGCTTCTGTAAACCATTCAGGTCTAAAGTCAAGACTGTGCGTTTCATCTATTGGTTTATATCCTGTAAGTTCGTAGGATAATCTTTTATCGAAAAAAGAAATAGCAGCGTCCTTGGGAACATCCCATTCAGAACGCTGCTACTTTAACTCGGCAACGTACTGTTGCACTTCTTCATGAACTTCCTCTTCTTCTTTCTTTACCACTTCCTATATAATAGCTTGCACCTCTTCTGGTACTTCAGGAAGTAATGCAGATTTCTTACGAGGTCGTCCGCGTTTCTTCTATTCAGCCATTACATATCACTTGGTAAATATCCTTCTACAGCACCAGCTCGTAATTGAGAAGCCTCTTCCATTTCTTTTTTGACAGCAGCTTCCAGTGTTTTGAGTTCTTCATGTACTTTAGAAAGATTAGAGATTTCAGCCATTATATCTTTAACTTTAAATATAGGCTTTCCTGTTTGAGCATCTCTCTCTTCAGGATCAATATTATTAAAATAGTCTATAAACTTATCTACTGTAAGTTGAGCGGCATGTAGCATTCTTATAGTTCTATTACTTTCTTGTAAAGCTCTATATTTTCTACAAGCAGCTCTAAATAAAGGATCATTAAATTCTTCTTCTGTAAGTCCAGAATCTTTGAGAGCTTCTTCATGTCTCTCTTGTTCTGTATATCCAGCATATAAGGATTGCCAGTCAAGGGCAAGCCATATATATGTAAATTCTTTAAATGCCCTTATACATTTCTCTCCAGTTTTATCAGCATCACATACATTTCTACTCTTCTGTACTAGTGCCTTAAACTCACTTATCAGTAGAATTTCAGGTTTCTCTAGTTCAACCTTGCCATTAACATTATTATACTGGAAAATATGTAACATAATTATTTCTAATAAGCAGAATATTTAAATGGAGCTTCAAATGGAACTCTTAATGATTGAATCATAGGTTGCATAGCCACATTATAGTAATCTACATTAGGGACGCTTTTAGTGATATAAGTTGGACTAATTCCTGTAGTTTTTGTAGCTCCTCTTAGAAACGCAGTATTTTCAGAAGGTGTAAAAGAAGCAGAAGCTCTCTAAACAGGCTTTATAAACTTTGTAGGCTCTGGTCCAACTTGCCTAAACCCGGCAGTTTTTAGAGCTTTGTAAATTCTATTAGCTTTTCCTGCAGCTTTAATGACAGATCCTATCATTCCTGCACCTAATAAATCCATAACTCCACTTATCCCAGCATCAACTAAATCACCTGGATGTCCATTATGGTCATATCTTTTAGCTGCTCTCATAGTTCCTAATATAGGTACAAAGTCTAAAGCCCAATTCTCATCTTCTGGATTTTTATATATTGCTTCTCCATTATTAGGAATTTTGCTTACTCTAGTATTGTCAGATGGTTCTATATTTCCTCCCTACTATTGTTTAGCTACTCCCCAAGCAGTATTAAATCTTCGTTTTAAAATTTCATATTCTTTAGGATTGGATACAAAAGAATTTCCTTTCCATTCTCCATTTCTTACTGCAATTCTTTTCTATCTTTTCACTGGAAGTAATGTTGGAGGAGTTTCAGTATAAGTAGTATCCATACTTTTATGCATAGGAGTATACCTAATAGTTTGAGTAATCCATCCAGGATTTAAATCATTAGTCCTAACAGATTTTTCATTATACATACCTTCTGGACCTATCCATAAATCATATCTTTTACCACCTTTATACCTATCTTCAGCTTTAGGAGCTGTAGGAAGAACTATACCTCCAGATTGGTGATATTTCATAGCATATTTAAGATTACTACGCTATAACTAGGCTCTCTTACTATTCTAGAAATCCTAAGCTTCCTTATCATTAAGATATCTTTTTCTAAAGGCATGATTATCCTTTACTACAGTCCAAGTAACTCCTTTTATATTTGGATTATAAGTAGTTTCTATAGATTCATAAGGCTTTCCCTTACTATCTGTAAAAATATTATCCAAGAAAAATGAATTATATGGCGTATATATGGATTTAGGAATAGGTGTAATGTTTTGTTTATTTAAATTAAGAGCATCAGGTTTTACAGAATTGTCTATATTTGGTATAGGCATATCAAGAACTTTCTTTATATCAGGTTCGAGAGGGCCCATTCTTTTATAATTACCAATTGGAGGCACTCTATTATTTTTTAAAGAATATTTTTGTAATGATTCAAAGAGTCCTCCAAATTGATGTTTCTTGATTAGTTTCATAGTCCTAAAGATTTTCTAAGTTGCTCTAAAGTTCCTCCAATTTGGTGTTTCTTCATCTTAGCACCACCACAATCTTTATTTATTTTCTTTTTCATTTTACCTCCACATTTTTCTTTGTAAAGGTCAAGTGCACTTTTCTTTGTTTCTACTGCGCCTCCATCTTGATTTTTCTTTACACAGTTGCATCCAATTTGACCTCCAGCTTTAAAGAAAACAAGTTCTTCGTCTGGACCACATTGATGCTTCAAATTTCTAATATATTGAAGCTTAGCTCCATGCTTAGCGGCTTGTGTTTGCTGTGTTTGCATTTCCTGCATAAATTGTCCAAGGGCTTGTTCGAGTGCTTGAGGATTTTGCTGTAATTGTTGAATATCAACACCTTTCTGTTGTGCCCACTGAGCGAAAGCTTGCATCAATTGCTATTGTTGTTCCTGAGGTAATTGTTGAATCTACTCTAAGATACCTCCACCCTACTGTGGAGCAGCACCACCTTGTTGAAATTTATTAATCATTTTCTAATTTAATTAAGTCTTTAGTATTCCAAATTTCTTCTTGAAGCATACCGTCTTTAGTAAACCATCTACAACGAATACCCTTCAAAGATTGATCTTCTTTTTTATATATATATGTTTCTTTTTTAACTACTATCATTATAGGCTTATTAGGCAGGTTCTATTTAATTGTAACCAAATCGCCAGGCATAAAATAAGTTTTCTCATCCATTGTTCTTTATATCATTAAAACGAGCAGTAAGGCCTTGATTTACATCTACCATAATGCTCTGTTCATTTACAAGCACTAGACCTTGCTTATAGAAAGGTACAGGAGTTTCAGAAACTTTTCTCCACATAACTATATCTCCTTCACGTACCCATTTGCAAGCAGGTCCATTATCTATTACAGTTCCTACATGTATAAATTGTTCTTCTTCTTCCCACTCACCTGTCTCACGACTTTTGTAAGTAGGTTTCATACCTCCAAGATCAGTAATGATTGCCCCTTCTCTCTTGATTGTTTGGAAAGGATTCTCATCAAATGATTTAATTAGAAGTCCAGCTCCTATTGCTTTTATTTCTAGTTTTTCTAGGTCATCACAAAGAGATTCTTGATATTGTTTCAAAAGCTCTGCATGATCGTCTAGTTTCTTTACATATTCTTCAACTTGGTCGTTGAACTTAGCTTTAGCTTGGTCTTCAACTAATTCATCTACGCTTTGTTTATTTGCATAAAATAATTGTCCATCTGATACCGTTCTTGCAAGGCGTTCTTTCTCAGTAGGAACGCTATTAAAATCATGTCCATTAATCGTTTCCATATACATTACCATTTATTAGCTGGGCAGGTGGCAGTTGCTAATGTTGTTTTTGCCTATAACCTGCATCCACATCCTCTATAATAACCATCTTCTTGTTCTGTGCTAACATCGCCTGTTCTCGGATTTAGCCATAACTTACTATTACATATTCCTCCAAGTGTATCTTTATATAAAGGACACTTTAGACATATCTTCATTCTTTTTTCTTTAATGTCTTCATTAAGTCCTAAGACCTCATTAACATGACCATGTACAATTTGTCCTATATCCATCAGTACTCAATTCTTTTATGTTTAGCTTTTTGAAGTTCTTTCTGTACTTCCTTCTTATAATGCTTAAACATTTTTTCTACTTCGTCCTTTAAATAGTCTAGGTGATAAACCGTTTGTTTTCCGTTATGATCCCAGTGAACCATTATAAGTTCTTGTAGACTGAGTTCAGGACGTATTTGTTGAATCATCCAGGCGTAAGTAGAGAGTTGTAACGTGTAATGATAAAAATTACAATCATCTAAGTTATTTAAAGGATAAAGCATCTTAGCACTACTTTTAGTTTGAGTATTAAATCCAGATTTAGTTTTGATTTCTTTATTAGTCTTCCAGTCTAATATATAAAATGTATTACCTGAAATAACTAGCAAATCAATCTGTCCTGCCAATCTTAGTAGTTTATCATCGGACGAATAAGAAATTAAATATTCTGGGTATACTCCGTTTTCTAGGTCTAAAGTGGTACGTCCCTTATCACATACGAACTTACCTCCTACTCCAAATTTTTTTAAGGATACATTGGCTCCCATATCATACATACTTTGTTCAAGCTTTGCATGAATTTTTGTGCCTCGTTCACATGATTCTCTGTTTGTTTTATCCCATTCATCTAAAATACTTTGTTGTGCTTTATTAAAGTCAAGCTCGGATATATTATAAGTATCCAGAAGCTCTTTATCAAATTTGTGAGTAGCAAGCAACGATTTCTTTTCAATTCCCCAAGCATTTGCAGGTAACAACTGTTCTAGTGCTTTATAAGCAGACCAGAAGTCTTTATCAAATGGTTGGGCATATCTTTCTATCAGTGTAGTCACTGAGATGTACTTTGCATTGTCATGTTCATTCCAGTACACATGTGAATCTTCATTAAAACACACGTCACCGTTCCTCTTATCAATTTTCATAATTATTCAAAGTTTGTATGTCTACCTATCTAATCTCTTACTTCTTCACGTATTCTCTGATTTACTCTACTTGTGGCTTCTCCTAATTTAGATTTGATATAAATACTTACACCAAAAATACCACCGGCATAAGCTAAAGCTTGAGCTACGTACCATAATATACTAGCCTCAATTGCCTATATAGCAAAGAATGATAGAAAGGCTAAAACAATGGCACTAAGGATCATAGCTATAGCTGAACCATACTGAATCCAATCCTTTGTATTACTTTGCATTCTGTTTCTATTATTTAGTAAGAAGTCCAAGATATATACTACTAAGATATAGCATATTTATCTATTATGTTTATATATTTTACTTTCTGAATTTTGAACTATTCAAACTTAACATTATTTTTAGAATAACCAAAGTAATTTATATTTTTATTTAAATTGTTAAGAATATGAAAATTTATGGATTAAAATTTGGAGGAAAACCTGCTGGAGCTTTTGACTTCAGACCTAATAGAACTGTTGATAGTAATCCCCGTCTTTCTAATATGAAAAGTGATTACAAAGATAAAAAGAAAAAGTTAATAAAAAGAAAGAAGAAATGACATTCGAAGAGGTAATACCATACATCAAAAACGGAAATTGGGGATTATTGCCTCATTATAAAGGATATTTTAAATGGGATCCTTTTAGATAGTGTGTCTATATGCAAAATAAAGATTATACAAACTATAATTTAGATGATGTTAAACATAGAACTGATTTTTACTATATAACATGATACTATATTTAAAAGACGGTAATAAAATTCATATTAAAAAGAAGAATAGAGGTAAGTTTACTGCATATTGTGGAGGAAATGTAACTAGTGCTTGTATAGCTAAGGCTAAAGCTAGTGGTAATCCTACTCTTATTAAAAGGGCAACGTTTGCTTAGAATAGTAAAAAATGGAAACATGAGGAAGGAGGAAAGTTATGCCTAATCCCAAGAAATTAACAGATACTTAGAGAAATTGGAATATAGCTAAGTTCTATTTAAAAGAAGGTCCTAGTCTTCCTAATATTTTGAAGGCTTTGAAATATCTTCTTGATGGACCAAGTTCTAAGTAGACGGGATCTCCTCCAATTCTTCCTGGGTTCCATTTAAAGGGATTATAGCAAGGAAGCGTTCTTGAACAATAGCTTTATAAACTTGGAACTATTAGTACAAAAGCAGTAAAATAGCTTGCAAATAATAGTTCTAAGTTTGAAGGCTAGCTTCTTAATAAAGTTGTTGATACTAAATTTCCTAATTAGAGATCTATAGACTATAATAACTTAAGAAAAGCAGCATAGAATGAACTTATTTCATATCAAACTGTTCCAACTACTTAGTATCAAGAATATGGTTTAGATAGATTAGGTCTTGGAGATTTTTATTTTAAAAATGGAGAATTTGTAAGAGATACACCAGTGGCTTTTACGTTTGAAAGCCCAAGTATTCCTATGGGCAGTAACTTACATTATGGGCCACATACTCTTGGACATACAAGAGGTCTTTCTCAAGGTAATACTTTTACAGTTCTTGAATCTTAGAGCGATTGGGCTTAGCATCCTTGGGGAATGGTATCCTATAATAAGATGAGTAAAGCAGCTCCTCATAGATTAAGTCAACTAAGAAAAATGATATAGCAATAGAAAGAAAGGGGTATTGCTACAGAAAGTACAGAAGCTAGAGTTCCTTATTAGACTTAGTATAGAGATATATCTGCTGAACATATAAAACATTTGTAGGATACATATCCTTCTAGATAGCTACAAGAGAATATGTTATATGCTTCTAAAAATGGATACAAGAAAATGAGATATCCAACAAGAAGTACAGCAATAAAAGTACAGGGATACGAACCTATTTTATAGTTTAAAGGAAATCCTTAGTTAGAATAGGAAGCTAAAAATATACAAGACTAGATATTTTAGATCGAACTTTAGTTACAACAAGGAACTAATATAAGAAATTACAGGAATCTATCTAAATAGCTTGATAATTTGAAACAATAGTACAATACCCTTAAACAGTAGAGTACAGGACAAATATACTCTCCTTAGGAAGAAACTATTCTAAAAAGGTATGACCAATTTCCTAAAATGTTTGGGAAAGTATTTAAAGACTAGAAACCTTAGATTGTTCAAGATACGAAAGGTAATAGCTGGTTTGAATTTAATATTCCAAAGAATATGTAGTAGATGGAACTTATGTATAAGAATGGTGGAAATTTATGAGAAAAAATAAATTTTATAAAGAGAATAAGCGTATTCTCTAGGAACATAAGACTAAATGTTGTATATGTGGAGAAGAAGCTAAATGTTGTTTAGAATTTCACCATTTAAGAGATAAATTATATAATATATCAGAAGCAGCTAGTCATATACCTACAGACCTATTTATAAAGGAACTAGAAAAATGTATATGTATATGTTCTAACTGTCATAAAAAATTACACAATGGATTACTCACAATACCAAGTTAAGTATATTGATAATGTAATTCCAGATTCAAAACCTTTAGATATTCCAACTGGAGAATTTCAAGACGTTCCTAATTATGGAAATATATCCTATTTAAATGGAGAGGCTTAGCCAGCTACTGCTCTTATATAGGAAGAGGTTCAAGAAGTAAAAAAGAAAAATCCTGTAAAAAGAGTTATAAACACTGCTCCAACTTTTAAAGCATCTAAAGGTCTTAACCAGTTCAACTTCAACTATAATGAAGCTCTGAAAGTAGGAGGTAATGAAGCTGCTCAATTATAGAGTAGAAGAGCATTGTTTACACATCTGGCTTAGATGGAATCTGGATTTAATTCCGCTATATAGAATAGAGGAGGAGCTCCTGCATATGGATATTTCCAATTTATGTAGGGAAATTACAGAGGAAAGAACTACAATAATGTAGGATTATTTAGTGGAGTAGATCTTAATACTTTTAGAAACTCCCCAGTACTTTAGATAAGAGCAGCTAATAAACTTGCTAATTCTTTTATGTCTAGTTTTAGTAAGACAGAACTTAATAGATTACATAGTATGGGATGGACAGATAATGCTATTATAGCAGGTTGTTGGTTAGGAGGACCTGGAGGTGTTAGAGCTTTTGCTTTTAATAATTAGAATAGAAGTGATGGTGCTACTAGTGTAGGTGCTCGTATGAAATTATTTAATTACTGATGGTTATTTATAATAAAATTATCCCATTTAAAGGGTATAAAGCAATAAATTTGTTTGAACTTATATTTGTTCGAGAAGGTTGTAACTTTACTGCTATTGACCTTAATCATGAAAAAATACATAGTGCACAGATGAGAGAACTTTTTTACTTAGGTTTCTATTTATGGTATTTAATTGAATGGTTAATATTACTATGTAAGTATGGAAGCTCTCATAAAGCCTATAGAAATATAAGATTTGAAAAAGAAGCATATGGGCATGAAGATAATGAACATTATTTAGAAAATAGATCTCATTTTGCATTTTTAAAATTTTAACTATATAAGTGCTAGGCTCTCCAAGTAAAGGAGGGCCTTTATTTTTATCTGTAGTTTTCAAAATAAAAATGTAAAAAATTTTTTTGTAAACATTTTTTACTTTCAATTTTAGGTTTTAATATTGTTTTACAATAACTATTGTAACGCGTTACTAGATAAGTTTTTATCTTTTTTATTATTTTTACACACTATGGACGAAAAGATCGTAACTGTACCTACAAATTAGGGATTAGATGCTGCTTCTTTAATGGCTATGCAGCAAAATCAAATGTTTAACAACCCTTGGGCTTATCTTATTCTTCTTTCCATATTCCAGAACGGAGGTTTTGGAAATAGATTTGGAGGAGGAAATCCAGCAGGGGCTGTTGTAGCAACAGACATAGATGCTAAGCTAAACTCTTTAGCTACACAAATTCAAGATAATCAAAGTACTAACAGTATTCTAAGCGCTGTTCAAGGTAATGCATTTGCACAATCTCAACTTGCTCAAAACTTGAATGTAGATTTTAATGCAGTACAACAAGGTGTAAACAGCTTGAATATGGCTATCGCACAAGTTGGAACCCAAACTGGTCTTGGAATAATGGGAGTGCAATAGGCAATTTCTAATGGTAATCTGAATATTATTCAGAACCTGAAGGATTGTTGCTGTGGTATTAAAACAGAAGTATTACAGCAAGGCTTTAATAGTCAGTTACAGACTGTAGAACAGACAAATACTCTGAATAGTAACATTACAAATCAAGGGTTTGAAAATAGACTTTCTACTTTAAACCAGACAAATGCATTGGGAAGTGCTATAACTAATCAGGGTTATGAGAATCAAATAAGAACAATTAATTAGACTCAGGATATTCTTCTTGGAGTAAGAGCTGAAAATACTTTAACAAGAGCTTCTATTGATGCCTTTAGAAATGCTTGGGAACAAGGAAGATATGCTGACTTACTAGAGGAAAAGAATAATCTACAAAATAGATTAAATCTTCTAGAGTTACAGAATAATGAAACTGCCGCTATAAATGCAGCAATTGCTCCTTTAATTAATAAATCATCTGCTGGCGCATGATCTTTAAGGAACTTAAAAAAGGCCTTCCTGTTTATATTCTAAATAAAAGTACTCTAGAATATAATCAAGGTAAGGTTATTTAGGACGCTACTCCGCAAAGAATGAATCCTACCTTTGGACAAGGACTTCTTACCGATGTTAGTATTGAAGCAGGAGGAGTTACAAAGATATGGACTTTACCAGCAGATTAGAAAGTAGCAGAAATGTAGAGTGATAGTGACACTATAATAGCCATAGATAAAAGTACTATTCTAGCAATGATTAAGTCTATACATGAGGAGTGTGAGTCCTATTTAAATGGAGTTCCTCATTACGAAGAAAAACTGGAAAAAGCAAAACAACTTATTAGTGAGCTTGACTAGAATTATAAACAGCAATAGCAGACAGAAGAACGCTTTACCAAAATAGAGCAATCTATAGATGGAATACAAAGTGCTCTATCTGAAATATTAAAGGCAGTAAAGAAATGATAAAACATGTGCTAGAAAAGTATGGTAGTTCGGATGCTACTCTAGATTTATTAGTATCAGTCCTTGAGCAACATTTATCCGAAAAAGAATGTGAAGAACTATCTAAAGAGATATATGAAAGCACACAAGGATAGCATTTTGATGAATGTTTTGCTAGGAAACAAATATCTAAAATGTATTATACTGATACTGATGGTAGACATTATGCTCCTTATTGGGAAGATATTACTCCTATTTATAATGTAAATAAAAGAAGTCTTAATAAAGATTATAATAAGTGGGACTTTGAAGTTACTATGAATATGATAAAGAGCGATTATTTTCCTTTATTAAGGGAATGGTTTCCAGATGAAAAAGATCTTAGAGATAAAATAATAGAACTTACAATCAATTGGTTAAATGACGAAGACTATCCAGATCATAAGATTTGGAATTACTTCAAATAACAAGAAAGGCGGCTCATAAGAGTCGCCTTAATTGTTTTAACCAGTTAGCTAATTGTTTATGATCTTCTGCACATCCTCTATTTGGACACCTTTGGTATACCTCTTCACAATGTTTAATAGCTTCATCTAAAGTCATATCAATACTTTGAATGTTCTGTTAGGGCACCTCTTTTATAGGGATTCCAATTCTTTCCAAAGTAGTACTCATGCCATCTTTTAGCTCTTTCATATTCAGCGTCTGTCATAATGATAAATTTTTAAGTTAGTATATGTCTTATCTATACGAAAAAAGGCATACCTCCTCTATTTAAAGAAGAAGTATGCCTGATTGTCGCATTTAAGCCGGCTTCAACAAATTTCTAGTGCAATTACTGACCTTATTGTATTTAAGTCAAAATGATAAAGTGGTATCTCGTATTTTTCACAAGTTAATCTTACATTATCCCATCTATAGAAAGCAGGATTACAGAACACTATAATCTTTTTAGATTGAGCATATAATCCAAGCTCTAAAAGAGAAATAGGTGACTTAGAATTATCAAGCAAACACATAATAATAAGGTCTGCCATATCTAAGTGCTGTTGTTCCCATTTAATTTGGTATTCTATCTCTTCCGGAGTTGGATTCTGCATCCATTCTATTCTGCGTGGGTTAAAAAAGGTTATATTTAAATCTTGGCAATTTTCTATAAGTTCTTCTTGCCAGTTAGAACTATCTCCATTATCAATAGTTCCAGCTAAGAAGACAGTTTTATTTCTTGGATAAATTACATTCATACTTTAGTATATATTCCACAATGACAGGTTGTGCCTGTAGGTGATTCCCTAAATTCTTTACATATACATATATGATCTTCATCATTTATAAATGAGCAAGGACAATATCTTTTTCCATACTTTTCTTTCTTTTTAGATAATCCTTGTTGTATAAGTTCCCAGAGTTCCTTGTCATTAGTTTTCCTTATCATATCTTACTGATATTTCATTAAGTTTGTCTTGCCAATCTAAGCATTCTTGTGAATCTAACATATCATATTCTTGGACTAGTCTAAATATTGCTTCAGCTTCATCAATATGAGCTTTAAATAATTGCTTCCATAATTCATTATACATAATCATTCTTATTTAAAGGTTTGTTAGGGTGGTAGGAATCGAACCCACTCCGTCGCCCTCAGAAGGCAATCTAGATTTAGAGTCTAGCCGTGCAACCATACACCACACCCCAATAAAAAGGAAAAGGAGTCCATCACCTTCCTTTTCCATAACTTCAAACGTGAAGTTTATAAAAGATGTACATCTTAATAAATTTTCGGACTTAGGATTTGATTTTCATTCCAATTAGAAGTATATGTTATTCCAACTGGATATTCTGCGATACACTCAAGTATAGCAAATAAATCATCAAGATTCATATCAGGAAATCTTTGATGCAAGTTTTGTAGAGTTACTTTAGTATCTATCATAAAAACTAAATTTTTATCTGGCTTCGCCAAGTATCATAAGTATTTCTCTCTTATAGCCTCAATTTTACTTTGTGCAACAAGACGTACAATACTCTTGAAGTTATTGATAATTTGAGGAGTAATAGTTTTGATTTTGGAGAGGTCTTGTCCAGTTTTCTTAGCATACTGAGCACAGGCTTCTACAAAAATATCATCATCTAATGTTTTTAAATAGTCTTCAAAATCTTTAGAATAGTCTTGTTCTTCTATGGTTATAATAAGTTTATTATTTTCCTAAGAAGCAGTAACTGTGTACTATCCAAAACCAAGTAAAGAAGGACTAAAGTCCTTTAGAGCTTCATTTAACTCAAATAATTCTTGTTTAGTAAGTTGTTTCATATTTATTGTTCTTTAGTAATGCTAATATAATACCCCTCCCTCTATATAAAAAGAAATTAACTTATATTAATATATAAATATAATAATTAAAAAATAATATTAATTTTTATAAAAACAAGTAATTGAGTATAAATTTTTTAATGGATAGAATAGAAAATTTTGGAATTAGTATTACCGCCCCCAGGGTTTTGAAGTAAAAGTGATCATATTATTAGTTTTTGTTTTCATAGAAATTTTTCAATTATAAAAATTTTTAAGAATTATTTAAGCGGGACCTCACTACCCCCTTAGCCCCTCCACCATATTTGAGTTGCAAAACAAAACATTTATTCACTTAAAAACATCAAACATTATGGAAAAAGTACAAGCATTAGCAATCGTGACCGAGGTAATGAACGAGAATTTCACAGCTGACCAGAAGGAAGCTTGGAAGCGTGACGCTCAGGGCATGCCTCTGCTGGTAAACGACACTCTGCATTTCAAGGAGATTACAAAGGAGAATATCCACGTAGGAACCATTGGTGCTGGTGCCGCTAACGCAGGTCAAAAGTTCTTGCAGATTGAGTCTGTCGAGGGCACCATGTTGGGTATTTCTCAGATTGCTCGTAAGGGCAACGGTCTGAACCTCGAAGGCTCGACTCGTGAGGAACTCGTCGGCGACTTTGTCGCTAAGGTCAACACCTACAACGAGGAGCATCCCGATTCTGCTGGTTTCGCTATCAAGGTCAAAGACCTCAAGACGCGTCCAGGTCAGAACGGACAGATGGTTATCCCGACCTTCGCACTCGCATAATGGTGATAGGGGTAATACCCCTACACCTGCGGTGTATGTAGGGCTACACATGTCTAGGTGCTGAGGAGAAGGAGAAGTTAGAGCAACTCAGCTCTTCTTCTCCTCTTTCTTTTAAAAATGTTTGTATTCTATTTTGTTATGTGTTTGAAATCTCAGTAGTAGAAAATCCAATGGAACTGATAACCTGCAAAGCTCGATTTGATCGAGAAGATGTAGTTCAACTTCCTGTAGGTAGGGAGTTCTTATCCAAGAAAGTAGCATATAGAGGTGATTATTTCATTACCTTCTACTGGAATGGGTATCATGATGTAGAACTAGTTAAAGCAATCAAGATAGATGATTTGAGAGATTTTATGGATGATTGAGATGCACTGTAGGGGCAAAAGAACCGGGCCAGGACCACACACACCCTTTCACAGGCATTTCAAATTTTTCATCCTTCTCGCTTTTATCGCAGTACATAGATTGTGCAATTGAGATAGTGAACAAATGAAAAAAAGACTATGTATAAGCATAGAAATTTTTGAAGAAGGAATAGTATAAGTAAAAATATAGGAGCACGGGTTTGGAACAATATGGATTGCTGGTTCAGGTCACTCTTAGAGCGGACGTAAAGTAGACATACCAAAAGGGCGACTCCTTCTAAAACCTTATGGTGTATAGGCAACCGTATTGGGGAATGGAAAGACAATGGACCATTACACGTGTTTCTGTCAACAATAATGATGGAAATATAGAATCTTACCTTGAAGCTATTGTAGATACAGAAAGGGCAGCAAAAGAGCTGTTACAATCTGTATTTAATGATGCTTCACGAAAATTTGAGACCAAGCATGGTGCAGTTTATTCAAATCCAGAATGGAAAGAAGAAGACAAGCTACAAGTAACTTGCACTCTTCGTACAGGCTGTATCACTCTCTCTTACACCGAAACCTTTTCTATCGGTTGGATTTGGAAAGAAAAGACGTACAATCCTAAATGGATACTGGAATGAACGCAGAAAAACTTCTCATTCTCGCTGTTGCTGAAGATGCTCCTTCAGTGATAGCCGAGATAATGAACTCTTGGTTGGGAGAGTATATTGAAGGTTATATGGACAAGAGTGGTGAACTCTTTAACAAATACTTTCATACTCTTCCGAGGAATGCACAGGAAAAGACAATCAATACCTGTCTCTTTGAATCTTTTGCTAATAAGCTCGCTCGTAAGTATAATTTCCCTGAGCCTTGGAAACTAGTAGGAAAATACGAGTGTGGAAAATATAAGTGGGAATGGATAGGACAAGGAAAAAATCCATACGAATTAAGATAATGCAAATAGATTGGAATCCCGATGCTTTTGTTGTCGAAGAGTTTTACAAGTATCCTACTTGTGTGGTACATCGTATCGTTGAGTATGACGAGGGTTTTCATAAGAATGATCCAAGAAAGCAAGACGACAAGGTTAAAGAACTCTTTGATAATCTTCTTAAGTGTGTTGAACAGCAACTTGGACAAGTACGAGATAATAAGATAGCAATGAAAGTCCTTTACAAGCCTACAAATACAACACTTTATGTAGGCTATAAGGACTGGAATTGGTGTATTGGTTTTGGACTTAACCCTCATATGACTGGAAAGTGTATAAAATTAACAGCTCTAAGATGAAATGTTCAGAACTAACCCCAGAGAAAACTCCAATGAATCCAGAAGGAAGAGTTTTCAAGTTTGTCATTCGTAATGCAAAGCCTAGCTTTATTAAGTACATAAGATATGCTTGGAGATATTTCTTCTTTAAAGATCAAAAAGATTGTAAGGTTATTATCCGTAAGAGTAATGTCTTCATTTATATAGGAGCTTGGTATTGTGTCATTATGAACGATCTGAAATTTATCAGAAACTGTAAGGATTATCAGTTGGAAGCAACTAAGAATGATTTTAAATGGCTTGATTCACATGATTGAGTTTGTCCAGCAAGCACCTCAATTTGAAAGTGCACTTGAGAAAAAAGAGTATGAGCAAATGCTGATTGATCTTCATCATTGTCCAAACAGGAAAGATTTTATTCATAGTAAAGCAGGAGTATCTAAAGTCCTTCTTTATATGAAGGTAAGACAAGTTGGACCTGCACAAGCAATGAGAGAACTTATCACGGACGAGGCATATACCTTGTTCGTTTGTCCGTAGCATACGGGTATCATAAGCCAAGACGAGTGAAAGTAGAGGAACCAACCAGCCTTGAGGATAACTATGAGGTGGAGCCGCTGTAGGTCCTAATGAGCCCTTCTCATCAGGAAGATTGCTGTAAAATGTCGTTAATGTTATACTTGTGGTGGGTAGCAGACACAGCGAACTTCTTGTTGAGGTATGCAATATATAGCGCGAGTCCCGTTTGGCCGCCGACTTGAATAAAGTCTCGCCGCCTTTTCCGCGCTTCTAGGGTAGAGAAATTATACTCTGCCCTTTCAACGTTTTCTTCCGACGTCCTGTCTAGGTTAAGGTGGAGTTGTGTGTATACTGGTGAGACACGTGTAAAATTTTAAAGAGCGACCAAGTACCTGAGTCGTGTATTTGGCGAAGCCAAACACACTTAAACCTTCAGGGAGTACTGTAAAATACTCTAAAATGAGATAGATGTTGGGGATTCTGAGCGCCGCCATTTTGCCGCGAGACTTAAGTGTCGGTCGCGACGTCGAGGCCTTCGCAAGTATTCCGGACAAATACAGTACGCTGGATTGACTCTGATTACGGAGGATCCAGGGATGAGAGAAGTGCACAAGATTAGTACCAATTCTTGAGGAGTAGTAGTATGGTACTCTCTGCTCCGGCACTTTCTCAAATCCGAAATAAGGGAATTGAAAAAATCAGTACTACTTTCAAATTCCTGGGAAGAGAGACAGTAGGTGTCTATCTTGCTTTAATGAAGACGTATTGGAGGATGTACATAAGTAACTTGTACTTAGTAAGATACTATTAGCTTCAAAGAAGAATTAGATATAAAAGGGTTCAAATCCCACTCTTCCACAACAGTCCAAGTAACCATTTGTGCATAACGCGGACAGGCCAGTTGAATAACGGGAGCATAGACTGGCACAGGTAAATAAATTGCGGTATAATAAAGAAACCGAGTGCCCAACTTTTCCCTTGAGAACTGTAGGAGGAGTACCAAATGTGTTACAGTTTCTCTTTCGGTCGCATTAACTAACACTGACTTAAAATCTCCTCCATTTTTAAAGATTTTCCCCAAATGTCTGTTATAGACTTATTATTATTTATCAGCCTTTAAGAGAAAGATTGCTTGCGAAAGTAGTCTTTCTTGCTTTTTTCTATTTAAATAGATATATTTATAGTTGAAATTAATCAATTAAATATTATGCCATTTACATAGAGAAATGATAATACAAGAGTTTAGAAACCTCTGATAGTTCAACCTATTAAAAAGAAATTGGTTAGACGAGTAAAAAATGAAGAAGTAAAGCAAGATAATAGACCATAGATAATAAGACAACAAGCGCAGTCCAAATCAGATGCTCAATATAAATAGGACAAAATGTAGAAAGCTTAGGATTTTACTATCTAGGCTATGCTACGTCCACTTATGGTAACAGATCTATCTCATATGTTTGGAGTTATTACATCTGATAAGCCATTTATAGAGACCTTTGGTAATCCGGAAGTACAAGCTACTAATAATGATGTTTTAAACTTTATTATTGGTTCAGCGAGTCCTTGGGGTATAACTAAAGCTGGACTTATCCCACTTATGATGTTTAGAAAGGGAGCATTTAAGAAACAATTTATTGGCGCATTCAAGGCTTAGAAAGATAGAGATTTCTTAAACAAATAGATTCTGTCTAGAACAGGAAAGAAAATGTCTGTATATGATGCATATGCTGCTAATGAACTTCCAGACCAGTATCAAAGAACATTTGAAGCCCTTATAAGAAGATTTAATGGAGAACTAAAAGCACAGGATGTTAGTCAAATTGCTAAATCTGAAAGAGCTATAACTAACAATGCTAAACTTGATGCCAATAAAGTAAAGGCAATTAGATAGACCGTTATAGACAATAAGGGAACTACTTATGAAAGTGCAGTCGCAGATAACTTCAAAAAGACAGGTATAAATTGGAGTGATTTGGATAATCAAGGAATGATGTTTGGAATGGATGATAATTTACGTTTAACAAAAGTTGGAAGTGCTAATTAGCCTTTTTTATAGAGATATTATCACAATGTTGTAACTCATATGTTGGATAATAATGGTAAAGAAGGTTTTCAAACTAAGATTCTTAAATCTGGAGATTTACGTAAGAATACATCTACCAAACAATGGGAAGGACGATATCCAGATGGTAACTATTATCCAGTTAGACGTCCAGAGGAATATATAAAAGTTAGATGGGCAAAAGAAAAAGGAATGTAGATAGAATTACCTATACCAGATGGAACTTACCATAACTTTCCAGTTCATGGAACTATTACAAAAAATAAGGGATATTTAGTAAAGCCTAGTTCTAGCCCAGGAAAAAATGGTTACTGGACCATAAGAATGGACAGTAAAGGATAGGGTTCAGACGCTGCAGGATATTACCAGAAAAATGGATATGCAGTTCCATTCTATGAATCTCCTAATTTAGAAACTGACCCATTTAAAGCTGGAACTAGTTATAATTTAATGAAGACTTTATAGGAAAACTATTCTGGAAGGGTTATGTAGCCTTTAAATGTTAAGGATGCTAATGCTCCAGCTTAGAGAGTGAATGAATATATATTTAGTCCAACAGCTCCAAACCCAAAATCTGCTTGGAATACTCTAGACTTTGAACCTGGACAAGGCCCATTAGCTTATAATAAAATTTAGAATAATAATAATTTAGCATGATAAAATGTGATTATATTAGTGCTCTAATTACTAATGCCATTTATTTATTTTGTGGTAAATTAAGTTATGAACCAGGTAACTTAGTAAATTTACTTTTCCCACGTCTTAAAGAAGATGGAGGAGAGCTAGATAATATAGAAGAAGTTGAAGAGCTATTTAAAGAAAAGCCTGACTCTCTTCATAATATTGCAATAGCTGCTTCCAAACATAACTTTAAGAAGGAAGGAAAACTCTCTGATGCAGATATAGAGATAATACGTAAAGCTATTCTTACCTATGTTAAAGTATCTAATGATCCAATTTATAAGGAAATAATAAAACAAAACGGATGGGACATAGAATAGATCATTTTAAAAGAGCCCAAGAGCATGTAATTGAACAAGCTATCAAGGAAATCAGAAGTGGGAAGAAAATAGGTCATTGGATTTGGTACATATTTCCACAAATGAAAGGTCTTGGTAAAAGTGGTATGTCCCAGACTTATGCTATCGAGGATAGAGAGCATGCATATATTTACATGAATAATCCAATTTTGTGTAACAATTATATATGCTGTTGTCAAGCCATCCTTGATTCGGGTAAGTCTGCATATGAGATCTTTGGAGATGATGTAGTTAAAGTACGTTCATCTTTACTCTTAATGAATTCCGTTTGGAAGGATGATACTATTAGAAAGGTTTTAGTTGAACATCATTGGTTATAATAGAGTCCGTCTAGTGCGGGCTCTTTTTGTATAGACAAGTATCATATCTTTTATATATGTTTACTGCTCCAAGAGGTATTAGCATGGAGCATGGTCAGATGCAGATGACCTTGGATACCTCAGCCTGGCTTCAACGTAAAGCTAGGCAGAACGGGTTAGCTCAATGGCTAGTAGGACCGACTATAGTCGGTCCTGCGAATGACAGCTGCACATCTGTAGAGCAACACTTATAAAGTGGAAGATGCTGGTTCGATTCCAGTGCCCGTTACAAAAGGGAAATAGTTTAAGTGTTAGAACATTGATGGCCTTGAGTTGATGCCTAGCAAGCAGGATTAGCTGATCCAATCATCTCCAGGATTATACTATCAATTACGTGCAGGTACAAACTGCTTTCCCTTTAAATGGATAAGTTTAGTTGTGTTGGTAACGACTTAGACTAATTTCTTTTAGAGATTAGGGATAATTCGTAGGAAGACATCTTAGTACGGGTTATTCATTAGGGTTCGAATCCCTACTTATCCACTCAATCATTGGACCGGTATGTCCGGATAGCGCGTTGCTCATTTTAGCGCAGATTCTCTTACAATATCCATAAGCTTGCATGTGGTAGTATGTAGAAATAGAAGATCTCTTCACTGAGTAGCTCCAATAAACTTTTTATTAACTTAAAACCTCACAACGTATAGGTAAGTTGTATTTTATTATGTGTTGGACAGCTTATGGGATTCCTTCAGAATTAACTGCTGAAGTAGATATTCCTATTTTAAAAGTAGGCCTACTTCTCCAGGAAGCATGCCCCATTGGAATATTACTGTAGAAGAAAATGGTAATGGTTATTGGGCTAATGAACTTGCTGGAATCTTTGTTCGCGTTATTCCATCGTATGAACTTGAAGCATTTATAAAAGGATTATGAAAACCAGTATTGAAGAACAGTTAGACCTTTTGAATCAAGGAATTGCAAATATTCCGGAATTAAAAAAGGTTCTATTAATTTGTCTACAACGTATTGGTTCTGCCATGCTTATGAAAGATCTATTCCCACCGGAAAAAATAGGGACGGATAATACAATAACCAGACTAGCAAATTATTTTAGTTATAAAGGTTATTTGTCCATATCTATCTGGGAATTCACTCAAAAGATTAGCATAGAAGAACTTAAGAATGATCCTCGTAATAATATAGGACCTAAATGTATTAAGAAATTGCAAGAACTCTTAAAAGAAAAAGGTTATGAATGGAAATAAAGAATATTTTGTTCCAGTTCCGGACAATAATGAAGCCTTCTATGCATTTGTAAATCTTGTCATTAATAACAAGAATAATGCAAGACGTCCTAACTATTCTACAGAACGTCCAAATAAAATTGGACCAGTAAAAGTAGAATATGTAAAAAATGAGGTAAACGAATCCTTAATAAGGGTGGAGAACAATAAAGAAAAGGTCTTTGTCCAAATGATTATAGACCAATTCTGTCTTCTACATACATATTGGAGTGAAATAGAAAACTTTATAAAGTATAGTTCAAGCGATAAGTTTTTGTAATTCATGACTTCTCACAACGTGAGGACTTTTACGGTTTTCAGTCTTCCGTAAAGACTGTGTTGTAAAGAAAGTTTGTTTGGGAAGTAAGAGGTGAACAATAGTATCCTCTTCTTCCTTTTTAAACAATCTTACATTTAGCCTATGAAACTTTACACAACAATAAATTCAAACAAACCTTTACTACAAACAGATGCCGGATTAATAAATCTAAATTCTTTACAGATTGAATTTGAAACCAATATTGTCCCAGTAAAAGCTGGGGAGGATCCAAAGATTTCGCATCACAAGAATAAAGACTTTCTAAGTAAGGCTGCGAAGTTCTTTAAAATCTCTAAAGTCTCCAAGTTTTATGGTAATGGATGGTACAAGTTAGAAAATGACATTGTATTATTCTGCATTATAAAAGGAGATCATGTACAGCTTGTAGGACATTATCCATTGTTCTATTTAAAGCTTATATACAGATACATTATTAATTTTTAAATCTACTTTGGCTGGCCTGGTAGTGTAGGTTAACTACCTTTTAAAAATAACTATTTTAAACAGTGTTATGTACAGATGAGTATGAACATTAAGAAGCTTATTGGCGTAAATGCTTTCGAAACTGCTGAAAATGTATATACAGTAGTGGAATTACGCGAAAGCACCAAAGTGGACATTGACATTCTTGTGGCTTGTAATAATAGCATCTTAGGAATTGCAGATGTTCCTTTTGCCCAGACTTTGTTTCAATACCTGACTAATCATCAGGATAAGCAAGAAAGTTTGGTGGATCTTTTCTTTAAGAACTACTTGACAGGTATGTCACCTATGCGTTCTCTTTCAGAATCAGTAAAAGCACTAAACATATGAGTAATTACAAATATTCTTTTGAAATAAATTTAGAGCTTTACTCTAAATATGAGGAGAATCGCAAAAAGTACCAGCACTATGATATGAATAAAGCTGATGTTATTGAAATATTTCAAGACATTGGAATTCCTATTCATAGTCCTGTTATGTGGCAACTCTGTAGAAAATATCATCTGCTCGAAAAGAAAGGCAAAGCACGTTATACTTCTTACTATTTTCCTAAAGAGTCTCCAGCTTATTCTCGTTTTGAAGAACTAGAGAAGGAATATTACAATGGTAAGCCTGTTTCTAAGAAGAAAGAGGTAAAGGAAAAAGAAAGTGGACGTGTTCCTCTTACTGAGGAGTATATGATTGAAGCTCTCAAGAAGACAGGTAAATATCTGATATTTCAGGTTAATCCTAACTTCGAGAAGCTGAAAAGTATATTGAACTTACATTTGCTTATTGATAATAGCGAGGTAATAATTCGATAATCTCTCGTAACTGGGCCTAGACATTAGTCGAAGCCCTTTATTTTTAATAATTAAATTTTGTTTTTATGTTAACATTAACAAAAGGTGGGAAGGTTAATCTCACAAAAGAAGGCATTACTGTTTTTAGAATGGGACTTGCCTGGGATGCTAACACAGGAACTGGAGCACCATTCGATCTAGATGCTGCTGCCATACCTCTAAAAGAAGATGGTAAGGCAGTTGCAGATGATGCTTTGTGTTTCTATGGACAGCTCAACTGGAAGGATGCTATTAAGCATTCTGGTGACGAACGTACAGGTGCTGCGGAAGGTGATGATGAGACAATCACCATTAATACTTCCAAATTACCAGCTGATGTTCAGAAGGTTGTAGTTATTGTGAACATTCACGATGCTAAGAACCGCCAACAGAACTTTGGTATGGTAAAGAACTCTAAGGTTACTCTTTACAAAGGGGCTGAAGGAGTTGCAGAATCTGATATCCTAGCTAAGTATGATCTTGAGGAAGATGCAAGTATGTCTAGATGCTTGGTATTCTGTGAGATCTATAAGAAAGATGGAGAGTGGAGATTCAATGCTGTGAATGAGAGTAAGGGCTCTTACAATGATACAACGTATCATCAAGTGCTCACTAGTTATGGTATTCAGTCTGAACCATCTGACTTATGATAAACTTATCTAAAGGTGGGCGCATTAACCTCTCTAAGGACGAGAACGGTAACAGTTTAGACAAAATTTTCTTTGGCTCTAACTGGGGAATGATTAAGAAGGCTTTTGGTCTTGCTAAAGAAGCAGTAGACCTTGACTCTTCTGTAGTTCTTCTTGATGCTAACGGAAATAAAGTCGATATTGTTTACTTTGGTCATAAGAATGCTCCCGGTATTCATCATTATGGGGATGATCTTACAGGCGATGCTGATGGTGACGATGGTATGGATAATGAGACAGTAGAAATTACTCTATCTAAACTGGAATCCAGAGTAGAGCATGTTTTCTTTGTACTCAATTCTTATTGTCATCATAAGTTTGATAAGATTCCTTATATAGGAATTCGAATCTATACTTCTCCAAACAATAAGCCAAAGGAACATATTTCCGATCCTGTAACTGTACTTGCTCAGTATTCTTTAAAGGATATGGCAGCAGAGTTTGCAGGTAAAGAGTCTGTAGTTCTTGGTGAAGCATATCGTCGTAATGGAGAGTGGAAATTTAAGGCAATAGGACAATTTGGTAACATACAGAGTGTTTCAGATTTTCCTGCTATTTGTAAACAACTTATTTAATACAAAGTAGAAATGAAAGAATTGATAAAGAGTATCTTAGCTGATGGTACTATCGATAAAGCTGAAGTCGAACAGCTGGAAAAAGCCTTATATGAGGATGGTAAAATCGACAAAAAGGAAGCGGAAGCACTGTTCAAGCTTAACAATGAGGCTACTGCACAGTGTCCTGAATTTAAGGACTTGTTCGTAAAGGGAGTTAAAGATTATATCTTAGCCGACGGGAAGATCGATGACGAGGAAACTGAGTTCCTTTGTCAGCAGATCTCTGCAGATGGTGAGATAGACGACAACGAACGTGCTCTTCTCGAGGCTCTTGCCGCTGAAGTTGAACTTCCCGCCGAACTTGCTGAAATGTTGGATTAAAACTCACAAGTGGGAGTTGTTTAGGCAGCTCTCACTTTTATTAACAAATAACAGTCAAATGAAAGGTTTATATTCTAATGAAGCGGACAAAATTCTACTTTTAGAAGGTGAAAATGTCCTAACGCCCGCAAAGCGTGATCCTTGGTATATAATGCTTTTAGATGGATTTAAAGATCCTCTAATCATTATTCTAAGTGTAGCTGCGATTCTATCGTTAGCTATAGGTATTATGAAAGCTGAATTTATGGAACCTATAGGTATTATAGCTGCTATTATGTTAGCAGTTGGTGTAGGTTTCTGGAACACTTACAGCGCAAGTAAGAAATTTGATCTCCTGCTTACTTATGCTGATGATACTTTAGTTAAAGTTTTTCGTGATGGAGAGTTAACTGAAGTTCCTAGGAGATGTCTCGTAAGAGAAGATGTAATTGTATTGGAAAGTGGAGAAGAAGTTCCCGCAGACGTCACCATTTTATCGGGAACTTGTGCTTGTGATGAATCTTCATTTACTGGAGAATCTAAACCAGTAAGTAAAGGCCCTCTTAATGCTGAAAAAGAAGGACTCTTTGTCCAACAGAACAAATTATTGAGAGGTTCTGTTATTATAGAAGGACGCGTAGAAGCTTTAGTTGAAAAGACTGGAGATAATACAATTCTTGGAGGAATGGCTAGACAAGCTTCTGAAATTACTGATGTTGAAACTCCACTCAATAAGCAGTTAGATCGTTTGGCTAATCTTATTAATAAAATAGCCTTTTGTTCTGCTGCTATTCTTATTCTTGCATTGTGTGTTAAGTATATATTTATTGATCAAGCTTACATAGGAAAAGAAACTTTAGGAATAATAAATGATTTGCTGCAATTCTTAATGATAGCAGTTGCACTTATTGTTGTTGCTGTTCCTGAGGGACTTCCAATGGCTGTTACACTTGCACTTGCCTATTCTATGAAGAAAATGGCTAATGAGAACAATCTGATCAAGAAAATGCATGCTTGTGAAACACTTGGTGCTACAACTCTTATCCTTACCGATAAGACTGGCACTCTTACGGAGAATAAAATGACTGTAGTATTTAAGTCTGTTAATATTGGATACAATGATATAGTATTAAATTCTACTGCATTTAATCATGTAGGTAATCCAACAGAACAAGCACTTATCCGTAGTCTTGGCACTACTGATGAAGCAATTCAAAGAACAAGAGACATGTATCCCATCGTATATCGTGAAGAATTTAATTCTGATCGTAAGTACATGAAGTCTGTTTATAAGGCTGAAGATGGTAGATATATAGTTCTTGTTAAAGGAGCTCCAGAGATTGTGATTGGTTTCTGTGTTGAGGACAAGAATGATTCTTATAAAGTAGAACAGTCGAGGGGACGTCGAGTTATTGGTTTTGCAATTCGTGTTGATGAGACAACGGATGCTTTAGAGCTGAATGAAAACTTCGATTACTTGGGACATGTATCTATTGAAGATCCAATTCGTTCTGCTGTACCTGAGGCTATTAAGCAAGCACGTGAAGCTGGAATCAAAGTTAAGATTGTAACTGGTGATAATGCTGATACTGCTGCTGAAATAGCAAGACAAGCTAAGATTTCTGATTATCCAGTCGTTACTCTTGGTAAAGATGTAGAAAAATCTAATCTTGGTACATTATCTACAACTGATGTGTTTGCTAGAAGTCGTCCAGAAGACAAACAAACTCTTGTGAAAAAGTTTCAGTCTATGGGTGAAGTAGTAGCAGTTTCTGGAGATGGAACTAATGATGCTCCAGCGCTTAATCATGCAGAAGTAGGAATAGCAATGAATAGTGGTACTGATGTAGCTAAAGAAGCTGCTGATGTTGTCCTTCTTGATAATTCATTCCCTTCTATCATTACAGGTATTAAATGGGGAAGAAGTCTATATAAGAATATACAACACTTCATACTCTTCCAGCTTACTATCAATGTAGTAGCAATACTTACTGCAATAGTTGGTCCATTTATAGGTGTAAATCTCCCCTTCACTGTAACGCAAATGTTGTGGGTAAACCTTATAATGGATACATTCGCTGCTCTTGCTCTTGCTACTGAACCAGCTAATGATTCAGTTATGCTAGAGCGTCCTCGTAATCCAAAGGACTTTATAATAACTACAGATATGTGGTTAAACATAGGCACTGTAGGTATACTATTCTTTACAGTTATGATTGTACTATTAGTAACTAAATGGGTTAATCTTACTCAGTTCTTTACTATCTTTGTAATGTTACAATGGTGGAATCTATTTAATGCTAGAGTATTTGGACAAGACCGTTCTATATTTAGTGGACTTGGACAGAACTGGGCATTTACTGGTATTGCACTTGTAATTTTAGTAGGACAGTTCTTAATTGTACAATTTGGAGGCGAAATGTTTAGAACTGAGCCTCTTACTGCTATGGAATGGTTATGTATTATAGGTACGACCTCCATTGTAGCTGTGTCACGCGAGACACTTCATATTATAAAAGGTTTTATTAAAAAATGTTAATTGGTTTTATTCGTAGTGATTTACGAGTATTTCTACAGAGAAGTTAGCCTTTAACTTCTCTAAGCCTCCATGGGGGAATTGGTAGACCCGAGGGACTTGGTACAATTCGAGTGCTATGGCGAGAAATCCCATAGTAGAATCTCCCTAAAACGGTGAAAATCCTTGGCGGTAGTTTGTGAAAACACTTCGAGTGAAACACTATACGCAACGACAGAGAATGCACACTAACCCATAATGTGTAAGGATAATACCGTGCTAAATTGAATATTATTACTTGCGAGTTGGAGTACAAGCATAGCTGAAGGCTCTAGCCGTAGACACAGTAGATATTTCATAAATGTGTAGAGAGTATAGAGGAGATATGAGGGAAACCCTCACATTCTATTCAGATGTATCTGATAAGAATGCCTAAGTTGAAATTGTGTAGACTGTCAAATGAGTAGACGTTTATGGGCTACTATCACTGAAACAGACACTGCTTGTACAAGAATTTCAATATGGTAATAATGTATTCCAGACTACAACAACTTAATTAGTCGCCAAGCGTCTGAAAAAGTTGGCTATGGTAACATAGAGTAGCAGGAAAATCCCTTGCCGTAAAGCGTCCCGGTTCGAGTCCGGGTGGAGGTACATATAAAATAATATTTTAACAGTTATGCATACACAAGAAGAAATTAGAGAAGACATGGATAGACTTCATGCCTTTATTGATTCGTTGAAAGTAAAGTATGGTCCAGAATTTGCTTGTGCTGTTGCAGCAGGAACTGGAATCAATACTGAGATCACAAGTGAAGATGATCCAGATGCTTTCGCGGGTGGAGCTTATATGGTAGGAGAACCGGCTATGTTTCATCAAGCCTGTCATTGCCTGCTTAAATCTTGCAAATTTATCGATGGAATTATTGATGCTATGGAGTGTGTAATAATGCAAGAACACAAGGAAAGTGGTAAGCCAAAATTCCTAGATATGATGATGGTTACTTCTCTTGAATCTCTGAAGAAACTTCTTATAATGAGTACTGATGAATTCAAGGAAGAAAAAGAAAAACAAGAACTTGATGAGGCCGTTGATCAACTTCTGAGAGATTCAGGTCTCAAAAACTAAATAAATTGGTGTGACTGAACAACTCTTTGCCAAGAGGGTAAGGTACACGTGCAGGTGCTGAAAAGTCTTGTACGCGGTTAGGATACAGCAAACATAAGGTATACAAGAGAGATTGGGTGGGCCAACTTGATCTTGAGTAGTACACGAAGTTAGTATCTGATTGGATGCAGTGTTGAAGGTAATCAATCCTTCCTTCTATTTAAATAGTAACATGATCGACTACTATGGAAGTGACTGAAAAGTGTTCTGCTGTATAGAATTTGGAGGTAATCAGTAGACCTCTCACCAATACGGGGATGTGCTGGAATTGGTAGACAGTCCTGACTTAGGATCAGGTGCCTTCGGGCGTGGGGGTTCGAGTCCCTTCATTCCTACTAAACTAAAACCACGAGATAATGAGAAACGACTTACTTTTTCAAGTATTAGAGAAAGCGCCTACAACAATGGGAGCTTTTGACTATCTGAAGGATCCTCTAGAAAGAAATAATATGAGGGCTCTTTTGCGTATGTATGACTTGATTCCTATTATTGCACAAACTATCCTTGATGAAATGATAGATAGATTGCAAGAACCTCAGGCAAGTCTATATATTAATACTCTCAAGAAGGATTATCCTAGAATATCTAAATGGTTACAAGAGGCTTCTCGTAGAACTATAGATAGATATAAAGAGGATGAAACTGAACATGATTGTGCTACAGTAGTTGGAGAATATCATTTACAAATGAAAATGTTGGATGATTTATCTAGAAAGGTATTGCCTCATATATCTAAAGACACAAGAAAAATCTGGACAAATAATCCAGAATTTTATGATTTAATGTCTAAAGGAAGAGTTAAGAAGTTTGTAAAAAGATTTATATCTATACTTTCTCTTATAGAGGATGTAACTGATACAGAGGACTTAATCTCTTATAAAAAGGCAGTAATTGACAGATGTATTCCTATGGGACAGCTCGAAGAAGGACAAGAATTTATGTTCCCATATGCTGAACATGCAATGGATGATGGTGGACAGATGTTTACTTATCTAGGTTTATCTGAAGAAGATATTCCAGAGCAGCCTGGAGATAAGAATGTAGTTTGTCATTATCGTAAAATAAATGATTCAATACATATTGTTTATGTAGAAAATAACTGCTTGCGGGCGGTTATACCTTTCTAATTGCTGGAATTCTCAGATAGCTCAAATGGTTAGAGCCCTGGATTTTACTAGGAGGTAGTGGTTCGAATCCACTTCTGAGTGCTAAAAATTTTCTTATTATGAAAAAAGTAACAACTTTATTCGGCAAGGAGGACACTAGGGATGTCCTCAACAAAGATGCTAATATCTTTGAAAAGGAGAAGTTCGCTCGTGAACATCAAACACTCTCCGAAAATGGTAGTGATAAATATACTACCACAGGTAATGTATTCTTAGATGACTTTGCTATGTTATCTAAATACAAAGAGCAAAGAGATTTAGATAATATCTTCGCAACTATGGAGAAACTGTGGAATCATGATCCTCTTCGTACATTACAACTTACAGTATTCTTAAGAATGATTACTCGTAAGACTGTCTTATTTAGTGGAGAAAAACTTTCAACACAAAGAGGACAGGGTCTTAAGCATGAGTTCTTAGGAAGATTACTTTGGTTAGCTTGTGAACATCCAGATACATTTGAAAAGAATATGCAATACTTCGTTGTTGCAGGTTCTTGGAAAGATGCGTTTGATCTTATGAGATATGACTTATCTTATAATGGTAAGAATCATCCAATGTTAAATTGGAATTTTATGATTCGCTTTATAGCTGGAGGATTAGTAGATGAAAGTCAAACTAATTTAGTTAAGAAGTATCTTCCTCAAATACATAGTGCTAAGCATTGTAACACTTTACAAAAGCAGTGTAATGCTGTAATTGGAAGACGTATTGCTAGATATATGTTTGGAAATCCAGAAGATGTACAGGATAAAATTCATAATACAATTGAGTATAGAAAGCTTAAAACATCTGGTAATGCCCATGATTGGCAAAAGAAAATTGCTCAGCAAGATTATTTCAATATTAATTGGGATACCGTTGCGGGACGCGCTTTACAGAAAATGGTGAACTCCAAGTTCTTAGAGAACCATAATCTTGAGGAAATATTCAGTAATTGGATGCTACATCAAGATGTTGCTAAGTATACAGGTTATCCTTACGAACTATTTAAAGATGGGTGTTATGGAATATCTAGGTATGCTTATCCCAGAAAAAATTCAGTCGAAGAATTGATTGAATCTTTATATCCCAAGAAGTATCAAAGAGAACTTGTTAACAAACAATTTTTACAACTTATCGAAATTGCTAAGCAGGACATAAACAGACAAACTGGATTCATTGTAGCTATGGATGTATCTGGTTCTATGACATCTAAGTGTAAAGGTTCAACTACAATGTCTGCTTATTCTGTAGCCAGAGCAATGGCTTTGTATTTCTCTTACTTATTAAAAGGTAAGTTTGCAAATACTTTGCTTGCTTTTAGCAATAGAGTAGTAATAGATAAGTTTGAAGGAAAGAGTCCGATTGAGAAGTATTATAATGGATACTATAAGTATTCTGCTTGTAATACTAACTTCTTCCAGATTGCTCAATTATTTGGACAGTTAAAGGCGAAGGGTTATCCAGAGTCGGACTTCCCGACTGGTGTAGTATGTCTTTCAGATGGAGAGTTTGATAGACCAATGGGAGATTGGAATGTCAGTGGGGATACTGACTGGAGTTCAAGAAGCAGTACTTCAAGAGAAACAGTCTTTGAAGCTTTCAAGAGTCATCTTAGAAAGTGTGGATTCTCTGCTGAGTATGTTGATAACTTCAAGTTAGTTCTATGGGATATTCCCAATGACTATTATGAAATATCTACTCCTAAGTTTGAAGCTCTTGCAGATACTCCTAACATATTCCATATGTCTGGATTTGATCCTGCTGGAATTGCCTTCTTAACAGGAACTAAACAAGTAACTTCTATTCCCCGCACTCCAGAAGAATTGTTTGAAGCTGCTATGAATCAAGAGTTAATCCAACTTTTGAAGTGTTAATATCCGCATAGAGAGCCTGCTGTGAAGCCCGCTCTCTATTTAAATAGAGATATGCCAGAAAAAATTCCTATAATCTTCTTGTTGAAAAAGAGTAGACAAGAAGTTGGAGAATTAAAATCAGATATTGACGAACTAAAGTATTTTCTAAATCAGAAAGATAAAGAGATTGCCAAACTGAATAGAAAGATAAAAACTCTACAAGACCAAACAAAGTGGTTAAAGCCCCATCTAGCAGTAAATCGTACTTTATCTCATATACTGAGTGATGTCAACTATATTAAGGATCCTCACAAGGCTAAGAGAGAAGGAAAAAGATTACGAACTTACCAAAGATGTGCTAAATACTATAATGCTTGGTATGATGGATGTAAAATTTTATTTTCAATTCTCCAAGAACTTCGCACTCTGCACATCGATGCTTCCACTTGACTGGGGAGTGCGAACTAGTACAAATATTTGTAAGCTTATGATGATTTTTGTAACCCCCAGCGAAGCGGACAATAGGTTCGTTATCTATTTAAAGACTACTACTTGTAAGGTTCAGTATTGTGGAGGTGTCCTTCAGTTTGAAGCTGCACTTTCTCGTATTCATGTTATGAAGGATTTCTTTCTTAACTATGGACTTAACAGGTTAGAAGTGAGAGAGAATGGAAAAGATGGTCAGTTGCTTGTCCATGATGATTCCGTAGCAATGCAGATAGAAGATTTAGATAATATAGCAGGTATAAGGGTTCCAATTTTAACGGTAATCTAAAAATTTGTTAATTTACTTGTATATCTAAAAAATAAGATATATAATTGAAATCCAACCTGGCAAGGAAATGCAGAGCCTTGGATTTTACCAAGAGGTAGCTCTCTAAAGAAGTCTTACAGCAAAGAACAACTTATAATCGCTTTAAATAAAGAAAGGAGTAGTTTATTTAAGACTTCTTACTTAGGCTCTTTAGCTCAGTGGTAGAGCAATTGGCTGTTAACCAATAGGTCGTGAGTTCGAACCTCACAGGGGCCTCTCAAAGATGTGGTTACTCTTCGGAGTACAACAGCAAAAGCATATTAAGCAATTTTTAAATGAAATTTTTACTCAAGTTTTATCAACCGAGGATTGCTGAGTGGAGGAGGCTGAGAGCCACATCTTCTCATAAAATTCAGTAGTACAAAGCAAGGTAGTCCTCATTTTTAAATGGAGGGAGGGCAGGATGGATAATGCACCAGTCTTCTAAACTGGCGGGGTGGAAGCTCCATCTGGGTTCGAGTCCCAGTCCCTTCACAATTATGAAAGAAAAACTAAGAGAATGGTTTTACCAAATCAATCATGCTAAGTATAAGCATTATTTTGAGGAATGGTATTCAAATCTAACACCTCAACAATTAAGATGGTATGAGAAAATATTCTAGATTAAATTAATAGTTTCGCTACAATAAAACTTGGGTGCATACCGACGAACTTCCCTGCTGGAGATGTGCGGAATGGCCCATCTGGGGTTACATGTTCCAAGGCTGGCGAGGAACCCTTGCAAGGTTTCTGGGAGGGTTCAATTCCCTTTAGCTCCACACTGGAGGAAGTCCATAACCATATAGCACTATGGCTGATAGATGAACGAAAAGTCTGTCTTGGACGTGCTTTCCTCCAAACTATACTCCTCGTCGAGGAGTTGCCATGAATCTCCTATGAATTCACTAAAAATACCAAACTAAAGAGGTCATACAGCAAAATTTTTTATGCATTACTATCACAAAAATTTTTATTAAAATTTCCTGGTTCCCCTGGGTTTGACTCCCAGTATTATGAGTTATGGTATTCTCATAGTAGCAGCGATGTTGAAGGGCTGCTTAGCATAGACCTCTTAAATGGTACATTAAGCCCCGTTGGCTGGGGAACTAGACTGTCACTCTAGTAAAACTAAGGGTTCGAACCCCTTATGTACCGCTAGTTCAAAACAACAAACAGCCAAAGTGTTACAAGTTTTGTTTATGGAAGAAGTTAAATTCAAAATGGACCAAGAGATTATAAATAAATATTCTCAAGGTTCCTCTGTAAAACAAACCTTTACAACACCTTTAAAAAATGTGAGAGCTTATCTAACAGAAGATAATAAAGCAATCTTTATAGGCACTTCTAAACAGAAAGCTAAGTTATCTAATTTACTCTCATTGGTAGCTGCAGCTAAATCATATAGCCTTAGTATTAATACTGAAGGTTCACATTTAGTTTGCTTACTCTCTCTTTAATGAACTTTTTAAGTTCATTAATACTGGTCCTTAGTTTAGTGGTAGAACGGCGGTCTCCAAAATCGCTAGCATCAGTTCGATTCTGGTAGGATCTGCTGTCATTCATTTTTATAAAATACGAGTTTTTCAGTATCCAGTCTGTGAAGATAGGATACTTTATGGGCAATTGTCCGAGCGACTAGGTAGCGGACTGCAAATCCGTTTAGACAGGTTTGACTCCTGTATTGCCTTCTTTTCTTTGTGTCTTCGGCTTAATAGAGCTGAAGAATTAGTACTTTGTTTGTAAAAATAGAGTACTTTTTAATATCGTGGTCGAGTGAAACTGGATATTTATAAATCACATCTGTCCCATAAGCAGATAATAGTGGGTTCGACTCCCACGACCACAACAAACGATAAGATTCGTAGCAGTCGAACTGGGAGTACAGTGCGATGGTTGGCAACTAGTGAAGTTACTCTAATCCTAAAGATAAGTCCAACTGAACCCTGCATCGTAAAGAGAACAAACAGTACTTATTATTTGACTAATAATGGCCCTAAGGTAGGTAAAATACCGAAGACAGCGTCCAGCCACCTGGAGCCCACTGCCAACAACCTATTATAGAGTCTGGTAAGATGTGATTCCTATATAACAAGGACACAATGGCGGCCACCTAAATCAAAGTTCTCTTTAAATAAGATTCCTCTGTAGTATGGAAAGTAGGAGTGGATGAAGTTCAGAATAAGAGGAATCTTTTGGGGTAGATATGCAAGTGGTCAAAGCAGGCAAACTGTAAATTTGCCGCCTTTATGGCTTCGGTGAGTTCAAATCTCTCTCTACCCACATTTACAAGGACCAGTCGCAAGTTGGTGCGTGACCCACACCCGTCATAGCGTGAAACACGGGATATGCAGCGGTTCGAATCCGTCTGGCCCACAAACCTTAATCTTTAGATATATGAAGAAATTACTATTTTTATTTTTCTTTGCTTTACTGCTATTAGGATGCAGTCATGAATCTATAAACACACAGGATTATGTAAGTAACAAATTTAAGATTGAGTTTGTAGATTCCTTCGGTACTCCAGATGCTAACCATTATTGGGGATTTGCAGAAGTTTCTACAAGAGCAATTGATCCAAATTCTAATATGTGGACATGGAGACCTGAAGATGTAACAGATGATGAAATCAGAGATGTAGATAATTGGTTTAGGAAAAATCCTAATCCATTGTCAATTTCTATAGATTGGTCTAACTTCTTTGTACAACATGTAATTGGACATCACAGTAATATGGATCAGTTGTGGAGTACAGAACATATTTATAACTTTAATGCTAATAAAGGTAGTATTCAGAAGGTTGTAAATGGTTCTACATCACATTGGCAATACCATAACTCTTTAGATAGTAAGTTCCACGATGAATATGTAATAGTGTGCATTAATGGAAACTACTATGTAGGTTTTGACTTCTTAGCTAATGGACAAAATCCAAATCAGCAAGAAGCAAGAGATGGTATTTATAATGACTGGATTGTTAAAGTTACCCCTGCTTATAATAAAATGATTATAGCAGAAGACCTTGGAGTATCTAGTGGAAGTGATTTTGATTATAATGATGTTGTATTTGGAGTTGATGGAAATGTAATTACTTTGCTTGCTGCAGGTGGAACTCTTCCTCTTTATATAGATGGAGTAGAAGTACACAATGCTTTTGGTGTTCCAACATCAACTATGGTAAACACTACAAACTTCTATGAGTATCCTCCAGTTCAATTCACAATAGGAAATTATACATTACAAAACATTCCTATTAAAGTGGTTGGAAAAGCTGGCGAATACTTAATTCAATGGTTTAAGGGAGAGCCTTCTGCTAAGATTTGTGTAGACCATGGATTTATATGGAGTAAAGAGAGAGTTCCTATTCAAAATACTTATCCTTTATTTAAAGAATATGTAAAAGACCAGACTGTTAAGTTCTGGTAATTAAATATAAAGAGCACAGACAGCAACTTATCCTTCTGCATTTGATTGTTAATCAAAGGGTCATCGGTTCGAGTCCGATCTCTCCCGCACTGATTCATTTCTGGGAGAGTAGCTCAGTTGGTAGAGTTTATGGAAAGTGCTCTTTTCTGCCCCTATAACTTTAATTGGTAGAGTGCCTGACTTGTAATCAGGAAGTTGGCAGTTCGAGTCTGTCTGGGGGCCAAATTATGCTAATGATTATGACTAGAGAATTTAAACTTAAGGTACTTAACAGATGGTTTAATAAGAACAAACAATATTATGAAGATTTTGGATATGAAGGAGTTCTTATTTATAATGGGCCATTAAGAAAGATGCTCCTAATTAAATGGGAGTTTGATACATATCAGATTCTAACTAAGAGTCATATGTATAGTAAATTATTAACAAAAACATTTTATAAGAATGATGAATCACAAATCAATAATTTAATATGCACCGTATCGTGCTGAATTTCAGTAGGATCGTTGCGTTACGCTGTTCCACGGTGACATACTATATGTATGGGAACAGAAAAAGAGTACTTACAGCAATTACTCTCAGTCTTAAGTTATGTCGAAACAAAGTTGTTGGTACTCTTTATGAGCGGACTTCGAGTCCGCTCTTTTCATCTTGGGCCGAGAGCAGAGCTGGCTACTGCACCGGACTTTTAATCCGGAGAAATTCGTTTCACGCAGGGTTCGAGTCCCTGTCGGCTCACAATATGAAAATAAAAATAGCAGAAGTAGGCTGTTCCTTAATGAATTTTGGAACTTTAGTGGATTGTTATCCACAAGTATGTTTCCTATGTAAACATTATGGCTATGGATATTTTGAAGAAAGAGATGTAGCTCCTAAAGAATTAGTAGATTTAATAAGGGATTTTCGTTATGTAATAAAGGGAGATGATGGTCAGGTTTCGACGTAATCCATCTTTGACAAATTCTAGAGTTGTTAAATGGTCTAAGTAAGGTGCCCTTCTTATAAAGTATGTGTAAAATAAAATATAAAAATAGAGATAATAAATGAAATTAGTAGTATTATTTTTTGGATGCTATATATTCCTAACTATAATTGTGTGTGGAATTGCATCAATGGTTAACAGTAAGTTTGTACATAACTTTGCTATGGCACTATGGTGTAGCTTTCCATTCATTTGTGTATTAACTGTATTAGTTATGATTATTCTCTTATAAAGGACACTCATAGCAATTACTAAACAATTAAAATTGTGTTTTGCATTTCTGGAAGTGTCCTTCTCTTATAAAGAGAACATACAGCAAAATTGTTGGTTCAAGGTTTTAAATATGAAAATTTCAAACTGAATGGGTTCAAATCCCTATGTTCTCTTTTAAATAGTCTTAATTTCATTTTATCATATAAAAAAGAAGTCGTCAGCAAATACTTTTACAAATCTAGGTCCACCAAAATCGCCGGGACTCATCGTCTAGTGGTAGGACACCCAACTCTAAATTGGGAAACGACAGTTCGAATCTGTATTGGCACAAACGACTTCTTACTTACGGATGTATCTCCTCTGCCTGATAAGGAGCTCTGCGTAGCTCAATGGTTGAGCACCATCCTGATAAGATGGAGGATGCTGGTTCAAGTCCAGCCGCAGAGACTTATTAAAAATTTATTACTTACGGAAATAATTATTAGGCAGTTGAAAGAGTAACAGGTGGGTTCAACTCCCACCTTCCGTACTACTCGATTTTTGTAGATAAGTGTTCCATTTAGAGACAGTCTGTGAAGATAGTCTCTTTACATAGATAGTTCATTACTCTCCTTAGGGAGAGTTGTTCTATATAAAGAGTTCAAATCAAAACATTCAAAACAAACCAAACCAATTCAATTCAAACATTTTCACAACTAAGAATGTTTCTGCTTAGGCAGGAATGTTTTTTGTGAATGCCTCCTGATTACGTGTAGTTAGGAGGTAAAATGTTTTGGACTCACTCGGAGCTTGAGGTTGCAAACTCAGGCTCCATTCTTTTGAAAATTTTTAATTATGTATATAGCAAGAGATTATAATGGAACATTGTGGCTTCATATGAGTAAGCCATCTAGAAATGGTTGGACATGGCAATCTAAAAGATTTATTCAATTAGATGAAAAATTATTCCCAGAGTTAAAATGGGAAAGTAATCCAATCAAAGTAGATTTTAAGAAAATCTAAAGGGGCAGAAGCTAACTCGGTAGAAGCGCCAGACTGAAAATCTGGAGGAGGTCGTTCGACTCGACCCTGCCCCACTAAAGAGTGCATACAGCAAAATCTTATTTTAGGTCCGAACTTGTAATTCGATAATCTGTAATAGCACTCTTTTTAAATAGGAAGTTAATACCAATTGTAAATACGTTTAAAGGGCTTATACAGCAAATCTTGAATACAATAGCAGACGCAGTATTGATTTCAGAGCCCTTCCTCTAGGAACACAAACAGCAACTATTTATGTACATATGATTGTCATTCATAGAGGTAGTAAGTGTTCCTTTTAAATTGTAATTATCGTTATTATGAATAATCCATTTAAAGAAGACAAAATTGGAAAAGCAAGAGAAGAAGCCAGGGAATTCTGGCAACTTAAAGAGAAAGATGGAGAAATCTGGATTACTTATAATGGTGCTCCAGTTATTCCTGAATCTATGTTGAAGAAACCTGCTCTCGAAACTATCTTAGAAGTTAGAGAGCTTTATGTTAAATCCAAAAACGTGTTACAAAATGCAGAAACTTAATGTATTATTAGCATTACGTCAGAAGCTTGCTAATCGTTACAATCAGATGGTTGGAGATTATACAAGTTTCTTTAAAAACAAACAGGGTGCTTTTAGAGGTACCTTAAAGACTCATTCACCATTAGAAGGTTATCCAGTTGACTTTACTAAGGTTGCTAATGAGCGTGTCGTCACTACTGTAAAGGAGAAGATGGACTGGTTTATCAAAGAAGCCCTAGAGTATTACAATACTGCTCTGGCTATTGAAGCTTCTAATGGTGAAGGTGCAGCCACTGTTCCCCTTGAGTTTGATGGAAAGACTTACGGTCCTTATCCAGCTACTGTCTTACTAAGAATGAGAGGTATCTTTGAGAGTGATAAACTTTCTCAGATGCTGAACATTATTCCTGTTAGAGAAGCTACAAGAGTCTGGGTTGAAGCTGATGAGGATGAAGACTACAAGAAGCGCGGTATTGTCCAGACTGAACGTCAAAGTGGAGAAACCAAGACAACTGAGACACACCAGGAAATTCTGAAGGATCCAAATATCAATCCTGAGAACGTTCCATCTAACTATCGCGCTACAGTTACAAATGTAGCAACTACTGTAAAGACAGGTGATTATACTGCTCAGTTCTTTAGTGGTGAATGGACACATGAGAAGAGAGCTGCCCTCTTAAAGAGACGCAGTGAACTTCTTGATGCTATCGATACTGCACTTCAAAAGGTTAATGACCGAGATGCTAAGGAGTGTAAGATCGATGATCTCTTGAAACATCTTATTTATGGATGATATATAAATTTTTTTTATTTTTGACCTTAGCTTTAGCTTTACACATTAGCATTACACAATCCTAGATGATTAGCATTAATGTTGTGGTCAGAGCTTTAGCATTAAGGTTACTGTGTATTACGTATCCTGGTGACTATTACAGTTTCCGATAATCGCGGGTTCAAATCCCGTCTCCCCCTCAATAACCATATTGTTTACAATTTTGTGTGTTTTAGAAATGGTCTGAAGCGTCAGACCTAAATGGGGGAGTCGTCTAGTGGTTAGGACTTCGGAGTTTTATAGCTTCAGCTTAAAGGGATATAAAGTAATATACAAATGTTTATGGACTAGTAAGACGGAGTTGTCGCTAGTCCTAGGGGGAGTAGTTCAGTGGTTAGAGCAATAGTCGCCAAACTGTGTGTCGGTGGTTCGAATCCATCCTCCCCTGCTTCTTATATTAATTTTTTTTTGATCTTTTTTGATATTGAAAATTCTTGCACTGTTTGCTTGTGAAAGTGAACAGTGTTTTATTGGCGCAGTGCTGGAATGGTAGACAGGTCTAGATATTTAATCTAGAGGTACAAGTATTCTAGGTATGTACATGGGAGTTCGAGTCTCTCCTGCACCACTAAAAAGTTTATTTATTATGGATATAACAATTATATTAACAGTTATTTCAATATGCTTTTTAGCTATTATGGGTTCTCATGTTTATGAACATAAAGATATCTATGAAAAACTTGAAGAAATAGAAAAGAAAATTGAAGAACTAAAGAGAACAAACAGCAATTCATAACAAGGAATTTGGTTCCGTTAGTGGTGGTTGAAATCCATCTCCCTCCGCTTATTCTTAGCTGTTAAATGGAGGGATAGTATAATGCCTAGTGTGCTTGCTCCGCAAGTACACGTTAGCACGACGATGTTTAGTTCTCTTTTAAATCTTATACCTTATTTCACTCAAACGACTTGCTGGGAATCCAGCTTATGAAGAGATATCTTACGTCGTCTTATCCTCTGCAGTGGGAAAGAAACTGGATAAAACCTTATAAGTGCTCGAAATAAGCTAGCATAAATGAGCATGAAATTGGTTGTGTTCTCGAGTGAGGAAGGTTGGAAAGCTCTGTGTTCGCTCATGGAGAGCGTTAAGGAGCTTTCCTTTTAACGGAAGAATAAGCCTAATTGCTAAGGCAGCACTCTTGAAAAGTGCTAGTAGTCGTATAACAGCGGCGTGTGGGTTGGAGTCCCACTTCTTCCTCTAATAAAATTTATTGAATATGGGTAATATTTATAATTTAGTAAATGGAGTCAATCCTGCAACATTTTTCTTTATTCCTATGCTAGGTAAACATCCTGATTCTTATCCAAGATTTAGGGATTGCTTTGTAGGAAAAAATAAAACTATACACATCCTTACAAGACTTGGTCATGAAGATTATGAAGAAGAGCAAGAAGAAATGAGAGCTCTTCCAAATTATCTGAATGATTATGTAATGGAAGATGAACCAACTTATCGTATGTTTGTGTATAAGTGCCCATCTGAATGGGAATCTGATTGGGATCTTCTAATTAACGGAAAGAAGCCATCAAACATATATATAGATCGTATGTGTGAAGTTTATCCTAAGTTAGAAGAAAATTTTAGAAAAATGTATGAAGAAATGTCTCCTACACAAATGTAGTGCTCATTGCTGTTATAATATAGCTTTTGGGCATAACGAGCTAGAAAGATTTGCAAGTCAAATTGTAAATCCAGTTCTTGGCTTTACTCCCTTTGGTGGAGTTAAAATAGCTATGACCTCTTGGGACATTGAATATAATAAATGTCCCTTTCTTCGGAAGGATTTGAAATGCAATATTTATGAAAATCGTCCCGTTGTATGTAGAAAATTCGGAGAAATTCCGGAATTACCATGTAAGTATCTAAAGGACACATCTAAGTAAAAATTAGATACCGTAGACATAGAGAGTTGTACGGGGTAGTGAAATGTAAGGACTTACAACAGAGAGTTGGGTGAGCGGTTTAAACCAACGCATTGCTAATGCGTCGCTCGTGAGAACGGGCCACTGGTTCGAATCCAGTACTCTCTTCTAATAAATTATTTTTTTAAACAGCTAAAGTATGGACATTAAAGAAAAGGAACATGAATATCGTAGGCCCGATGATATTCATCCATTTAGGGCACAAAGACAACCAGTTAGACATCCTAAACAGCAGGGAGGTAATGAAACATGGTATCAGTAAAAAGTAAGGTGTTTTATTCACCTATAGAAGTATGTAAGTTTATTAATGACAATAGGTTGTGTCAATCCCAAATATTGGCCATTACACATTCTAATGCTTTTTACACTGTGTTCTATTATGATTGAATTTACACAACAATTAGGACAAGATTTCTTAACTAGAAAACAAGCCCAAAAACTTCTTGATGTCGGTATTAACATGTCTGATGCTAAATATTTCCTATTTAAAAGAATAGGTAAAGAATACATTGGATTAAAAAATGAATGTACCTTTGGTAATAATGCTATTCCAACTTATTCTGTAGCAGAATTAGCTAGGAAAATGAATATGTCTGATTTAGATAGTGATCTTATGATAAAAACTTGGATAAAATGGAACAAAAAGTAAAAAATATTATTCTAGACAAACTAGGTATTTCTGAGAGTGATTATAACCTTACTTCTGACTTTAAAGAAGACTGGGGATGTGATTCTCTTGATATAATGGAACTCGTTATGGAATGTGAGAAGGAATTTAATATCATCATTCCAGACGATGCTGCTGAACATATCAAAACTGTTCAGGATTTACTAAATTACATTAAGGAACACACTAAATAAGTGTTCTTTAGGGCCCGTAGCTCAGTTGGTTAGAGCAGCAGACTCATAATCTGAAGGTCGTCGGTTCAACCCCGGCCGGGCCCACAAATTATTAACTAAAACTCTTGACAAATGAAATTAACTTACAAAAATGGACTTTCTGCTACAGAAATAGAGAAAGAAAAAGTAGATTTGGACAGAGTTCAGAAAATTATTGATCAGCTCTATGGAAGAGATGATAAGATTTATCCTATTCCATATTCTTTTATAAAGAGTGATAATGATGATACTTTGAATTTTGTTATGCAAGCGTGTGCTCTTTACACTTTTCCAACTTATGAATTGTGTGAATGGTTAAACTCTCAAATTGATGACGATCCTGAATATGAACCTCATTCTGCAATTGAAATTTGTGCTGGAACAGGATGGATAGGAAGACAATTAGGTATTCCTATTACTGACTTAAAAGCACAAGAAGATCCAGTAATGGCTGGGCTTATGATGCAGATGATTACTAAACCTGTTACATATACAGATGATATAGAAAAGTTAGAAGCCCAAGAAGCTGTTAACAAATATCAACCTGACATAGTAATAGGAAGTTTTGTGAGTTCAAAAAAGAACATTTTACAGAAGAATAAAAGAAAGACTCAGATTCTCAAAGAGGTAACTCCTATGGGTATTACTATAGAGCATAACCTTATGGAACTTGCTGAGAAAGAGCTTCCCTTTTTTGGAGTAAATGTTGAAAAGATAATAAGAAGTTGTTGGAAAACTATTCTTGTTTGTAATATGAGAACTCACAGGAGTCAATCTTATTTGCAGCTTCCACATCAATCTCTCTCATTTCCTTGGTTAGTAACTAGAGGAGATAATACTCAAGCTAGAATATTAGTATTTGAAAATAAATTATGGTAAGATTTTATGACAATTTAAAAATAGCCTTTTTATTGATTAGACTCTTGTGGAGGTTTACAGATATAAGGTTTACACAACTTCTATTTAATTTGGATATAGACCCAAATCGAGATTATAATGAAGAACCCGACAGAACTCTCACTAGGATTAAGAATACAGCTTCCAGATGGATTAACGATAGACTTTAAAACTTTTTATTATAAAGTCAAAATTCATAATAGAGACTTTTTAAAGATTAAAATTGATTCATCTGAATCTACAGCTATGAAAAACTTTATATCTAAAATAAGTAGATGTAGATGTTCATTAGGATGGTTGTATTTACCTTTAGATGGTATAAAGATTAAGGAAGGTATCAGCACTGGATATTTATGGTTGTTTACATTCCTTCTAGTATAGGGATAGAGTCTTAGGACTCTTCCCTTTTGTTTCACTTATGATAGAATTTGGTTTAAAACACAAACATTCTTCTGGTTGGAAGAAGAAGTATCCTAGAAAGGAATTTGGTAAAGAAGATTTTAAGCATCAAAGTATGCATGATCGTTTTAAGTTTGGATACGATAGAAACTATCATAATGGTTGGTTATCTTGGAAAGACTTAGATAAATTCTTTAAGGCTAATCTTGGAAAGAATGTGGATAAAGTCTTTTCTGAATATGTGAAGAGAGCCAAGAGATTTAATCATGATGTTAGCCTTAGAGACACTTTTTATGATGCTCTTAATCCAAGATATCGAAAGCAAACTTATTGTGTAGATTCTCAAAATAGAATTGCTAAGTTTAAAGAAAGTAATGAAAAAAGTATAACACATAAAGAAGCATATACTTACAACGAATCTCATTACCCAAAAGACGTAAGGTCATATTTAAAAGAGAATCAAATTGTTCCGTTTGGAGAGTTTTATCTAAGAGAGCATTGGTATAATAATTGGACTAAGAAACTTATTTATATATGTAGTAAGGATTGGTATAATACAGTTCTTACTATAGGTACAGGTAAGCAGTTTGTAAGAATGAATAATATGAAAAGGGTATATATTCCATTTAGTAAGATTAATGTACAAGGAATACCTAAAAACGGATTTGAAACAGTTCATGTTCCAACTGGAAAATATATGCACTCTAATACTATTCCAAATCTTAGTTGGCAAATATATAGAACTGAACATATTCCTTATAGTAAGAGTTCTAGTCCAGACTTTATGTTTTTTGTAAAAGGTGAATTTAATCAATATTAAATAGATCAGGGGAAGTACTGGTTTTGACGGCATTGGAAGGTAAATTACTCACTCACGCGCTATACTTGGATTCGCCAAGCATCGCAGACAGATGGAAAGACATCAAAACAATTAAATGGAGAAATTGACTTTACTCCACGTGCTAAAGTAGTAAGCATGAGCTTTGCTTATAGAGCTGCTGCGTAAGCACCTGGCAAGTACGTAGCCAGGGAACATAATACGTACATGTTTTCTTTTTTAAAGCCATAAATATTCTGTGTCTATCGGAGATATAACTAAATAGACTGGTGGATGGGTTATCTAGTTAACCCCCAGAGAAGGAAACTCTCACAAAACCTATGAGTGTAAGTTATGGTAATTAAGAATAAGATGTTCGGACCGCGGTTCGACTCCGCGCTTCTCCACAAAGAATTTAAATAATGTAAAAATAACTAAATTTATATTATTGATATATATCAAGTAAATTCAGTTGTTAGATTTCAAAAAACTAAATATATTAGATATACAAAATGTTCCAGCACCTCACGGCTATATACTGAGGCGGCTAGTTCTCGATAAGAGAGCAGGAATACTATCACAGCTCTTCCTTAAAGGGTAGTGAAGATTCTAAATACTTAGGATCGAACTGGAGGTAATTCTAGTCCGGAACAATCTAGTCTTACCTCCTTTTATAAGCATAGTGTGTAAAAATTCTTCTTGTACGTGAGGTATAGGGAGAATCCATAGGGGTATAGACTAATAGGTTAAGTCACTACTTCTGGGAAGTAGCTTGTTGTCGGTTCGAGTCCGGTTGCCCCTACTTTATAATCTCTTTCGGGTTCAAAGACATTAATGTCTGGAGGAAAGCCTCATCCTGCGTAAGTGTAATACGTCTATTCAACGAATAGTATGTTTCAATCAAAGCACCATGTTTAAAACTTTAGAGGACGTGATAGGTTGGAGAAGCCTATCTAGTGTGCTTGTTCTACAAGTACACGAATGAAGGTATAGCACAATGGTTAGTGCTCTAGTCTGCCAGTCTAGAGATGTGAGTTCGATTCTCATTACCTTCTCTTCCACACCAAAATGACTGAGGTTGATAAAAGTCATACTGATTGGCCCTTACAACGCAACAAGGGTACGTGTTCATAAGTGTTTTAACGTGTGGACCTTCACAACGTAGAAGGCACAAAGTAAGCTTATTGAAAGAGCCCTAGCATCGGTGGAAGATAACTAGGGACATTCAGGGAATGGTGTAGCTGGAGGCGCACATCGGACTTCCACTCCGAAGGCATGCGAGGGTTCGATTCCCTTTTCCCTGACGACCTAAACAAACAGTTCATCAATGGAGAGGGACGCTCCAAGGTCTTTTTAAATGGGACAATTGGCCGAGAGGTAAGGCGGTGGTACCTGTATACGTTGATTCGAGTTCAACATTGCCCCCAAATTAATATTTAAAGATTATGATAGTAGAAGTAAATTATCCAGATTATGGCAAAACTGAGCTTAATATAGACAGAATAGTTGCCATTTGTCCACAAAAAAGATGTATATTGTTTGACAGTGTTTATTGGCCTTTAAGTCAAGATGATTTTGATAAGGTTGCAAAAGCTTGGAGAGCAATGTTTAGTAAAGAGCTTAATTATGACAGAAGAACAGATTAAAAAGGAGATTCATTATCACGAAAGGATAATTGAAAATCATCAAAAAGTATTATTAAAGTTAAAACAAAAGCTAAATGAAAAAGAAAATCATTAATTTAATGAAGAAAGCAGTAAAATGTTACTGTAAAGCTGCAGTTATGATGTATCCTACTGGTACAATGCCTGTATAGCGATTTTAATTTATTAGATTAAATGATGCCGAGAAGAGCAATATGGCTCTTCCCGTTTGGTTATGAAAAAGCTTTTATTTTTATTTATCACGTTATTTGCATTAGGATGCAATCCTAAAGGTCCTTATAAACCACAACAATGGTGGGAAGAAGAGGATACTATCTATTTGAATGATTACGAACGTTCTGTTATAGAAAGATTAGATACAGCAACAACTATAGATGAAATATTTCCACCAGAGTGGTATGAAGATCCAGGATGTTATGATCCTGAATATGATTCTATACAATAATTGATTGGGCGGTGGTCGAGTGGCTGAAGACGTCAGACTTTGACTCTGATAGAGGCTTATAAAGCTTCTCGCAGGTTCGAATCCTGCCCGCCTAACGAGATCTTTACAATTCGGGTTAATAATGTAATTGAGTCTGTCTGGGAAGATAGGCTCTTTTTATGGCGCGTTCGACTAGTGGCTTAGGTCACAAGGCTTTCAACCTTGTAGGAAGGTTGCTTCCTCAGGGGTTCGAATCCCCTACGCGTTACATATTCCGAACTGATTGTAAATTGACGAAACCTTAGACTCCCACGATTCTGCAGAAAGTTGGAGGGAATAGTGCATAGAAACAAGGGTACTTTTTATCTATATATTTACAATTAATGCGCATAGTTCGGAATTACGGAAGCTTAGTTCAGCTGGTTCAGAACGCTAGTCCTACAAACTAGAGGTCCTTGGTTCGAGTCCAAGAGTTTCCACAACAACTTTGTAAATAAATCATAGCTGAAGAAAGGCCGAGCAGAACGTATGAGTCTGTTCGGCTTTTTTATGTTTGTATGTTTATTATTTTAACCATACTTATTTTATTAGGATTAGCCTATTTAGATTTGAATTTAGATTATCCCTTTCTATGGTTTACATGGATGGGTAAAAGAAAATATATTAGATTATTTTAAATATGTTAGATTATGTAATTTACACCGATGGAGCTTATAGTAGCTCTCGTGATCAAGGTGGAATTGGCATTGTAGTTCTTCGAGATGGAGAAAAAGTATTTCACTATTCGAAGGGATTTCGAAGTACTACAAACAATCAAATGGAACTTATTGCTGTAATGATTGCATTACAAGCAATTAAGAATCCAATTAACTCTCTTACTATTTATACGGATTCAATGTATGTAAAGGGTTGTGCAACTCTTGGATGGAAACGTAAAAAGAATGTAGAGTTATGGATAAAGTTTGATGGAGTGTTTAATAAGGTAAAAGCCTTAGTAAAGAAGCCAATTCAGATTGAACATGTAAAAGGTCATGCTGACAATGTTTATAATAATCTCTGTGATGAGCTAGCTGTACAAGCTAGTCAGGAATTATTATAAAACGGGGATCGAAGGTTTAAATACCTCCGGTCCCCGTCGCTTTTTTGCTATATGTGAGAAATAATAATTAAAATTCTCTAGAATAGGTAATAAAAATAACTTTAAAGTATTATTTAAAACAAGCAATAAAAGATGAGTAAGGCAGAAGAAAGAGCACTGAAGAAATATCCTCTTATGGCAGATAATGATAAAGAAGGATTAGAAGCACTAAAATACATCGGAATGGAATGTGACTGTGCTTCTGTGTTTAATGAAGCACAAGAAACGAAACAAGCATATTTCATCGAAGGCTACCATCAAGCAGAGAAAGACTTGGAACTCACTTTGGAAGATATTAAGATTATTCTTGATATAGAAAATAATATTCTTCGTGAGTGCAATAGCCAGAAAGAATTAGTTATAGAGACCTACCCAAAAGGAGAAGATTATTATGGCGAAATACTGAAACGCTTTAAAGAAGAGAAAGAAAATAAACTATGACACAAAAAGATAAAAAATTACTGCTTAAAGACCTTAGTGCAAGGTTGCCTTATGGGGTCATTGTTAGTCCAATTGATTGTGGTAAAGCAAAGTTGATTGGTTTTAAGGATGGTTATCCTATATTGTTTGATTTAGTGTTACAAAAAGAATATGACAAACCTTGGGAAATTGAATATATCAAGCCATATCTCCGTCCAATGTCTAGTATGACTAAGGAGGAAAGGTGTGAACTATGCAATATTAGGCCATGCTATATTAATTCGGATGATATTGTTAATGGTACACAATGTAATACTTTTATACAAGCATCTGAGTGTCAAGATTGGCTTAATGCCCATCATTTTGACTATCGTGGACTAATTGAAAAAGGGCTTGCTCTTGAAGCCCCTGAAGGTATGTATTAATTTTTATTAATTATGGAGATTACAATAAATAATTTGAATCAAGCTATTACAGCTTTACGACAATGTGCAAAAGAAAATAAAGGCCGAACCACTGATACAGGTAATATTCGTGTGTCTGACCTATGTAATGATGTTGCAACATATCTTGAGAAAGAATGGAAAAGCATAAAACAAGCGTCAGAAGAGTTAGAAAAATATGGCAAAAGGTATAAAACAGAATAAAGTATGACACAAGAAGATAAAAAACTCCTGTTGAAGGATTTATGCGCAAGATTGCCTTATGGTATTGTTATAAACACAGGCGATAAAGATTTAAAATTAGACAGACAATATCAGTGTATTGGCGTATTATATCCAGAAGATTGCTCTAATGAATTCAATGAAAGAAACAATAATGCTAGTTTTTACATAGTAATTAGTGGTTGTTATTATGGAGAGAACATTAAACCTTATCTCCGTCCAATGTCAAGTATGACTGAGGAAGAGAGAAACGAATGGGCTTCAGGTTCTGCAAAATTAACGCTTGATATTTTTAAGAAAAAAGTATCTGATGAAATGGATATTCCAGATGCATGTGACTCTGCTTTCTCTATTGATTGGCTTAATGCGCATTATTTTGATTACCGAGGTTTGATTGAGAAGGGTTTAGCATTGGAAGCTCCAGAAGGAATGTATAATATAACAAAATAGAAATTTATGAAATGTATTAAGTGTGGAAAGGAAATTCCATCATATTGGTATTATAAAAATGACGAAAGAAAATGTGGTAACTATACTTA